CTATTTCTTTTTAAAAGATTTAATCTTTTTTATTAACTTACTAAATATATTTTTTATTGGAGTTCTAAAATAAGCTAATACAAGTACACCTAATAAAATTAAAACTAATGTTAATTTCATAATTAATACACACCCCCTTTTAATTAAATAATCTATTATTTAAGTCATCTAAGTCATTTTTCATCTTATCTAAGTCTAAGCTATTATATTTATATCCTAGATGTCTTTGACCTACATTATCTAATAAATCATAATCTAGTTCTAAACCATAATTATAATTTATTGTTTGTATATCTTCTAAATACAATTTATGTTTATTAGGAATAATAAGGTAAGTATAAAACTTACCTTTATCTTCCACTATATAACCACTTGTATATCTATATAAATTCATTGCATAAACTTTAGGTTGTTCTTCTATCTGCTCTATTGCTATTGTTGGTTGTGTTATTTCCCATTCCATTTAATACCACCAATTTACATTAGATATTTCGATTAATCCTCTAGTGAAGTCTTCCATAGTATTATACCCATCTAATTTAGTTACTTTTATTATCATATGTTGATTTACATATGCAGGAGATAAACTTCCATCTTTAAAATTACCTTCTGAATTAAATAAATCTGATGTAAGTTTTTGTTTACTATTACCAAATATTCTACCTACTTCTCCACTAATATTATTTAATTGCATATTATTAAAATATTCATTTAAAACATCAAATTTTGTACCTAAACCACCATATATATATTCAAATTTAAATCCTCTTATATTTTGTTGTATTGGTTGTGTTGATGTAGTATTTACTGTAAATTCATTCATTAAGTAGTATTTGTTATTATCAATATCTCTAATATATTGTGATATTTTAATTTGAGTAGTAGACACTTTAGTAATTTTTACTTTAACCTCTCCATCTTGTTTATTAGGATAATCTCCAATGTGAAAATCAAATCCTGTAATTAAATTTAATAAATATTGTATTGTTGAACCATCATCTGTTGTACCAAATATTAAAGAATTTGTTATACTCGTTACACTTATATCTCCAAACTCAGTTATACCATAGGACTCTCCTCCATAGTTTACTGACTTATGTATAATATCACTTGTTCTAATTATTCGTTTATTTCCATATAACCAATACATAACACATTTATTTAAGTCTGTATAATTACCATTCATATCTATATATTTTGTCCAAATATCTCTTTTTTGTATACTTTTTTCTACATCAGGTACTTCTAAATAAGATATTTGAGTTCTTCCATTATTAAAATATCTATATGTAATTTTATTTTTTAACTGTTTAACATCAATATTATAAAAAATATTATCTACAGGGTAAAAAGCAATACCCTCAAAAATTTTATTCTTAAAATATGATTTTAAATCTCTATAAGATGCTACCCAAAATCCTTCTTTTTCTGTTCCTTTATGAATACGAACTAAATAATATTCTACAGTATTAAAAATAGAGTATCTTTCTTGAATTGTATATATTTTATCTCCAACAATATCCTCTAAAACTTGCTTATTGTTAATAGTTAAACCTCTATGATTTACATTTTGATTTATTTTTATAGCTTTAATATCTTTACCTTGCATAAATGTATTTATCTTATCGAATAGTTCAGGATATAAATAATTATTTGTTAGAACTAAACCATTTATTAAAGGAAAGATATAAACATTATCCTTATGTTTATATAATAAAGATGGGAAAGATTCTAAAGAATTTAACATCATTTTAGTTATATCTGAAGATGTATAATAATAGGATAAAAAATTAGGAGTTACATATAGTTTATTCCTGTCAGATGTAAAACCATTCGCAGGGTAGATTTCTCTTTGTGCTTGAATAGAAAAATAACTATCTATACAATATAACTTATGTTGTTCTAATTCTTTACAAAAATTATCTATTTTATCCCTTAATTCCTTAGAATAATTTTCATATCTTAAAGAAGAAACAGTACCTAATTCTAAAAAATAAGCACTAGGCATATGAATATATCTAGGAATTAAACCAGAAGTTTCTATTTGTGTATACTGTTCTTTTCCAATAACTTCTTTTTGTGTTAATAAAGTTTTTGTCCAAGTATCTAATACAGTCAAGGCAGTATCTCTTTCTTCATATTCTAATTTATATAAAGAAGTTATATCTATATCCCCTTGAGAGCTAGAACCTCCTTTATTTTTAAAATATTCTTCTCTATATTGTTGTTGTAAAATTTCATCTCCTATATTCTCATACTCTTGTGTTGTAAAATACAATTTATCCATACAATCAAATGTATTTAAATTCATAATAACATATAACTCTTCTTTTTGTTTCTCCAAATAAGTATACCCATAGTATTTATTATTATAATATCTATCTACAATTTTTTGAGTTAATTGTGCATCCTCTGTTAGAGTTAATATATCTAAATCTATTTGATACCTATTAGTATAATTATATTCTGATAAACCTACTCTATTATCTGTTACATTAAAAGTTTTATATGTATCTTGTGTAAGTTTTTTTGGTGTAATATTTATGATTGCTCTTTGTGGGTCATAACCCCAAGTAGCAGAACCTTCATAGAGTTTAGTTAAATACTCATACAATATAGGGTCATCTGTTTTCTTTACACAAAAATGATTTATTAAAGGTAAATACACTAAGTCTGTTTCTGTTATATATAACAAACAATAGAAATATTTAGGTAAATTTGTTCCAACATTAAATTCATTTACTGCATCAAATGTAAGTTTTATATGTGGATTTATAGGGTTAATTCTTACTTGTGATAAATCTTTTAAATATACACTTGTATGTTCACTTTTATTTAATTCAAAATTACCTTGTGTTACATACACTTTATTTTTTTCTATACTATTTGCTCTATGAACATTTAATAGTGCAACAAGATGTTTTAAAGTTTTATCTCCTATATTACTATTTAAAGAAATTCTATGTATAGGATTTTCAGTAAGAATAATATCTTGATATATAGATATATCCATAAGTACACCCTTAGAAAATTCATTTGCTATAAATTTCATTCTTTCTGAGTTTAAAGGTATAGTCCTAGATACTTCGGAAAAAAGAGAACCCGATAATCTATCTAACACTTGTTTAGGTCTAGGTGTTAGCTTACTTTTCTTAGTATCAAAATCATTTAATATTTGTTTTCCATAGTTATAAGTATTAAGTCTAATTCTATATACACTATCCTTTACTGAATTTGTTATTGAATCCACTATAATACTTCCTAAATCTAGTTTAGTTAATTTGACTGCTCCAAATATACTATTATTATGTTTTAATATTCCAAAAGGTTTTGATACACCATCTATTCTTGACCCTGCAAATCCAGTTACTAACTCTTTATATTGAAAACCTAATAATCCATATCCACGAGCTTCCACATTAGCTTTCCACCATTCTCTATTTAAGAAATTGTCAAATTCTGAACTTCCTACTGCTCCACCACTACTACTAGGTAATTCTATTTCCATATCCTCATCTATAGTACCATTAAATTGTTTATATTTTAATTTTGAGTTATCTAATCTTAAATTCTTAATCACATCATTTAAATCTGTTTTATTAGCTTTTGCATTTAATTGACTAGATAAGGTTGTTGTGTCTATACTATCTACTTTTGATTTTAAACTATTAAAATCTGTAGAACTAACCTTTGTTTGTAAATCTCTAGTTAAACTTGATGACATAGTAGTCATATCTTGTTTTACCTCAGAAATAACTTGATTAACTAATTTTGTACTAGCTAAAACTGATTCTGAATTAGATGTGATAAGAGAACTTACATCTAGGTTAAATCCTGTTTTCTTTTCTATTTTAGGCTCATATAACCTATCTCCTATGGTTTTAACATCACTTTCTGATATATTACTAGATTTTGTATAAGGCTCTCCATTAATATTATTTAAAGTTATGTTTTCTATAACTAAATTTTTAACTATACCAGTTTTGTCTTCTAAGTTCTTAGTAGTGTTAAATTTTACATAATTACCATCTTTAAATTCTTGTTTAAAAGTTGTATAATCTAAACTTTGATTATCTACTTTTATTTTTAAATTATCGTAGTCAGTTGAATTTACTTTCTCTTTTATTTTGGCTTCTATTTTTTCTGCACTAGAATAATCATTCGTTACATTTCCTTTATCTAGCTTATTGTTAAGATTATCCACTATACCATTAACAAATGATTGAAGTTTATCTATTATTTTATTTAATTTAATACCCCAAGTATTCTCATCTGAATTTAGTATAGGTTTATCCTCTAATAAATTAGGTTTTTGCATTTATTCACTTCCTTTTTAATATAAAATCTACCTTAATAGTATAAGGTAGTTCTATATCTATATATATCTTTTTCTTTAATAATGTAATCAAATTTAGTCCTCATTTAATTCTTTTGCTTTATTAAAGGCATCTGTCCATACAGTATCTCTAAATTTCATAGCTAATTCAGAGGATTTAAAATAATTTCCTACATCATAATATAAGGAATCTGCCTTAGTATTTTCCTCTGTATGTATCTTTATATACCCTAGAGAATTAATACTATAATAATTTTCATATAAATTAGCTCTCCATCTTTTTGGTCTACCATATTTATGATTTATTTCTGTAACAAAATTTTCTATTTTGATTTTATCTTCCTCATATATTAGCATTTCATCATCTAACATATCCCATATACCTTCAAAATCATCAAGTATATAAATATTATCTTGGTGTCTTACTAATTTTACTTCATTATTATGTACCTCTTCTACATTGAAAGGTATAGTATTCTTAACTATTCTCCAAGCATATTTACCCCATATTTCTTGAAATTCTATCTCTAATACAGTTTCTTTTGCCATTATTCCTCCTTTAAACTTTTACTTTATTTCATTTATAAGATTTTGAATGAAATCATCCCAATCTTCGTCTTCTGATAAATAATCATTTAAAGCATCACGATAGTCGTGCCAATTATCTACACCACCGCATTCAAGTGCATTTAATGTATGATAAGAATATAAAAACTCTTCTAAAGTTTCTTTGTCTATTTCATAATTTCCATTTTTTAATTTTTTGATTTCCATATAACCTCCTATTTATCTCTTTTTAATAACCAAATAACAAAACATATAACTGAACATAAAACTATATATCTTATATTTTTATTTGGTATATATTCTTGTATTAATTGTATAATTCCCATTAATTATCACTATCCTTTAATAATTCTTTTAATTCATAAATACTTGCTAGTTGTTCCTTTAAACTTCCCATAAAATTATGTATATCTATATTTAAAGTATATTCTTGTTCTGTTACAATATCTTCGCATACTACAACTATTCTTTTTGATGTCTTACCTATGAAAACTACATTTATATATGTAGTTTTAAGTAATTTACCTTTACCATCATCTAATTTTAATCTAAAAGTCCATTGAACTTCTTTATTTTCAAAATTTCTAACTTGATGACATTTATCATAAAAATCTTTCATATCATAAATAGTTATTTGATTATTCAACAATGCTTGTTCTATTATTTGAATATTATTTATAGTATATTGACTACATTCACTTCCATAAATAGCTTGTAATTCTAATTCTGTTTTATTGTTTAAAAAGTCTTCTATATTAGTAATGCTTGAATTTTGTAATACAAACTCTTTTAAATAAATAAACTCTTCATTAGTCAATGTATCTATTTTCTTTGGCAATTGTAGAGATGATATTTGTATTTTATCTTCTACAATTATATTATTTTCTTTTGTAATATAAATATGAATTTTGCCCTCACTATTATGTAATCTATAGGTAAATGCTCCTAGTCTACTATTAACTATTAAATCATAATAAGAATTAATAGATGTAGGTGTATATACCCATTTTCCTTTTTTCTCTAAGCCATAAACAGAAAGTATATCTTCTATTATATTGTTAAATTTGTTCTTAACCAATATTAGTTCGTGTTTCATAACTTACCTCCTATAAAAATAATATATCTTGTATATATAATTTATGTTCTTGCTCTTTTTCAATAATAGCTTTTTTAAGAGTATCAAACTGTTCTTGTGTTAATTTCTTTTCGGTAGCTATTACAGGTTGAATTACACCTTTTTGTTGCCCCCACATTAGTATTTTACCTTTTTTTCTTATACAAAAATAAATTACTATATCTTCTATTCCACAAATTATTGTGTGTATTCTACCATCTATTAATAGTTTTCTTTTAGTAGAAAATTCACAATTTTCATAATCCCACCAGTCTGTAAAACAATTAGTTTTATTATAAACTTCCTTTAAATACTTATTAGTTTCTTTTTCTAATATGCAACCTATTTGTTTTAAAGTATTTTCACTCATAATTACCCCCTATCTCTTTCATTTGATAATCTCCAAATTCATCTTTATCATAGTGTTCTATCATATAATTTTTCAATTCGGTCATTTGTTTTTTTGTAAAAAACTTACCTAAATGAGTATATTTTATTTTCTCTTCTTCTCTCATATCATTTCTGTAAAGTGTTTGTACTATAATTTCTCCAGTTGTTGAAACATAAATATATACACCTACATTCTTATTAGGTATACTATAAATATCCCCTAATCTTTTATTTACTCTTGTATTATGTTCTGTATCTTTTGCATACCACCAAACAAAATTATCATATTTTACATCTAATAAATGTTCATACTTTTTAAACTCTGCATTACCTATCAATTCTATTTGTTTGAACATATCCTCTAGGTTATTTATTCTAATCTTTAGTGGGTTCGTATTTAGCATATTTACCTCCTTCTCCATACAATTCCTTTATTTTTCTATCATAATAAGCACTCCATTTTTGATATTCTTCTTCTCTTTTTTGCTCATATATCTTACTATACTTTTCTTTTAATTCCATTATCTCTTTGTCAAATTCCATTTGTTGACTCTCTGTTAATTGAGTGTAACAAGGACAAAGAATATTTCTAATTGTAGCTAATTGTACTTGTGTTTGTATAGCTACATTCAGTAAATTCATTCCAACTAAATAATCTTCATTTGTCATATAACACCTCCAAGTTATTTTATAATATTATTATAGCATATAGATTAAAATATGTCAAGAAATATTTTTTTAGAAAAAGAAAAGAGAGTGTTACCTCTCTTTTTATATTATTGCACTGGCATTAGCAATATCATAAAGTCATCTAAGTCAAACACTAATTGAGATGTTAGACTTTTTTCTGCTATTCTTAGGTTGACTTTACTATCTTTTAAACTACTTATAATCCACTCTAGTAAGTTCATATCAAACATTGCTATTAGTCTACTTGGAGTTTTATTCACTATTTCCACTAAGGTATCAGTACAAAAGGCTACTCTTATGAGTGAAGTATCTGTATTAATATATCTATCTTTTAAGCCATTTTGAGTAGAGATATAATCAATTAAATTCTTATGGTTAAGAGTGAGATATAGAGAGTTAGGTACATCTTCTACTCTATATAAATCTACTATATCTGATTTAAAGGCTTGTGATATTGTTTTAAGCTCTTTGAATCCATCTATAGATAAATTAGTTAGGGTTATGTCTTGAGTGTCTGTAAAAGCCTTGCTAGACACTAATAGGTCTGTTACAGGTAAATCCATAGGTGTGTCCTCTTTAGAACAAACTATACAATAAGTCTTTGTTACAAATACTACACAATCTTCTGTTACTAGAATACCTACATAGTTATCCTTTTTATCTAATTTCATTTGAGTAATAAAATCTAAGTTTATCCAATACTTAATGTCAGTATTTAAGTTCAAGTTTACTACATCTAGTTTTTGGTCTACTAAAGCATAGGTATTAGTCCAACCAATAGATTGACTACATATATACACTTGGTGTTTAGGTTCTATTAATTCTTTATCTTTTCTTTTCTTATATACAGTTTTTAATATTTGTATAAATCTAGTTATTTTAGTTGAGTTATCTAACTTTAAAATAACTCTACCAACTAAATTTAATTCCTCTAATAAAGAATCTATATTTTCACTATCTTTAAATAAGTATTTTTGACATTCTTTCATAATATACCTCTATCTTTTAGCTTTTTAATTAGCCAGTTGACTTTAGCCCATAACAGTATATTAGACACTAAACTTGTAAACAATAAAACATTTAAAATAAATAAAGTTAATTTATTCATACTTATACACCTAACCTTTCTACTTCTTTATCTATATCCTTTTCTAGTCTAAATATATCATATAATTCCATATAATACTTAGTATTATTATACTCATATAACAAGGTTATATTTATTGATTTTCTAACAGAATTTAAATAATAATAAACTTGTGTAATCTTTATTAACTTGTTAGATAAAGTTAAATAATTTTTGTATATAGATAAGATAGTATTACTTTTATGTTGATTACCTAATATATCATATAAAATACCACTTAAAATACTTTTATTATCTAATATTTCCTTAGTTGCAAACTCATCTAATTTATATACAAAATCTTTAGATTCATACACTTGAATAGGTGTTATTTTATCTTTATAGGCTACTCTTAATTCAAATCTAATTTCATAAGGTGCTTTCACTACTCTAACATCTTTTAAATGTACCCCTTTGTATGTCCATTTAGTTAAATCCAAATAAAAGTTAAGTTCTTTTGTCTTGTCTTTAGGTAATTCTCTTTCAACTATTTGTTTCAATAATTCCAATGTTACTTCTTGCAAGTTAATACCTCCTTTTAAATAATTTATAACTTATTTTACCATATCTAATCTAAAAAGTCAAGCTAATAATAAAATAAAAAGGATAAATTTCTTTATCCTTTTAAAATTCTCTAAAATCATATACTTCAACTTCTTCTTTTGTTCTTTTAGGTCTTTTAATGTGTTCTGTATTACCCCAAGAAGTACCAATTTCTATATCAATACCTAAGTAATCGTCATTAAGATAGCATATAAAACTCTTTTCAAGTATTTCTAATGCAACTTCTTGAGGTACATCATCTGATACTTCAAAGCAAAAACTGTCATATACACTAAACATAAAGTGCATTTTATCTTCTAAACCTTTATCTTTAATCATCTTATCTGCTTTTATTAAGCCTTCATAAAGTAAAAAGGCATTACTAGATTGTATAGGAAAATTTAGAGCTTTTTTCTTTTGTTTTTCTATCTTTTTCTTTGTAATATAATCTATTTTATTGTCTTCATTTGGTACATCAGGCATTAAAAGAAATGCACCAAAGGGATTAGTTATAAAGCCTTTTTCTTTTGCTTTTTTATGTTGGTTATCAAAATACTTTTTCATTTCAGGGTTAGCTCTCATATAGTCATTAATTAATTCCTTTGCATCTTCTACTGAAATACCAATATTCTTTGAAAGTCCTTGTTCTCCAGCTCCATAAGCTAAGCTAAAAGTGGCAGATTTTGTGGCATATCTAAGGGTTTTCTCAAATTTTTCTTTTATTGCACCATAGAAATTTTTATAATCATCATCTGTTTTGCAATTATCCCACATCTCTTGAAATTCAGGTGCTTGAGCTAATACTTTATTTCTTTGCATAAACCAAACATTCATACTATGTAAATCCCACCCTTTATGTATGGCTTCACTAAATCTTCTACTATTAATTATAGCAGTAAGTATTACTATCTCTGCACTTGAGTAATCTGCATAATAAAACTTATGTCCTTCTCTTGCTTTAAAACACTCTTTTAAAGGTGCTAATACCCCCCTTGCAGGTATCTGTTGTAGATTAGGTGTGTTACAAGTACATCTATTTGTAATTGTTCCTAATATATTATAACTAGGGTATACAAAAGGAAATTGACCTCTATCAGTTAATTCTGCAAGAGTAGTACCATCTATAGTCTTTTTATCTTCTTCTGTTTTTTCTACCCCTAGAAAGTTGTTAAGAGCAGTCTTACATTTACCAAAATCTAATAAATCTTGTATGTGAGGGTATTGTTTGACATAATTCTCTAAATATTTCCTATCTGTTTTAGGTGTTATCAATACTTTCTCTCTTTTTCCAGTAGTATCATTTAATTTATAACCAAAACACTTACTAAATATATCTGATTTAGGGTCTAATATAATAGGTTCATATTTAGATGTACCTTTATCATCAGGTTTTAAACCTAATACTTCTACAAATAAAGTTGTTTTTTTATCAGTGGAAGTCATACTAAACTCTGTTTTCTTTAAAAGATTTTTACTTTGAGTATCAGTTAATTCTATTCCTTTAGTATAATAGTATTTACCATCTTCCTCTTTTTTAGTTTTACCTTTCTTATTACCCTTTTGAGCAATATGTGAAAGATAATCAATCATACTTTCATTAAGAAGTTTATCATATTCTTTAACTCTATGTAAACTCTCACATAACTCTATTTCATTTTTGAAAGCATTTAAAAATTCTTGTTCTGTTTTATCTCTAGTTTCTTTAAATTGTTGTCCTAATTGTTCTACTTTAGCATAATCTATATTTACACCTCTACAAAAGGCTTTAATATAAATATCCATAGTAGCTTTTTTTGTTTTTATTATTTGAGATAATTTATCTAACCCTAAGTCCTTTACATAGGCTTTAAACAAGTCTAAACCTATTTCAAATGCTTGTAGGGTACATAATACATCAAATGTGTTATAGGGTGCTATAATCTCATCAGAAAACAAATCATAAGTAAATTGCTTTACAGATATTCCTAACTCTTTACATATTCTTTTCTTTTCTTTTTCTAATTCTTCTTCATAATTTCCATAAGGTAAGTAATCTCTTGTAAAGTCTTTTAACCCTAATCCTCTATCTTCTTCACTATCTCCAAAGTCCTCACTGTCATCTTTAGCTCTATGCGACATTAGAGTATGAAATAATATGTAGGTATCGAAATCCCATTTAACATCTACATTATGTAAGAATTTAATCGTTCCAATATCATAATAAGCATTATGTAACAATATTTTACACTTAAACTTATTTAAGGAATTGAATACTCTTGCCTTTAAATCCTTATCTAAATCTCTAACTACAAAACAATAATTGTAATATATATTGTCTAATTTATAACTCAAGGCAAAGTGAGTTATATTGTTATTTCTAGGGTATAACTTCTTTGCCTCAATGTCAAAAGCTAAAACTAAATTAGGATTGTCTATATTAGCTATAAAATTTTTATACCATTCTGCATAATCATTTACATCTCCCTTATAACATTTAATATTGTTATAAGTAGCTAAATATTGTCCTATTAAGCCTTTAGTATTTTTACTTGTAAGTTCTATCATAGCATACACCACACTTCCATTTTAATAAAGTTTCTATTAGTCTATTATAATCTAATATTGTTGCATTGTCAAGAGTTAAATCATAATATGTGTAATTTTTACCTTTATATTCTATGTATATCTCTGTATGTGTATCTAATTTGGTAAACCCTATATAAGTGTACTCCTGTAATATATAATCTAATATTTTTTCTAAATTACTTTCATATACTTTATTTTCTAGTATTAAATCTTTTTTATCTAAGAATTGTATAATGATAGAGTTATTTACTTCAATAACTTCAAAATTATCTAGGTCTAACTCAGTAAAGTTTATTATTTCATCTTTAATACTTTCAACAGATTTATCTGTAGTATCTATTATTGATATGCAATTTTTATGTTTTGCATAATCTACTAAATCTAATTCTAAATGAGGTTCAATTTTATAATCTCCTACTTCACTACCTCTTTTTAGTAATCTTTCAATTCTTGTTACTTCATTACAAGTTAAATATACTATTTTTATATCAAATCTAGGGTTATTTAAAAGTCTAAGAGATGCAAATATATCTATTGCCCACAAATTTATTTTATTCTCATCAAAACAACTATAATCTGCCCAATTTACATACCCTTTCGGAGAGTGATAACTAGCAACTACATCATCATTCTTTAAGTCTGTTTTATAATCTATCATAGCTTTAAAATGATGAGTAGTTTTATCAAACTCATCACGAGGTAATCTAGTGGAGTTAGACACTACCTCGTTGAATTTATTATTATTTCTAAAACTTTCTATAATTGTAGATTTTCCTACTCCACTTTTTGAGCAAAAACATATTACTTTTATTTTATTTTCTGACATTTTTCTTACCCTCTAACATTTGGTCTATTTTCTTTTTAAATTTTAAAGTAACATTTGCAGTTAATTTAATGTCAGGAACAGTGTATATATACCCTTGACCTCTATAACTTACATAGAATAAATAACCATCTCTTATAATTTCTACATAATTTACTAATACTCCTTGAACAACTTGATTATATTCTGTTGCTTCTCCTACTTCTGTAGCTTTATCTTTTAATTTATTATTCAAATGTAATCTTAATTTCTCTGCTTCAATATCACATTCTCTAATACCTAGATGATATACTGTTTCTGCTTTCTTTTTTGCTTTTAACATCTTTATTTTACCCCCTTAGTTATTATAATAGTATTAATATAATTTCTTACATCTTCCTCTGTAGATTTATCTGTAAATATTTCGATTAATTTTACAATATCATTTAATTCTATAAGATTATTTTCATAATAGGTTACAATAATAAAATATAATTTAGAGTTATTAGTTTTAAACATATGTTCTTTTAGTTTATTTAATATAGTATTTTCTTCTAACAATTTTATTTTCTTTAAAGAGTCTGTTTCACATTGTATTAAGTTTTTTAATTGTCTATCTAAATAATTTTCTAATTGATATAAACAACATAAATTATCTTTCTTATTTAAGTTCTCAAAAGCACACATAATATCTTTTCTTATGCTCTCATTATTATTTAATTTATCTAATTTTTTTAATATAAGTTTAAAACTAGAAATATTATTGGAGAATAATACATCACATATATTATCATAGGTTTTATACACTGAATCTCTTTCTAGTATATATCTCTGTTTATTTATATCGTGTTCAGAAAACAACTGTATATATTTAATTATATTTTTATCTTTTGTTGATAATGTATTTATAGATAATAAAACTTTTTTCCATTTAAATCTAACATATAAAGGAATAACTAGCCAACAATAAACACTACCAATAAATATAAATCCTAGCCAACCCACAACTAAACTTTGTATAATAAGTTCTATCATAATTTAATCCGACCTCCATATAATATATAACCAAAGAAGTATTATAGAGCCTAAAACAAAACTCAATTTACTTATGAAGTTTAACATATCTATCACTTTTCCTTTTAATTTTTCCTTGTTCAACATCTCTTAATAAGAAATCTCTAACATCTAAATTATTATGTAAATGTTTATACTCAAGTCTTGAATAATTAACATATAAATCCTCTCTTAATAAAGCTATTTCTTTATCTGATTTCTCTATATCAATGAGAGCTTGTGTATATGCTCCATAAGATACAGTATACTTATTATCACATAAGTCATTGAATAGCATATAATAGAATTTTCTATCTTTTAGAGTAGGTATGATAGGTTCTATATCCCCATCAAAACATTGTTTTATCATAATAAATCTACCTACTCTACCATTTCCATCTTGAAAAGGGTGTATTTTTTCAAATGATTTATGAAATTTTAATACATTATCTCTTGTAATAAGACTAAGTCTATTAAAATGAGATATGATAATAGCCATAGATTTATGTACTTTACTTGGTTCTGTAGTTTTTCTATTAGCTATGATGTTGCCTATTGCTTTGTATTCTCCTATGTTATAACCTTTTTCCTCATCTATAGTATGTTGTCTAGCTATTTTATGTATATATTTAATATAATCTTCTGTAAGTGGTGTGTCAAATGTATCATAAATATATCTACAACATAACCAAGCATTAAGTGTTTCAGTAATCCAATTTCTTAATTGGGTATCTTTACTAAAGTTACTCATTATTTGATTATGTACTTCTTTAGAATATTCTAAAGGTAATTTATCTGCTATAACTTTTAATTTTAATACTTCACTTTCAATTATTTGGTTACCCTCAATAGCATTTGTATTGAATATGAAGTAAGCCCATTGTTCGTTAGTCATTTTTCTTTTTCACTTCCTTTCTTAATTTTTGTAATTTATCTAACTCTATAAAACCTAATTGTTCCCATATAATATTATTATCTAGGTTATCTAAATATTTTTTAGGACAAGGACATATACATACTAATTCATACTCTTTGCCATATTGATACTTAAATATTTTCTCTTTTAACTTAAATTCTGTAGTTTTCATACCTTTTACATCTATTATTAAGTTTCCTATATTAAAGTCTGAAACATATTTTATAGGTAATATTTTTTTGCCTTTATATATAAAATTAGGTTGTAATATAAAAGTTTTTCTCATCTCTAATTCAATATTAAATTCTTTTGCTTTCTGATAAAATTTATATTCCATTTCAGAATCAAATTTAATATCATCTTGTTCTATCTTTTTGTTTTTATATTTATTATATACCATATTCTAACATCAAGTATAGAGTAGATTAGCTCTACTCTATTTTACTGCGAGTCTAGTATTTCTTACTAATCTAGCACCTTGAACTTCCTCTCCATTTTTTATTGCATTTTTAATATCTGTCTTAGATATAGTTTCCTCTACTTTAGTCTTAATAAATTTTTTATCTATCAAACTCTCATCATATATTTCTACACTTTCTGCATTATTAACTACTGATAGTTTACCTATTGGGGTTTCTATAGCTTTTATTCCATTAGTAATCATACACATCTTAATATAATTACTTAGATTTTCTTTTTTCTTTGTATAAGATTTTTTTAATGCTTGTAATCTTTTTATTTCTTCATCTATAGCATCTGCATAATTATCTTGCTTTCTTAATACATAGATTAAATCTTTACCTTTGTTTACCACTAAAGCATTAATCTCATCTTTAAGGTCAGTTAATTTGTCATAATTTTCATCAACTTCTCCAGTTTCCCAATCAATGCTATTTTCAATCATTTCTTCTAATTTATTACCTTGTTCTGTTAAAGCCCATAATGTTTGTTTATTTTCCATTTAATACCTCCTTTAATCTTTAAATATAATTTCTGTATGTAAATACTCACTAATGTAAGTATATTCAGTATATGCACTTTCTTCTATTGTTTCTCTTTTCATTATATAACTTTTAATAGAATCTATACAACCTTGTAGGTTAAATTTTTCTATTATATAATTATTTATTGTTGCTAAAAAACCTTTATATTGATTTTCTAGGAACATATCTTTAATAGAAGTATAACCATTATCTGCTAAATTAATATGTGATATAAAAGTTGTATCTATATCTACATCAAATTCACAAACATAGACCCCTTTATTATAACATTCTACCAAATAATTTTTTAAATCCAAATCTTTACTCACTAATTCTATTTTAATATGTTCTATTAAATTATTTATGTATCTTTCTCTATAATCTGCTCTAATCTTTTTATTTAAATCTACTCTATTTTCTTTATTACTCATATTCTACCCCCAATATTTACAATAAAATTCTTCATCATCAGTTATTGATTTTAAACCATTATATTCTACCCAATCTAAGTTATCTGTTAATACATTCTTTATTCTTCTGCCTATAATATCTCTGAAATCTCTAAATAAACACCCTATATCTATAATTTGACTCATCTTTATATTAGGAATTTCATCTAATATATCATCTTGGTCTTGTTCTAAACAAGCTAACTCAGATAAAATCTCATCTTCTAACTCTTCGGTTATTTCTTTAATAGTTTTTTCTTTATCAAACTTAAATCCACTTTCTAATTTTGTACAATATTTTTCTTTAGAATCATAGTGTTTACACCATTTACAAGATTTCTCCATACAACCTCCTACAATACATATACATAAATTGTTATATCTAACTCTTTAAATACATATTCTAACATATTTTTAACAGTTTTCCAATTAAGTTTATCTAATCCACAAGCTATTCTAGGCATAGCTAATATTTTTATCTTTAATAGCCAACAATCATTAGCCATTGCTTTTAAAGATTTTTCTAAACTCTCATAAGTAGGCTTTTGCCAATATTTATTCTTTGTGATAAGATTAAATACTTTATTATTGTATAAATCACAAACAGTATTATTGCTAATTCTATTTTTCAAAGTATTTTTCATACTAGGAAATTTCTTATTAAAAGTTTTAGCTATTCCTAAACCCATTTCACAATCTCTACTAATACAGTGAGATAGATATATAGACTTGTCTTGCATATTTTCTTTTGTAAATAAATCTCCTTTAATTTCTATTATTTTCATAAAACTCCTTTAACTTAATCCAATCTGTTTTAATTATCAAATCAATCAACTGTTCCAAGCCATAACATCTAAAACCATACACACAATAAGGAATACCTTGATTATAGTGATAGTAATTTTTTTCTATATGCTCTTTGCACTCTTTTTCTGTAAGAAAAAATGTATTGTGATTTTCACTAGGTTTATAAACCCAATCAAAGTTATATACCTCAACTTCTATATCTAAAGCATTTAATATATCTAATATTGTTTCTCTATCCCAATAATCAAATTCATCTTTTTCTCTTAACTCTAATAAAGTTTCATAATCAGTAATAAATATATTGTCTTTATCATAATTATCTAGTATGTACTCAACAAAATCCATTAAATTCTCTGTTTGAATATCTAAATTTATACAAACATAATCAGTATAATCTCCTTCTCCTGTAGGTCTATACTCTTTAATTCTTTCTGCTACTACCCAAAATCTAGGGTTGGCAGTAAAATGTGTATCTTGTGTTAGCATTTCATTCTTTAAACTTTCTAAAAATTCAAAATCTTTTTCTGTCATCTACTCACTTCCTTTCAACTTTATATAAATCATTATAACATATATCTAATAATAAGTCAAGATAAAAATAAAAAAAAATACTAGGAAATTTATCCTAGTATTTTATATCTTCTACTTTTTTTCTTTAAATTAGTTGTTTTTAATAATTTAAATACACTTGTTAAATATAAATGTTCCATTTCATTTTGACTTATCTCATCATAATTTACAGTTTTTGGTATAATACTATCATCATACTTGTAACTTAAAATTTTATATTTTAAGTTAGGTTGTTTAATAGATTCTAACATATTTTTTGTAGAATTAAATCTATACCATACTTCTAAATCAAATCTAAATTGTTGAAATCTATTATCTTGAGAATAAGTAACTGCTACATTTAGACTTTTATCGTTATTTCCATCATAGTTAACATACTGTATTTCAACCCCTAATTCTATTTTTTTAGTTGACTTTGATATGTTCTCATTCATATTATTGGATAAAAATATATTAGTTATATTTATTATAGGTTCTACTTTTCTACTAAATTTTATAGAGTATAGATAAACTCTAAAAAATGTTGTACAAAGTTCTATATCTAAATCTTTAGTAAAATAAGTTTTATTTCTCTCTACACCATCATTATCTATGTAAGTAAAATGAGCATATTTATATTTAGATACTCTATTTCTTAAACCTTTTAAACTTGTTGGTAATTTATCCATGATACCTCCTTAAATAATTATTCACTAATTTCTGTTAATTCTTTGAAATAAGGAATAGTTAAACACCAATCACAAAATAATCTCCATTCCTTTAATTTATGATTTTTTCTTTGATTATACATATTTCTTAAAGACATCATAGAACAACTTACTCTCGCAGTTAATTTCAAACCTACAGGAGTGCTATGTAATATTTGTAAATATTTCTCATTTGTAGGATTTTCTTTATATTCTTCTCTTAAAGTGTTCCATAAAGAGATAACTCTATTATCTGTATCCTCTGAAAAACTATCTAAATCAAAGTGTAGTATTTTGTGCATACTACTACTAGAACTTACTATAGGACTGAAAATGTACCTCTCCCATTCTGTCCAAACTTTAACAGGTAATGTTATATCTAAATTTACTACTACACCTTTTAAAAAATTATTTTCTCCTGCTCCTATTGGGTATTTACCTAATTTTTTACCTCTATTTAAGAGTTTATCATCTACTTCGTTGTAATCTACTTTAGGTCGCATAGGAAAACCACTAGCTATTAAACTAGATTTTAAATCATACATTTTAGCATTGGATATAAATCCATCTATAGATTTCAATTCATAATAATCTGATAGTTCTACTATTTTTGACATATTCTCTCCTTTTTCATATCTTCTTTTCTTAATAATATTATATCTTGTTCAAATAAATCTCTTGCAAAGTAAGATGTTTTAAAACTTAACTTATTACTAATTTCTCTATATTTATTAAAAAATTCCATTCTTTGATAAGGAACTAATAATTGTAATTTTGCATTATATTTAGTAAATAAATCATTTATTAAAGCATCATTTAGAATTGTTGTAGGTAATAGCAATGCAAAAGGTTTATTTAATTGTAAACATCTTTCTATAAATTTTCTTTTATTCTTATATGGAGGGTTGCTTATGATAATATCCCAGTTATCAGGTTCATAAGTAAAAAAATCTTTGTCATCTTCTATATGAGTATGCACCACTTTAAATCCATTTTCTTTTAGAACCTTAACAAATGAACTCCATTCCTTATCAAAAGGACACCATATAATTTTATTCTTAAAATTTTGTATATATGGCAATAATATTTCTACACCATATTCATAAGTATAATTCTCATCATCTTCAATAGATTGATAATATTGGGTATATCCATCTAACTTATTCAAATTTTCTCCTTTTTCATATTAAATATTTATAAAAACTTATTTTCTTATAATAATTTCCACTATCAAAGTCTTTATTTATATTTCTAAATCTACATCTAACTTTATTCTTTCCATATTCTTTATAAAATCTTTTATGTAAATATTTTAAATACAATTTACTACCATAAATTATGTGTTTAATTTTTCTTTTACTCTTAGACATAAATTACCTCATTAATGATAATTAAAGGCTAGAATATATCTAGCCTTATTTCATTTACCCAAAATAAACATCTTTATATCTATCTATCATTACTGCATTTTTAACTACATCAATAGGAGTTAGTAATTCTGTATTTAAGATAGCTTTCATAATAGCAGGACTATAACCACTTACATAACATATACCATCTTTTTTAATTTCAGGGAAATTAGGTGTTCTTGTAGCAATATTCCAATATATAATTTGTGGAACATTATAACCATTTTTAGCATATTTATCTCTAATCTTTTCCATTAAAGTTTTAAATCTTTTATCAAAAGCATCATAATCTCCTGTAGCTTGGTCAAATTGCATATCTGAAAGTAAAATTAGATGAGTAGGTAAATCTTTTTGTTCTAATTTATTATATAAAGCTAAATCTAAAATTACATCAAATACTTTTTCTAAATTTGTGTTTGCCACTTCATAGTTATAACATCTTAATTTATCTCTTAGAGTGTTTGCTTTAGAAAAATCTATAAATTGCACTGTATGTGAAAATTCTAAACATTTATTTCTAAAGGCTTCACTTGGATTTCTTTCTGCTATATAAATACCTAGAGCAGTAGCTACATTCATAGGAGTTCCTTGCATAGAACCACTTGTATCTACAACACATAAAGCATTTAAAGGTCTATCCATATAATTAGGAAGTGCTTTCCATTGTTCCTCTAATACAGTATCTACATCAGGATTAAAACCATAATAGCTAGTATTTTTATCATAATACTTACCTGTTATATCACTAGGAAATAATACAGAAGAATTAATTTTTGTTTCTCCTTTTTCCAAACTATCTAGGTATTCTTTAAAATGTTTGTGGTCTTTTTCCATAAATAGATTTCTGTTTAACAACATACATCTACTAGGAACTGCACTATAGTTGATTTCACTAAATGTTTGTTGAGCTATGTTTCTCTCTACAACTTTTAACATTTTTCTAGCATTAGAGCAGTAGTGTCTATAGTCAAAATCTAATTTTGGCATAAGAGTTAGTAAATTCTTTGCCTTTCTTTTAGTATTTTTAGATTTACTATTGACAGTAGGTAACCATTTAGCTAATAAACTTGGAGTTTTACCCTCATTCATTAATTTTATATCCATTTGAATAGTATCATAAATATAACCTACTATATCTAATTTAGCTCTTGCTACTTTAGTTCTATCAAATATATCCAATAAGTCTTTCCAAGAACCAAATTCTACTATATTAGCCATATTATTTTTGAACAATAGATAACTTTCCTCTGTTTCTATATCTAATAAAGCTAACATAACATATCTAAAAATTTCTTTTTCTCCCATACCCCCTCTACAATCTCTAGCATAAAATAAAGTTTTCATTGCTAACTCTTTATTTTCTTGCATAGCTTTAGAGAACATAGGTAAAAGTTCTTTGTTGACTTTGGCTCTACCTTGATAAGTGTACTCTCTCATAGAGCCTATTGTACCAAATAAATCTACTACACTGTCTGATGTAGATTTCACTGCGATTGCACCATTTTCTGTTTCTGTAAGATTACCCCATTTTTGTAACTCTTGCATAAATTTGTTTTCCATAAAATATCACTTCTCCTTATTTATTATATTTTATAAAGAGAAAACAGAAGTCAATTTTGATTGTGCCGAATCATTTTATTGCTGTAAACTTCTGTTTTATCTTTTTATAGTATCATTATAGCATATAGAATTTATTTTGTCAAATAAAATTTTATATTTTATTTATTTTCTTATCTTGTTCTATTTTACTATCATCTGAGAACCATATATTTATTCTGTATACAGACTCTTCATCTCTGATATAAGTATCAAACCAATCCACTATTACTGCTATTTCTTGCTCTTGGAAGATTTCTCTAAATATAGAGATTTTATAATCAGGTAGTTTTGAATATAATTCTTCTAGTCTATTTTTAAAATTTTCTTCTATAATAATAGAATAATTTGATTCTCCACTAACATAAGCATTTATAATAGCTTCCTTATGAGGTAAAAATATTACTTTTAACTCTTCTTTAAACTTTTCTTTTAATTCTTTTATTGACTTTTGTCTTTCTTTATAATTTTTTACTAAATCTGTACTAAAACTCATTCTCTAATTCCTTTCTCATATAAGATTTCTTTTATTAAATTTTTTAAAAATACAAGTTGTGTTTTACAATAATTGTCCTTAGTTCTATCACATTGAGATATTTCATATTCAACATCATCTATTAGTGTATATAATAAATGAGGTTGTAAATCCTTACCATAAGCTAAAATTAATTCTTTGGCATCAGATAAAGCATAACTTCTTCTAGTAATACAGTATCTTATAGAATACATCAATATTCTCTTTCTGTCCTCTAATATATCAAAATTAATCATAAGACACCTCTTTTCCTTTTTCTCTACAACAAATAAATGTAGGAAATCTGCAAGAAACTTTACCTTGTTTATCTTGTGTTTCTTCAAAATATTGTATCTCTACTACTCTACCTATAATTTCATCTTGATTTTCCCAATAGTAATCTCTTTGACTATCTGTAAAACCACTACCTACTTTAACAGTATTTCCTTTGTATTCACATATAATAGCACCAAGAGTATTAGCATATTTCTTTTCTCCTTGTTCTACTCCAATACATTTCAAATCTACTGTATTAAATTTTTTAAATTTTAATATGCTTTTAACTCTTTTACTCTCATACATACCCTCAATATCATTTGCCATTAAGCCTTCTTGTTCTTGTGCTACAACTTCATCTAACAACTTAAAAACTGCATTATTTATTTGTCCTTTATATAAAACTTGACAAATTTGTTGATATTCTGTATTTTCTATACTATCTATGAAATTTCTTCTTTGCATATAAGGTAACTCATAATCTATTATATCAAAGATATGGTAAGTAATTTTATATTTTGGTTTTTCTCCTTTAGTTCTCATAATAGAACTTATTTCTTTGTATTGGTCTTTTGAGCTTATATTATCAATATTGCGAGGTAGTAATTCTCCATCATATATTTTACCTTTAGGTAGATTTAAAGAGTTTAAAAAGCTATCTAAACCTTTTATTTCTACTCCATTACGACTATATGCTTTTGGTATTCCATTTCTATTGTCAACTATACATCTGTTTCCATCTAGCTTTAAAGTAACATAATAAATTGTGCTAGTATCTAATTTATCTGCTACATTAGTATAATTAGTTGCTAACATAGGTTCAATAATATCTATACAATTAGGAATAACACTGTTTATGGCTTTTATATCTAAACCAATAGCTAATTCCTTACACATAAATAATTCTAAAAATTCTTTTGATTGTCTATATACATATAAATCTCTAAACGATTGTAGGTATCTTATATTCTCATCTGTACCTGTACAGTTATTTTCTAAATATAACATAATAGATTCAAGTACATCATTATCTAACCCTTTTATATCACAAGTAGTCCAAATATTTTCACTTAATGTCTTTCGTATTTTCTTTGTAGACATATTAGTAACTATATTAGGGTTATAAAGAAAATTCATAACCCTAATACATTGTTGTTTATTGCTATTATACCAATCTTGTAATATATTTTTCTTTTCATTAGTTCCTTGAGTATTTTTTATATCCTCTAAGTAGTCTAATATCAATTCATTACTCATCTAATTTACCTGCAATAATCTCAGTTAGCATATCATTTAAGTCTGAAACAAAGCCCATAGTATCTATAATATTAATCTTATTAGATTTTATACCTAATTTAATATTGGCTAATATAGATTCAAAGTCTATATCTGTATTTACATCTTTATTTGAAGATAGTAAAGCAGTAGTATATTCCTCTATTAAATCTCTAAATAAATTTTCTAATATAGAAATATGCTCTTCCTCTTTATCAATATCTTCTTCTGCTTTATCTACGAGAAATTGTAGTTTATCCGATAATTCTTGCATATCTTGAGTATACTTTTCTTTAGCTCTTTCATTAGATATTGAAGTAAATATAGCTTCGTTTATTATATCTCTTTCTAAATCCCATTTTATCTTATTTTTAGATATAAAGACAGGACTTATTGTTTCTATGTATATTTGTATAGCCATTTTTGTATAACTATCTGATTTTACCCTAAATTCCTTCTTTGAAGACTTAGCTTTACTAACTTCCTCCAACTTTAAAATTATTTTACCCATTAAACATCACTCCTTTTATTTTTAAATTTATTATAAATAAATTTTATAACTTTTACTATTATTTGTATTACACTTAAAACTGCAAATATATGAAAAAACCAATAACCTAAGCCATACCAATCTAAACTTAAAAATCCAAAATAATGAGCTAGTAAAATTCCTATAATTATTACACTTAGTATAAAATCTCCATCAATTACTATTTCTCTATTCTTCTGTTTCTTCATTATCATCTTCCTTTTTCCAAATACTATCTAATTTTTGAAAATATCTCTTACACCCAGTAGTTAATAAATTTATTAACTCTCCTTTACTTATTCTTCTATGTTTTTTATTCATTTCTGCTTTTCTTATAAATTTACCTTCAAGAGTAGTATCTTCTATTGTTATTATACCAAATCTTTCAGGAATAAAATCAATACACTCATCTAAAATAGATAAAGGCACTGCAAAATATTGATATTTCAATCTATTATATATATCTTTATGTTCGTGTTCTTTTTCTCTATCTCTTTTACAATCTGAAACTGATACTTTTAATTCAATCTCATAAAGGTAATCATCATTAGTAACTACAATAATATCACATTCGTGTATTTTAAACTTTCTTTGAACTCTTGGTATTAAGGCTTGATAATTTCCATCTTCAAATAACTTAAATACCCCTAGTTCTAACATATCTGTTGTCATTCAATACCTCTTAAAAACTCTAATAAATTATCTAAATTTGTATATTTAACTCTTATGTATTTATCTTCTGTAGATTTATATAAGTAACAAATATAAATTTTACTGTATATAAAATTTATTATTAATATATTTGTTGAGTTTATACAATATTTAAACAGTAATTTATTTTCTAAATCTTTTTTAATTCTTATTACTAAATTTTTATCTATAATCATTTTAATTTTGTTCTAAAGAAACTTTAACCACCTCTCTAATCTCCCTCATTATGTCCATATACTTTTGTTTAATTTTTAGTTCTATTATATAATCTTTATACTCATTTTGAAACCAATTAATTCTTTTTTCCCAACCATTGCCATATTTTTTATATAGTTTTAAACTTCTAATATATTCTAATCTTGCTTGTACTAACTCCTCGAATACTTGTGGATTATTGTTGATAACACTTATAACTCTGTCAGATAATGAGTAATTTTCTAAATTAATTTCTTCATCATAATTTTTACATATTTTTTTAATTACTTTTATTGCTCTGTAGGGGTTAGTATTATATATAAAATCAAATATTAGATGTTTGGTAGCCAAATTATTAATTCTATGTAATTCATATTTATTATATATTTTACTATATATTATTTCTTTGGCTTTATTTTCAGTTAAATTTTTTACATCATCTGTATAATATTTAGTCAAACCAAATTTAGAATAACCATCTTCGGCTTTTACTAAATTTCTACCTTCAAATTCAAATAACTGATTTACTATGATTTCAAAATGTTCTTTGTCTTCTATTCCAAAGGTTATACAAGAACATACTAACATACATATAAATATTATTTTTTTCATAACATCACTTCCTCTCTTTTACTATAGAAACATTATAACATATAAATTAATGTTTGTCAAGCAATAAAATAAAAAGTAGGTATAAACCTACTTTTAATCTTTATCTTCTTTAGAAAATTCAATAACTTCTGACTTTATAGGAAATTCTTTTTGTATAAGATTTCTCTCTTCTAAAGCTCTATATATATCTTTATGTTCTAAGAAAATATCTTTACCTTTCTTAAATTTACTTATATCAGTTTTAGATAAATGTACAAATTCTTGTACTAACTCCAACATTTTTTTATTAGTATCTTTTAATTTAGAATGTGCTTGACAAGTATAACTATCATTATCTTTTAAATCTTTTGTGTAGACTTTCATATAACCCTCATGAGCTAAATATACAGGGTCATATATAGAACTAAAAGTAAAAGTACATAATTTTTCTTTTGCTAACAGTAAAACTAAATATACACCACAACTTGCCAAATCTCCAACTATATTTAGATTTACTTGTATATTTAATTTGTTTAATTGTTTTATTCTATTATATAATGCTAATAGAACCATTAAATCCCCACCAAAACTAGAATAGTCTATATTAAGATATACTAATCTATTTTCTAAAGCTCTGTCTATAACTTCTTGAAAATCTCCCTCAATAGCTAAAAAGTTAGGTGTGAATTGAAAATCATCATTATAAGTGTCAAAATCAAATAACATCATATTAATATTTTTAAATATAATCTCTGAATCAGGTACTACATAATCTTTCTCATCTTCTAACTCAACATTTTTAGGTAATTTATTTTTATCTTTCACAATATTTATTCTCCAATCTTATTTATTTTAATTTTAAACTAAACATTACTAAATCTTTTGTATCTCTGTTAAGAACTCCAAATAATTGACTAACATAGCTTTCAGGTATATTTAAACCTCTAGTAGCATATTCATCTGCTCCTACTAAACTTGCATTTCTACTATAACCATCAGTAACAACTGAACTATGTATATGCCCCATAACTACATAATCTATCGGTGTTTTTGTATCTTGATATATTTTATATTTAAGTTTAGCTAATTCACTATCTAATTTAGAATGATTTATTTTATCTCCATGTATAGCTAGTAAACGAAAACCATCTATATTTACCACTTTTTCAAAATAATTATTAGATTTATGTATTATAACTCCTCTATTACTCTCATAAGCTAGATGTAACATTTCATATATCATATAATCTATAGAATTTTTTGCAACATCATTTATATTAGTATGAGGGTTATTACTATCAAATCTACTTTCATTACCAACTACACAATCAACATCTATTTTATTAAGATGATTATATAAATTATCAATTAAATTCTTAATCAAATAGAAACACTTTAAACCACTTTCAATTTCTACATATTGACCTTGATACTTCATATCAGGTCTACTTTGTGCATGAATAAAATCTCCTAGTAAAACTATTCTTAATTCAGTTAATTCGTGAGTATATATTTGTTCTCTTACTCTTTCGTATAGTTTTGTGATTCTTTGTATAGCTATATCCTCATTATATGTATTTGTATCTAAATTTACATACTTTCCTATATGCCAATCAGAAAGCACTAATATACCTATAGAGTTATTTGAAGTATCTTTTAGTTCTCTCTCTTTACCCCAATTCATTATAAAATCTACACCATTTAAGTCTTTAGCCATAGAATATAATTTAGTCTTGAACTCATCAAAGATAACTTCTCCTCTAAATAACTCTCTTGCAGATTTTCTTAATAGAGTATTCTCATCTCTTAATTTTTGTATTGTTTTTAAACTTGATTGATACTTTTTAACTAATAAATCATCTTCATAATTTTTATCATTATCTTGTCCTAGACTAGAGAAATCATAGGTTTCTTTACTACTGTTAGTATCTGCTTGTTTTTTCTGTTCTTTCATTGCTTTTTTAATTGCATCCTCTAATTGTTCCTCATAAGGAATATAATAATATTCGCTTAAATCAATTACATAGTATACATTAGGTTTTCCTTTCTCAGATTTAACTACTCTATCATCATTAAATTCTCTAACTATCTTAAAACCTTTATGATAAGGTTGCCATCTCACTTTTTTACCCTCATTATGCAAAATGAATAATTTTGGGTGTGTATATCTTAATAATCTTTCTGTTAAGTCATTAAATTTGCAAAAATCAGATAAACTATGTACATAAAATGTTTCTTTCAAATTCTCATTATAAATTTCAAATATTTTCATTAGTTCTCCTTATTTAGTACCTGTACTACCAAACCCACCTCTAACATTTGGGTGTTTTTTAGCATACTCCTCATTAGACATTAAATTTAGCTCTATTTCATCTTGTGCTTTAAATATTTCTATTTGTCCTATTCTAGTTCCTTTAGGTATAACTAAAACATCATCTAATATAGACTTATCTCCTACTGCTAGTTGTTGTAAGGCTACATAATCTAAAGGTCTAAATAAAGGTATTGCCCATTTATCTTCAACACTTGAATAACTAGGTTCAAACAAAGATACCCCAGTAGTAACTAATACACCCCAAGTTTTAAATGTAGAACTTCTAGGTTTCATATCTGCTTTATAACCATCAGGCACTTTCATAGTAAACCCTAATGAACATATTTTAAATTCTCCATAATGTAATTCTACATCTTCTGCTAAAGCTACATCTATCCCAACACTATGTCCATACCCACCTTTAAATTCTAATTGATATGTTTGACCATCTAGTAAAGTATAATCTATTTTTTGCATTATTTATTTTTCTCCTTATCCTCATCTAATACCATAACTTCTACACGAACTCTATAAAGTCTATTGTTATCTATTATAGGTATATCATAATATTTATTTTTAAATACTCCCATTTTAGCATTTAAATATTCAAGCATAGTTCTTTCAAAGTTGCTATCTTCAATATCTTCTGCTTTTTCTGATATAGTATAACCATCTTTTAAAATTTTACCATAAAATACTGACCCAGTAATACATCTACAACCTAATCTCTTTTTAATTTATATCGCCTTATCCTTTCTCTTTTTTAATATATCTTGTAAAATATTATTTATTGATTTTCCTTGTGGAGTATTAGATTGATTTATAATAGGACATTTCTCTCTAAAGCCACATAAATTATCACAAAAAAATTGTTCATTTACATAATCTCTGTTAGTAAACTCATTCTTTTCTAAACCTAATTCTACTTCTTTGGTAGTATTCTCTACATAAGTAGTTATATCATCTATATCCTCTTGTGTTACAAAATAATATACATAACAATTTTGTACATTCAATAAATATTGATATTCTTTAGGTATTGTTTTTGTTTTAATCCATTTTTTTATCTCTTTTTCTTTTTCTTCTCCTAATTCTTCAATCAACTTGTCATAGTAAGGCTCTATATAGTTATCTTTCCTAGATTTTTTTGAAGACTTACTATTGTAATAAACATTGACATACTTCATGAAATCCCATCCAACTCTCTCTACTACAATATTTGGAAAAGATTTCTCTAGTAATATCTTATATAATATTAATTGCCTAGCTTTTTCTTTCATCTCATCTTTTGTGAATATAGTTGAAGTTTTAAAATCTATTATATCTACATAGAATTTACCATTTTCTTTTCTATTTATTTTAAGATAATCTATATAACCTAGTATCCAATGTTCTCCTATTTGATTTAATACTTCCACTTCTACTCTAACATCTTTTGATATTTCAGTGTAATTATGCCTAAAATAATCTTTTAAACATTTCTCATAGTTCTCTTGAATAGTTAATCCACCTTTTCTATCTTTAGGTAGGAGTACACCTAATGTTTTAAGCCTTTCTAACCTAGTTTTAAACTGTTCTAACATATCCTTATATTCTATGTTACCTAACACATAAGCCTCTTGTATATCATGTGCTAGAGAGCCGTAAAAAGAATATGAAGAATGTAACTGAGGTACTCTATCTATTCTTTGAAGTTTATAAGATAATTGACAACCATTCCACTGTTCTAATTCACTAAAACTCCATAGCTTTACTTTATTAGCTCTCAATTCTTTTACTTTATCTGATTGTTTGTTATTTACACCTAATTCAAATTGTCCTTTAAGAGTTAGCAAATAGCCTTGTACTGTTTCTGTATAGTAACCACTCTTTACAAGTCCACCCATATAAATTTGTTCTAATTTTGTAATATCATCTTTAAGTATACCAAAATTAAATTCATCTAAATATTTACTAAGGTCTTTGAACCATTGCTTATGTTTTTTAATTAATTCTACTTGTGGTGTTTGTTCCAAAAAGTAACCTCCTTTCAGATTTATATATCTTATCTTAAATATTATATCAAAAAAATTCCACCTTGTCAAGTGGAATTTTTAAAAATTTTCATTTTTTAAATATTTTGTAAATATTTCATTTATTTCTTCCTTATTTCTATCACAAATAGCTTCTTTTTCTCCTAGTAAATTATTTGGTATATTATTTACATCTATGTATTTAATTTTACACTCTCTACCATACTTCTTTAATTTCTTTATATTAGGTATTAAACTCTCATCATAATTTAAAGACTTGTCTAAAGCAAATATAACGGTATCTACTTGTAATAGTTTTAATAACTCTATATGATTCCTAGATAAAGCATTACTACCTAAAGCTAAAGTAGGTATTTTACTACCCATTTGCCACATTTTCATAACAGATTTTTCACTCTCAACTATCATAACTGTTTTTGTTTTCATTATTAAGTCATAATACACATCATAGCCAAAGAATACTAAAGATTTACTATATCTAAGAATAGGCATATATTTATTCTCTCCCTCTTGTAAATATTTAGCATTTCTTCTTCCAGTTAAACCTATTAATTCATTATTATAATAAACTGGTATTAATACTCTTCTAGTAAATTTATCATATCTAACTCCAAAGAAAAGTTGAGTTTCTACATTAATATTATCTTTTAAAAATAATTCAGAAATAGCTAAAGGGTACTCTTTTAATATTTCTTTATCATATATTTCAGGTGTTTGGAATATATAAGTATCATTCCAAGATTCTATTTCTCCACTCTCATTTATAAGTTGTTTATTCGTGGCTAGACTTAAATATAATTGAGAAATATATTTAGTTTTATCTACATCATTTAGTTTACTCAATAAATCTAAAATATTACCTTTATCATTATTTCTAAAATTATAATATCTCAAACTATCATCTAAAGATAATACATAAGCATTTGAATTATGGTCAATATCAAATCTTGCAGTCATACCATCAGAACTTGTTATTATTTTACCTACAAAATTATGTAAAAGATTATAAAGTATTTCTCTATTCAAATTAAGATTATGTAAAACTATGTCCTCTAATATCATAAATTAACCTACTTTTATTAAGATTTTTTTCTAACAGTATCTTTTGGCATATTTTGTATTACTCCTACTTCCTCATAATATAATGTATCTAAATCTACATAATAAAGCAATACATAATCATCTCGCCCATTTCTGTTTTTATCACAGAAAAAAGCATAATAAGGTAAATTTGTATTCAAAGATACTTCTTCATTTTCAAATGTTTCTTCATTATACTTAGTTACAACTAGATTAGTTAATTCTTCTTTATCTAATTTTCTAAACATAATTAAATTTTCTAATATCTCTTTTATTGCTTTAGCTCTAGCCAAACATCTATAGGTTAAATACTTTACATTTGATGATTCTCCTGCTATTTGTAATGTAATGGTAAAGGTAATATTAAATCTTTTAGTTAAATTATCTGCTACTTTAGATAATTCTATTATATCTTTATACTCCTCTTCATCTGCTTTAAATGTATCATATACAAAATGTCTATAGCCTTGTCTTACTTTCTTTTTTATTTCTCTACGAAGTATATTTGGTTGCATATTTTCAAAGTATATATGTGTAATTCTATCTTTATATCTATCTTTCCAATGCAACATAGCATTAATAAAATATTCCATATCCTCATTAGACAAACTATTCTCTCCATATTCTGCTCTACTTATTGTTTTTGCATTTTCATTTAAAAATACTAATACATTTGTTATATAAGCAAAAGTTAGTATTTGTATAAATGTTTCAAAAACTTGTTCATTACAAAATAAACATATTTTGTCTTTTGAGTTCTCTAGTAAAGATAAAATATAAACTGTTACTAAAAGTGTGGTCTTCCCTGACCCACTTGCCCCTGCAATTCCATTAACACCTCTGACTATACCTTTATTCCACTTATTCAAATAACTATATCTTAAATCAAAAGGAACACAATCTACTCTTTTACCTTTTCTTATATTTTGAGTAAACTCATCTGTAATCATATCTGTTAAATTTGTTTCTACAAAATTACTATCGGCAGTACCTACTGAGCAAATTTCACTTATCATACCTTCCATTGTAGTAGTTAAATCATCACTGCTAGTAAAATTAGTTAGTTTACCTATAAATTCCTCTAAACCACCGTTATTCATTATTTTATCATATAATCTTAGAGGAACACTTATTACGGTATATTGCTCTAATACTCCTTCAAAATCTATAATATCGTTATTAGTAATTTCTTTAACTAGATAAAAGATATCCATACATTCTTTTTTTCTATTCTCTTGTATTGATAATGTATTTAAAAATGTAGATAGAGCAAACTCATCTATATTTGTATATTTTTGTTTAGTATATAGTATTCTACATACTTCATAAAACTTTTTATAATCAGATAAACTAAATAAAACATTTTTATTTGTTTTCTCTTCTAACATATTAAAATTTTCTATACTTTGTAATACTCCTGCTAACAATCTAGCTTCCAGTATCTGCATTATATCTCTTTTAGTATCTACTATACTCATTAAACAATCCCTACTTTCTTTTCTAAATCTAAGTAATTTTTCATAAGTTTTTCATCTTTATTTATATTAATTTTAGTTTTATCTGTCTTTAAATATTTAGGGTCAATACTATAAGGCATTAAAAATTGTTTATGTAAATCTTCTTTGTATAGATTTAATAAGTAAATTAACTGATTAAAATTACTATTAATATCAGAATTAATAGTATTCCACTCAAAATACAAATCTTTAATATAGTGTAGGAAATATACTCTTTTTGCATAAGTATCTACTTCTTTTTCAAAATCTTTCAATAATTTTTTATTTTTTGAATTTAAGTTTTTTCTATCTCCCTGAATTAGCATCTCTAACAAATTCTTATAAATTTCTTCACTCTGACTCTCTTTTAAATTATCTTTTTTCTTTTTTGGCATAAAACACCACCTCTCTTTTAGATTAAGTAAAATAAGGTAGGTAAATATTTACCTACCTTTAAGTATATTTATTATATTCTTCAAAGGACACTGATTCTACTTTATATGTGTTTCTTAATATACATGGAATAGTTTTACGATTAAGAATACTATCTGATATATGTAAATATTTCCTAGCATCTGCTAAACTTTTAAAATATAATATTTCTTTTGTCTTAATATTAATTATTTTTACAAACACATTATTAGAATGTAATCCGAATTTAAAAGCATGTATATTATTATAAGAATATGAACACCACTCTAAATTACTTAAAGAATTATTTAATTTATTGCCATCTTTATGATTTACACATTCTAAATTATTAGGATTTTCTATAAAAGTTTCTGCAAGTAATCTATGTATACAGTATTTTCTTCCACTTAAACCGACATGAAAATAACCATGAGCTCCCACACAAGTTTTTAAAATTCTTGTTCTACATCTTTTATATTTTTGATTAGGAGCTGTAGGTGTAATTTGTCTTTCTAAACTTTTTACTCTACCAAAATTGCTTATTTGATATTTTCCTTCAAACCCTTTTATATCTTTCCATATTTCATTTTCTAAATCTTCTATTTTTACCATTTTTAAATAATCTAATTCAACCCTACCCTCTAAAAAGGGAACTCTGAACTATTTACAGTTCCATCGGTATTTGTTGTATCTGTATTTTCTGTAGACTCTCCACTTTCTACATTAGTATTTAACTCAGTAGTATCTCCAGTATTTTCTACATTTTCTTCAACATTAGTTTCTTTTACCACTTCTACTGTTGTTTGTTCTGTACTAGGTGGTGGTGCTTGTTTTCCTACTTCACTTTGTCTTTTTTTAGCTAATTCTATAGCTTGTTGCATAGAATTTTGTGTAGCAGTTTTAACTGCCGAAGTTGAATTATTACCTGATATATCATGTAAAATAGGGTTAGCTACATAATCTAATTTATCAAAAGCTATTAAAGATATATTGATAGTACCTCTTTCTACAGGTATTAATCCTATAGATTTATACTCCTCTTGAAGTTTCTTTTGATAAAGTTCTTCATTATCTTTACTTATAGCTTTAAAGAACACTAATTTACCTTGATTTACATCCGATTCAGTAGGTTCTCTAAATGCTTTTCCACTTTCAAGTTCTATAGTAGCAGGAAGTAAGTAATATCCATCTGTACTTAAATTATCTGCACAATCTTCTCTCATTTTATCTAAAACATATTTCGCAGTCTCAAAGTCATCTTTGACTTCTCCATTTAAGAAAACTTCTAAAGGAATTAATCCTTTTTGTTTAAAATATTCATTTTGAGTACCTAAAGGTACAAACATTTCTAATTCTTTATCTAAAGCCATATTTTCTATTTCAGTTTTAGAAAACAATAGATAGCAATGAGAACTTAATCTGTAATCTGTTGTTTTTTGGTCAACATACTCTACTTTTCTAGCTTCTAATCCTAATTGTAAAAATCCCGAATTATTGACTCTATATCTACTATTTCCATCAACTTTTACTTTTTTACCTTTTAAAGTTTTTAAAGAATCTACAAAAGATTTAACTGTCAAATATGTTTTTGTTTCTTTTTGTCCTTTTATTTCATACTTAATAGCTTTTTTCTTCATTTCTTCTGTAGCATTTTGTTCAGACACTCTTTGTGGTTGTCCATTATCAAAATATTGTAGTTTATCCCATTCATTAGTAAAAAATGGAATAGATACTGTAGATTTTGTAGTTGGGTTTTCTATAACTAAATTAATTATAGAAGTAATATCTGTTTGAACTCCATTATCCATCTTTTTAGGGTGTTCAATTTCTTTTATCACTCCTAATATATCTAATTTACCTACCAATTTACTTTTATCTACTGCCATTACACATCATCTCCTTTTATTTTTAATAAGTAAGACTAAATTTTATAGTCTTACTTATTATAGCATATATTTTTTATTATTGCAAGTATTTTTTTATTATTATTTTTCCTTTGAAGTATCTTCTATTCCATAATATTCATTTCTTTTCTTTATAACATAAGCTAAATCATTATCAATCTCATCTGTTTCAAACATACCCATAGGTGTTTTTACAACAGATTTACTATTATTAGTATTATGTACTTGGAATACATATTGTCCATCTTCATTTAATCTAGCTAAAAGTACCATCTCAAACATACCTTCTAATTTAACTTTTTCATCTATTAATTTTCCTATAGTTCTTATAGATATATTTCCCATTTCATTTATAGTTGCATGAGTTAAAAATGTTACTAAAATATCAGGTCTGTCTGCTAAAACAATATCAGGAATATCTTTAAAAGCTCCATATAAACCTGATGCCATATTACTAAATTTTTCAAAACCTTTTACATTAATAGTTTTCATAAACTCATCTGACATAAAGTAAATAATATCATCTATAATAATATTTTTTACTTTCTTGTGTTTATCTTTTTCTAAAATATCTACAACTGCACTTACTAATTCTGTATAATCATTTGGTGTATATACCTTAAACTTATTATCTCCATTTTTAAATGGTAATCTTTTATTAAAACACTTAATGATTACTGTATTACTTGGGCTTAGATTTCTAAGAGAAGAAGAGTTATGTGTTACTATATGATTTTTTGTTAAAAAAGTGTGATAAGGACTATCTACTTCTAAACAAGTCATTGGAACAATATCATCTAATATCTCTATTCTATCTATTCTTACTCTATCATCAAAGTTTACTCTGTCTGTTTTTCTTACTCTAAAAGTTTCCATTCTACTTTGATGTTTTTCAGAACTCCATATCTTTAGATGTGTTTGTATTGATATAGTATACTCAATAGCAGGTTCTTCTATAGTTTTAAATTGTTTATCTTTTCTATATTTTTTTGCTAAACTTACTCTAATACCTAACCCTGAAGCTAAATCTATAAAATCCTCTGCTAATTGTTTAGAGTATGTAGTAAATCTTAATGAACCTTTTTCAGATACACTACCATCTGTATCAAATAATCCTTTTAATAGCTCAAATCTATCTTCTATAGAAGTTCTTAAATATATTTCAGGAATAAATTTAGTTCTTGATTTTACTCCTTCTAATCCTAATTCTCTTAAGTGTTTTATTAAAACTTTTTCTAAATGATTCGCTCTAGCAAATGCCATATTATCTTCATTTGTATATTGTAAAGTATATTGACATTGAGTATATTCATTTTTCTTAAATATTAAATCCTCATATTTAGAAATCAAAGATTTATTTACCGAATCTACTACATCATCTTCAAAATTTGAAAAATATAAGGTAGGAAATTGGCTTAGGCATCCATCCCCTAATAATGCACCTAATAAATAAGGTGGTATTTTTAAATCTTTTTTAGGGTATTCTACAGGTTCTGTAATAGGTAAAAAATATCTATTAGGATTATTGCTATTAAATATTTCTTGTGTAGTTCTAACCACAAATTTATCTACATTGTGATTATTAACACCAACTTTCCATAAATGGTCTTTACAACAGTCTATATACATATTATTTTTTAAATATAATCTATATATTTGTTCTTCGTTTTTATACACATTTATAACCTTTGTAATTTTACCTTGTTCGTCATAGACATAATCTCCTACTTTAATATCCCCTATTTTTACCCAACCATTCGGAGTAGCTACTAATTCATAATCTGCTAGACGCTTCCCTCCTGAACTTTCTCCAATAACTAACATTCTTTCTGCCATACTATCAACTCTCCTTTTCTTTTAATTTTCTCTTTATTTCTCCTAATTTTACTTTAGTTAAACCTACTTTATTATTTATTTTTACTATATGTTTATCTTTAAAATATTTATTTGGATAAGTTACATCATCATCTACAATAACATACATACCCTTATAATTATTTTTATCTAACCATTCTTTAATTTCTAATTCTCTAGTATTTCTTGCTTGACCTGTAACATCTATTACCAAGCTATCTAAAGAATTTACTCTTTTTAGCCAAGAATATTCGTGAAATATAGTATCAAAAAACTCATTAAATTCTTTTGAACCACCCATACATATTCTCCAACTAGATGATATTACTATCTTTACATTATTTTCTAAACACCATAATAATAATTGATTAAATACTCCTATGTTATCAAAACTCCAATCAGTTAATCTAATATTGCCATCATAACATTTAATTGGTATATTCAACCCCATACCACTTCTAGTACCAATATTATTTACCACACCATCAAAATCTAAAAATAATATTTTAGTCATATTTCCACCAATAATCTTTTATTACAAATAGCTTTTCTAATTGAGTATTCGTATCTAATCTTTTATTAATATTCTGTACAATTTCTTTTTCCCATATAGTTATAAAATCATTAGGTGCTTCATATTCACTGACAACTACTATACATCTTTTTGACATTTCTCTTACTAAATTCCAAAACTTTTCTGTATCAAACTTTTGTTTATTATATTGTTTTGTATCTTTATAAGGAGGGTCTATATAGATTAACATATTTTTATTTAATTTATCTAAATTAATATCAAATATATTTTGAATTGTGAATATTGTATCTTTTAATGCTTCTTTTTGGTTTATTAAATTATTATATCTTTCTCTACCCATATTTCTAGGGTTACCTTTAGCATCTGTTCCTCTTGCATACACACCCCAAAACAATCCACCATAACTAAATAGAAAACCTACATAACCATAATACCAATCTTCATAAGTATTATTTCCTAATAAGAAATCTTGTTTAACTTTCTTATACTCATTCTCATCTATATGTATGTACTCTAAATTATCAAATTTTATCTTATCAAATAGAGCTATTAAATATTTATTATTATCAAACCCATACTTTTTATTGCATATTATTGGGTATTTAGTGTTAGCTATAATATTTGCTCCACCACAACAAGCATCAATAAATATTTCACAATTATTTTCTTTAATTAACTTGTTTAGTATAGGAATAATATATTTAGCTAATCTATTTTTACTTCCTTGATAAACTATAGTAACCACCTACCTTTATATTTTATATTAACATTATAACATATCTACATATATTTTGTCAAGTAAAAATTTTATTATTTATGAAAACCTAAGTCGGCAGGATTATAATCTCCATTTATGTATCTAATATTTCCACCAAAACTTTTTCTATTTTTTGTTACTTGTTCTATCAATTTTACTGTTTCTTTAGGTAATTCATTATACGAACCTTTACTCCAATAATATATAACTAATTTAGAATCTCCATAAACATCTGTATACCCTAATTTCCTTGCAATTTCTAAGGCTAAGTACATACCCAATAGTTCTCCATAATTATTAGATTTATCTGCATCTAATTCTATATTGTTAAATTCATTGATTTTCCAACCTTTAGATTTTAAAAATTCTTCAAACTTTGGTGTAATCAAATGATTTAATAAACTATTTTTATCTTTATCTGTAACTCTAACCTCTGTTACTCCTCTACCTCTACCAGTTCCACTGTCGAAGTATACACCCTCATTTAATTCTATATTAGGTTTTTCATACTTAGCACCATTTTCTAGCCATAATTTAGCTTCCTCTAAAGTTTTAAATGACTTATACCTAAGTGCTTTTCTATTTTTGCAACTCTCCCAAGTAGTATCTATACCATTATCTACATTTGAATTATACCAAGCATATAGTTTACTCATCTAATTTACCCTCTAATAATCCTAATTCTTTTAATACCCATTCATCTTTTTCTGCTTGAGATAACCAATCTTGAATTTGTCTACGAGTTCTTTTAACTCTACTCTTATAAATATACCCTTTTTCTTTTTGTTCTTTACTCCAAGTGCTACAAGGTATTATTTCTGTATTTTTTAAATCTTGTAATAACTCAATACACTTGTCTATTTGTCTACATAAAAATTGGTAATTCGTTTCATTAGCTTTTCTCATCCTATCACTCTCCTATATTTAATAACTCAGTAAATTCCACTGCTACCCAAAAAGCCAATACCCAACTAATGATTAAACTTATAATCACTACAATAGTAGTTATTATATTTTTACTTAATATATCAAAATATTGTACAGGTAAAAACATATAAATAATAACTATAGTAATTAACATAAATATTGGCAACCAAACAACACAAGCTATTACAGTAGCTATAATTGATTTTATTAATAATTTTAACATATAACCTCCTTTGTAGGAATATTATAGCATATTTTTATATCTATGTCAATATTTAATTTATAAAAGAGTAGAAAATATATCTACTCTTTATGTTCTTCTATGTTCTTTTTTATTAATTTAATTTCATCTTTACTCAAAAAGAAATCTGTTTTACTATATTGGTAAAATAGTTCTATTTCAGACCTAGTCAATTTATCCCCACACATAGATTTTCCTACAATTACCCTTAAAGAAATTAGAGTTTTATCAAAATAACCCATTATTTTACTCTCTTTAAATATGTTTCTAATTCTTTATTATAACTTAACCCTACTTCTAAATCATCAAAAATATTTTCTACTTTCTTAATATAATACAATATTTTCTTTTGATAATTACTTTGTAATAAATCTATATACTCTTTTAATTTTATTCTATCATCATAGTATATACTCTCATCATATAACATATTTGTAGATAATACAACTCTTTTTAAATCAAATATATAATCAGATACTCCTAATCTAAATGAACACATAGGGTCATCTATATTAGGTACTTGTTCTGTAAAGGTTCTACCAAGATAAATAAATGTAACTATTTTATCCATTTTATCTAATAAATATTCATCATAGGAATATTTATCTCTATTTAATCCCATAGACTTATACTTATTAATTAACTTTGTTAATTGTATGTCATATTCATAATCTTTTATGTCATTTAATATATTATTTAATTTATATTTATTAATTATATATTCTGATAGTTCTTTTATTCTCATTGTATATCCTCCATTCTTTTAACTACAGTATCAAATAAAGCTAATAAAGTCAACATTCCAACACTATCCTTAGTATCAGTGTAATGTATATTTGGTTTTGTGGGTTGATATTCATTGACTAACTTACCATTTAATACACAAGTTCCTACATTAAATACTAAAACAGGTTTTATATCACTTGTATGGAAATCTCCTACACTACCTCTAACCCCACTAGCACATATCAATATATCTGCATTTTTACAAGCATACATCATATAATCAAAACTTGATGTAGAACTTACACACATAACATCATTTTTGTAATATCTTGTAAGTATATTCATTAAAGGTTTTCCTACTGTTTTTCCTTTTCCTATAATTGTTATTTGCTTTTTATCATAGTTTTCTATATTTAACCAATCTAAAAATTGCATTATACCTTTAGGAGTAGCAGGAGCATACATATAATTTTCTGTATCTAACCAAGAAGATATATCTACTCCTTCTGAATCTAAATTTTTAGTTATTTTTTGTTTATAAACTTCATATATATTATTATCTTTACAAGGTAAGTCTAACATACAAGGGTATTTATTACTATTTATATCTAATAAATACTTTTTTAAATCTTGTACTGAGTTTACAGGTGCTATAATTACCTCAATACCTAGTAGATTACCAAAAAGACTTCTATGTTTAGCATATAACATACACCCTTTATCATCTTCATTTGTAAGAATATAAAACTTCTTTTTTATTTCTAGTTGTCTAACTCTTTTTTGTAAATTTTCTACTTTTTCATTAAAATATTTTCTCATCATATCTTTTAATTTCAATTCTGAGAGCTTTAATTGACCCATTTTGGCATTTCCTCCTCTTGCTCTATACCTTGACTACCCTCTTTATAGATAGGTCTATTTTGGCTATCTAAAGCCGTTAAAATTGAAGTGCCTTTGTAATCCACAAAAAATCTACTCAAAGGTATTTCTCCAAATAATTTTAACATATTTTCCAAAATACAAGCTATAAATATATCTTTTTCTGCAAGATTTAATAGCTCTTCACGAGTATAATCACTAAAATTTTTATCTTCAACTTCAACTGTATAAATTGCTAGGTAACCTATTAAAGTCATAAGATATAGAATAAATAAATTTTTATTTCTTAATTCCATTATTTCTTGTACTGTAAGTTTATCCTCATCTTTTTCTCCACCATAAGCTAACTCTTGAATAAAGTAGAATACTCCATCTATATCTAAATTATTATCTATGTATATTTGTTTTAAAGTTTTAGGAGGTATTCCTTTTTCAAAACCTCCCCATTCATATTTTTTGTTATTTACTACAAGTGAATCTAATTCATTAGTTTTTTCATTCATTAATCCCATTACTGTAAACATTAAGCATCTCCTCCTAAGAACTCTAATTTAATCATTTTATTTATAATCTACCACCTTTCTTTAATTTTACTATTTCTCCTAAAAATGTTTTTCTCTTATATTTTGTATCTCTTTTTCTTGCATTTTCAAATGTAAACCTATCATATAATACAGTTAATGTCTTACTTGCTCTTGATAATGCAGTATACACTAATTGTTTAGTCAACATAAATGTATGAGTTCTACTCGCTACAAATATTACATTTTCAGAAGTACACCCTTGTAGTTTATGAACTGTTGAACAATAAGCAAGTTCCCAATTAACTTCTCCATCAGTAAACTCTACAATTCTATCATCATCTAGCATTGAGATTGTATATTTATATATTATTTGAGTTTTCTTTTGTCCTGTTTCTTTATCTTTATAAGTGTGTTCTTCATATGCTTCTTTATTCTCTAACCTAAATCTATCTCCATTGAATACCATTAAATCATAGTTATTTTTAGTAACCATACCTATAGTTTTAGCTTTAGGATTATCTTTCTTGTATAAAGAATCCAATATATCATTAATATTTTTAGTACCTTTATCTCCTACTTTTTGTGGTAACATTATAGTTGTATTCTCAAAAGTATAAGGTATATTTGGGTTAGCATTATTCATTTCAACCATATATTCGTATATAAATTTAGCTAAAGCATCCCCAGTTTCTAACTCCTCTGATAAAGGTATCATTAACACATTAGGCTCTTCATTGAGATACATACTATCTTCCATAGGAGAATAGTCTATACAAAATTTATTACAAATATAAGGAATATATGTATCAGATTTTGCTCTCATTATTTCTGTTAATTCTGTTAAGTTAGCTTTTAAACTTCCAACTTTTATTAAATCTAAAATATCTCTAAAAAAGCAACCACTAGAAATAGGAGCTAATTGGTTAGTATCTCCTACAAAAACTAATTTAGGTAATTTTGGTATTTCTTCTTTAGTAGCATCAGGGTTTTCTAATAAAAATCTTTCTCTTCTATTCATTGCGGGAATTAATATGTTATTACATATAAATTTAAAATGAACGATACTGTACATACCACTTTCATCAAAGTAATACACCAGTTCATTTACATTATTAGTTTGTTCCTCATAATTATCCAAATCTACTACTTCAGAACTTCCTACACCTCCCATAGCCATAAAATATCTATGAATAGTGTATGCTTGTCTGCCTGTAAAATTAGTCAAAACCTTAGCACTAATCCCAGTTGGTGTCAATAGTACCACCTCATAGCCACTTCTAACCATACTATCTATAGCAATCTTAGAAGTGAAGCTCTTCCCACTATTTCCTGTTATATATATTTGATTTTTTTGTCTAATCAAAAAATTTCCACTATGAGTAGTAAAGCAATACATATATTTTCCTGCATCTACTTTTTTAATATAACTTTTAGGTCGATTTTTGTTTATATCTAAACATTTAACTCCATATTTAGTTTTAGAAAAATTTAAAGAATAAGTTGTAGTTCTACCTACTCTAGTATCTATCTCTATTCTAGCTCTATAACCTAGTGAATGAGCTATTAATTGAATAATATCAACATCTATTTTATGTGTACTAGAATATCTAAATAGTCTATTACCTATACCTAAACTTCCATCCCAATATTTTAATTCATCTAGTATAATCTCTTTTTGTTCATTTGAGCTATATAGATACCAAGTATAATCAAAATGTTTATCTTTATTATCCATATCAAATACATATTTTGAGTACCCCTCACTAGACTTATGTATTTTATACTCTATACCATTAGCTTCTAATAATTGTTCTAATCTTTTTTTCTTTCTGTCTTTTTTTATATTTATAGCACACAAGTTAGGTCTACTTTTTACATTAGAACTAAAACTACCATCAGCAAAAACAGCAACTTTAAGTCTAATATAATCATTTGTGTAATGCAATTTATTGTGATTATTAAAAGTAAAGATTTCAGGTATGTTAATAATATTTCCAGTTTTTTGTATATTTTTTTCTTTTTCTAATAATTCCCAAGTATATAAATAATTAATGCTACCCTTACTAGATATATGTATATTATTGTGATTTTCAGATACTATTAAATCCATAGTATTACTTTTTAATTGATAAAACTGGTCTATTTCTTTAACTATATAATCTTTAGGTTGTCTAAATACCCCATTAAATGTTTGATTTTTTATATTTTTAGTATAGTCTATATCAATTTCCATTATTTTTTGACCATTCCAATTTTCAATATTTAACCAACCTTGTTCTGTTAGAATTTCAGTACCTACAGGTAAGCATCCTCCTACTCCAATCAAACAATTTAAGCCACTTTGAGCAAAATTATACACAAATTGACTTTGTTTTTCATTTAATTTAGCTTTACTCTTTTTTAGTACATAATCTATATTTTCCTTAGTAACAAAATCATATTTTTCTTTTTCTAATAGTTTTAGATACTTAAATAGTGTCTTTTCTATCCAATAAGCTTCTCTACTTGTAATAAATTCTACTTTTTCTGCATAATCTTCTAATGAAGTATCTAATACCTTACAATTTACATCTAATAACAATACATCAGATTCTCTTATTTTCTTTAAGATATTTTCTTTTGTAAGTTTATCTACAACTGTTCTATCATATTGTTTTTTATAGTCATCTGTGACTTCTATAACATACTTAAAAAACTTACTAAAAGGTAAAATTGTACTACCCTCTGTACCATTAGAAATAAAATCATCAATTAATACATTAAAAGTTGTAATTGTGAAATAGTCAAAATTAAACCCATTAACTATTCTCAAATAGTTTTGTAATCCTATTCCTTTCACATTTTTAACGAAGTTGTCTAAATCATCTCTAAATGTTTTAAACCAAAGATAGTCATATTCTCTTGATGGAAATATATTTTTATTTAGCATACCATTTTCTAATAGTTTAAGTTTTATATATTTAGACCATATAGATAGAGCTATACTATCTGTTATTTTAAACTCTGCTTTTAGGAAATTACACCACCTAAAAGCATCTTGACCCATATCTTTTTTAGTTATTGCCATAACATCATCTCCTTATCAATAATATTCTATAATATATTATAACATTTTTATTTTGGATTGTCAATATTTTCTTTTTTATAAGTAGCTATGAGTTCATTTATTCTATTATTGTAATTTATATAGTTTTCATAACTTCTAGTAAAAAGTTCTTCAAAATTTTTAAATATTTTCTCTCTCATTCTATAACTAGGTAAGTATAAATATACATCTTTTTTCTCTCTAATAGCACTCCTAAACATCCATTGTACTAATTCAGATAAAGCATATAGTTCCTCATCTAATTGGGAACGAACACCTGTATATCCCCCTATTGCATTAAATAAATCCTCATAAACAGGATTTATATATTTATTATATAAATAAATTAATACAGTTCTATCTTTATATTTATTTGTACTTCTAGCATTTAAAGATAAGAATCCTTTGGTATATCCACTTCCCTTTAAAAATTCTTTTTTATCTTTTAAAGTAGTCCATAGTGTACTCTCAGATTTACAAGGACATACATTAGTTATGTAATTATGTATATTTGCTTTTAATTGTTTAATCTCAATTTCCTTATCTTTATTGTTTAAGTAAGTATAAGTTAAAGCAAACTTTCTTTTATCTTTACTATTTAAAGAACCCTCATATAAATGTATTTTTGTATATATTTCTTTAAATTCCTTAATAGTGTCCTGTATATTATAAGAGATTAAAAAATATTTAGAGTTAGGTTTATAAACACTTTTCAAAGTATAAGGTATAGAATATAGTTTTAATAACCCTGCTAAATACTGACCCTCAAACATATAAGTTAGAATATAACATCTTCTTACCATAAAAAATATGTGCATAGGTAAGGTATAAATATAAGAATTACCTTTCTTTAACACTTGTCCAAAAACACATTTATTTATAAAATTTTCATATAATCCTTTAGTTTTGTCTTCTGAATTTATATAATCCTTATCTATCCAATTAACTTCTGGATATTTACAATTATCTAAATAAGTTCCTAATTCTATCATTTTAGTTGATATTAATAAATTCCAATCTTTTGAAGATAAGACATCATTAGAAAATACATTAGGCACTTCATCTAAATATAAATCATAATCTTGTCTTTCTATCTCTTCACACCAATCTATAGTAATATATTCAAATAGTTTATGAGTCATAATTATGTTTTTACCTTCTTGTATAGCCTTAAATACTTCTTTACTTTTTGATAATAACTCTTTAGTATTCTCATCTTTCCTAACCATAGGAATATAAACATATATGTTCTCTTGTTTACATCTTTCATATATTCTATCTAGTTCCTCTAGGAAAGGAGTAACATAGATAAACTTATCTTTATGGTGTTTATAATTATCTATTAAGTTCTGTATAGCCCATTGAGTTTTACCTTTACCACAAATAGCATCTACTATTTGTATATTTGTATTTCTATTTTCACTTAATGCAGTATATCTAAGATTAAAGTTGTTTAATCCTATCCATCTTTCCATATTTGTTTCTTTCTTTTGTTTTTTCATATAATTAGTACCTCCTATTATAGTGTTATAAGAATATAGCATAAATACTAAGATTTTTGATTGTCTATATTGACAAAACTCAATATAAGTATCATAAATTATTATGTTGATTAACTTATGTCAATATAGTATTAGTATTATGTATATTTTTATTTTTTCTTTATATACCAATGATTTTGTAATTTATGTATCATATTCATTCTTACAATTTTGATAGTCAATTTAGTAATTTGGTTAGCAAAAATTTATTCAATAATACCAATGTAAAATTGATAGTGAATAGCATAAAATACTGATGTTTACTAAGATTTTCAAACACTGATTTTATGGTATGTTGAGGCTTGTAAAAAATTTCTCCCAACTAGCCTATTTTTCAATGGTAGGACTTATTTCAAAAAATGCACGAAAATTCATATATCTTAACTTACCTATTTATGCTATGTTCAGAGATAAATTCTATATAATATAATATATAAAAATAATCTAACACAACCCAAAGAGCTTTAGCTCTGTTGACTATCACAAAGTAAATTTATTGTATTATATCATAATATTAACATAAAGTCAAGCATATTATATAATTTTACCTAATATACATTCATAAAAATATTACTTGACTTATTATAGAAAGTATGCTATAATTATATAAAATAAATATTAATAGGAGGTATTAAATGAACGAATCTAGAATTACATTAAATGAATTTTTCTTTGCATATTTTATAAATGATAAAGCTTCAAGACAATGTAATTTAAATAGTAATAATATAAAGATAATTCATATTAGTGTAGTAAAAGGAAATCAAATAAGAATAGAGTTTAAACTATTAGCAACTAATACTATACATTTTATTTTATTTAGACCAATAAACAATAAGACTTTGAAAGAATTAGCAGAGTATGTAAGTCTTAAAGATTGGATATATAAAGAAGTAGATGTTAATAATAATGAAATTTTACCTACTGAAATACCTGATAGAATAGCATTAGAACTAAGAGAAGTAGCTTGGATAACTATATATACTTATTATATGTTATATGCAGATAAATATTCTAAACTAGAAGATGTTATGGGTGGATTTTGGTGTATTAATAAACTTAGAGTGTATCCTTTGATACTAGAATGGAAGAAAAGATATAATAATTTTAGTGAAGAAGAGCTAAAGAAGATGAAATAAGGAGGTAGTAAATGGAATTAAATAGTTTACAAGAGTATTTTGAAATAGTAAATAGAGTTCCTGACAGAATCAAGAATAAAAAAGTTAGTATTATGGATATGTTGTTTTCAGAACAGGAGCATAAAGTTGCTTTAAAAGTGAAAGTCAAAGATACTATACATGAAGTAGATTTACAAACAAAAGATAAAATTAATCTTGAGTATATTGGTTCTTACGAGTTAGAAGATGTAATATTTACATTTAAAGATAATTCTATAAAAGAAATTATATTATATGAAATACTAAATTGTTTTCAAATTTTTGTAAAAAACTACAATGTTAGAAAGGGTACTACAATAGAAAATAATGTGCAAAGGATTATGCTATGTATGTTATATAAGGATAATCTATGAGCAAGAAAAGAAATCATAGATTAATTAAGAGTTACAATTATCATATTCCTAAACAAATAGGATTAAAAAGATATGTTAATTTTCTATGTAGATATATTCTATCTTTTAATATTCAATCTAAAGAAGAGAATAATTACAATAGCTTTACTCTATGGAATGATATTTATGAGAAAGGTGTATGGAATATTAAGAGAACATCTGAAATAAGAAGATATTTTAGAAGTGCATACAGAAAAGGTTGCTATTGTAATATGCAACCTGAAAGAGTTGCTATTTATAAGACTGAAATGAGTTGTATGTTGATTATTAGAATGAATTATAAATGGGAATTAGAGCAGTTAGATGAGGATACCTATAAGGAGTATACCTTTATCTATATAAACTTAAATAAGGGTATTGTAGAGCTTTTAAAAAGGAGTGATGATATATTAGAGAATTAAACATTGTATTAGTTTTGCTATTAATAGTTTTTGGAATATTAATATTAGATTTTATAAGAATAAAGATAAAATTATACAAGTTAGATAAAAAATTACAAAATCTAGATGGACAAAGTTATGTAGAGTTCATAAAGATAATTAGAGAAACATTAGAAAAGGAATTATAGAGGTTTAAATACACCTCTATAATTTTTATAAATTTATTATTGACACATTTAAAATCATATGCTATAATAAGTTAGACATTAAATTCAAGGAGAGTGATTAAGTGAAAATAAGTGAAAAGAATTAATAAAGTAAGTTGGTTTCCTATTGGTAAAAAAGGTAATGGAGATGAGGCAGTTAGACTTATACTCAATAAAAAAGCTATGGAACAAATGGGTATGAGTAAAAATGGTTGTAGAGATGTTTTGGTTGAGTACGATTTTAAAAACAAAAAGATAATGGTAACACCATTATTAGAAAATGAGGAAGGAGTGATGGTTAATGAAATTACACTTAAATAACATTATTAAATTAGGAGATTATGAAGTTAAAAGTCTAAATGTAGATGGAGTAGCTTATATAGGAACAGTAGATATTGCAAGTTTACATAAGTACAAAGTCAAAGAAGTAGAAGAACTTATTGGTTTATACAAGGATAAATTTGAAAGCAAAGAACTACTTGAATTAAATGAAGATAATAACTTGGAATTAAAAGATAAGTATTTACTATCTGATAGTGGGTATTTAAAATTTTTAGAAATATTAGAAGATAATAAAACAAAGGAGAGATACAACTATATGTGTACTAATTTCTTTAATAAGAAAGTAAATGAAGAACCTAAACAAGAAATTAAGGTTAAAGATACTATTAATAGTTTGGAATTACTAGAGCAGATAAATATATTTAGAAAAGAAGAAGGGAATAGAACAGAACTTGGACACAATGACTTACTGAAAGTTGTAAGAGATGAATTTGAAGAAGAAATCTCACTGGGAAAAATTTCCCAGTCAACTTATATAAACAGTAGAGGTAAGGAATATCCTATGTTTGTACTAACTTTAAATCAGGCTAAACAAGTTTTGATGAGAGAATCTAAATATGTAAGAAAAGCCGTTATACTTTATATAGAAAAATTAGAGAAAAGAATTATAGAATTAGAAAATCAATTATCTACAAAAGATGTTTTAATGCTAAATATTGTTAATTCACAATCTAAACTAGAAATAGCAACAAATATAGCCAAATTTAATATAGAGTATGTTCAACCTCTTGAAAATAATCTTAAAGAAGAAAAAGATAAAGTTATATTAAAAGATTTAGAATTAAAAAATCAAAAACATAAGGTAGAATTATACGATACTATAGCAGATAAAGATAAGACATTTACTATGTCAGAAGTTGCTAAGTTAATAAATTATGTTGGTATAGGTAGAAACAAATTATTTGAAATATTAAGAATTAATGAAATTCTAAGAGCTAATAATGAACCTTATCAACAATATGTAGATAGGGGTTGGTTCAAAATTATAGTAACAGAAAAAGGTAATCAAGTAGTACCTCAAACAGTAGTATATCAAAAGGGCATAGAAAAGATATGCGAGTTGTTAGATGAGTTAGGCTATAAGAAATCTGTTAGATAAAGAGTAGAGTTTTCTACTCTTTTATTTTTAGTAAAATATTTTAAAGTTTTTATTGACATAATATATTTTATATGCTATAATGATTATATAAAACCAAAAAGGAGTGATGATTATGTTAAAAATAAGTTTAGGAACAATTAAAGGTAGACATCAACTACCAGTAACAGATTATATATTTAATAATGAGATACAAGATGTTACAGATGTAGAGAAAATTCAACAAGATGTAGACTATTATTTTAATGAATTATATAGTCTAAATGGAAAAGATGTACAAATAATATTATATGTAACAGGTCTTACTGTAGTAACACTTGCTATAGTTAAAACTTGCATAAGACTTGGGTATAAGTTGGTCTGCATGCACTTTGACAGAGATACAAATTGTTATTTAGGACAAATAATACTATAAAATTAAATAAAGGAGTTGATATTATGAAAACAAATAAATTGAATTGGTTAAATATAGGTAAAGGTTATGAGAGTATTAGACTTATTCTCAATAAGAAAAAAGTAGAAGCTATGGGATTTAATAAATTAGATAATAACGAAGTATTAATAGAATATGATATTGAAAATAAAGTTATTACTATTAGACCTACAAAAAGTGTAGATACAAGTGTAGTAAATATGTCTACTATTATACTTTCTATGAAAGGAGAATTTTCATTAGAAGATGTTTTAGTGAAAGTATCTAAAATTAATACCAACCTAGCTAACAAAGAAGAAATACAAAATAGATTAAATGCTCTTCTTGAGTTAGGAATGTTAGAAATAAATTCTAAAGGATATAAAATTATAAAATAGAGTTCAAAATTAATTTTGAAGCTCTGTAGTATGTCTAAAAACTATTTTAAAAAGTTTTTGGATAAATTATATGGCTTAGTTATAAAATCATTTTTAAATACCTCTGAGAGCTTTAAAATAGATATAAGGAAAGGAAGTGATATTTTGGCATTAACAAAACAAGAACAATATGATAACTATATGAAAACATTGATAAAAGAACAATGTAATAACAATCTAACTTTTAAATGTACTTGGTTAGATTTAGAAAAGTTATATAAAGAAAATTGGAATAACTTTTTTAAAAAGAAGTATAGTATGGATGCTATTCTTATATTTGTTAAAAGTATGAGAGTTTTAATAGAACAAGCAGATACTAAATTTTTAGAAACAATAGGATATAAAAAATTTGAAGATAGAATTACAGATATGTTTAAGAGTTTTACTTCACAATTAACTATTTATTATGGTTATATAGCAGATTTTTTATATAGCTATTGGTATAAAGAATTTCATAGTATAAGAAATAAACTTATAGGTGTATATGAGTTTGATAGATATATGAAGTCTTGGATTGAAATTGGATATTTAAAATATAGAGATAATTTAATAGTTGGTTCTAATTATTATGAATTGTGGGAAGTGCTTAAAACTTTTCCTAGACATACTTTTCTAAAATCTAAATATTTTATGAATCAAGTTGAATTATATGTTGCAGAGTGTATAGATGTGCTTACTACACCACAAAAAGAACTATATGAGTTATTTAGAAATGATGTTTTTCAACAAAAACCTATAACAAGAGAATGGGTTTTAAATTCAGATGTTAAAGTACCTACAATAGAAGAAATAAATAAAGAGTTTAGAGAGAAATTAGATAGAATTAAAATATAAAAAGGAGGGTTATTATGGTAGATATTGGAAATTTAAAAGATTTTGATATATTTAAAAATAACATTTTAAGAAATTTAGGATTAGTAGTAAAAAATTTTAAAATTGAGTATATAGGTAAAAATAAAATACCTTCTTTATTTTTAGAAATGTATGAGGAAGACAAAGATATTAAAAATAAAATAACTCAAGTATTAAATTCATTGAATATTATAGATGAGTTTGTAGAGTTAGGTGTTAATATAGAAATATCTTATTTGAATGAGAATTTAATAATAACTGCTTTGGATGGTAGAGAAATTTTAAATAGAGATTTTGGTAGATATTTGATAACTCATCTATATTCTACTATAATGACTACAAAAGGAGATGTGATAGAATGAGAACACTATTATTAATGAGAGGAGCTATGGGGTCAGGTAAAAGCCACTTTATAAAGGACAATCATTTACAACCTTATACTTTATGTGCAGATGAATTTAGAACAGCAATTCAAAATCCTATATTATCTTTAGATGGAGAATTTTCAATAAGCCAAAAGAATGATAGATTAGCTTGGGGTATGTTATTACAATGTCTTGAAGAAAGAATGAAAAAAGGAGATTTTACAGTAATAGATGCTACTCATTCTACTCAAAAAATGTTAAATAATTATAAAGCATTAGCAGAAATGTATAAGTATACTATATTTGTAAAACAATTAGATGTACCTTTGGAAACTTGTTTAGAAAGAAATAGAACTAGAGATAAATATAAATTTGTACCCGAAGAAGCGATAAAGAGATGTCATACTCTAATTAGTCAAACAGAATTGTCAAAAGGTGTAAAAAAGATTGATAAAATAGAAGATATTAATAATTTTTATGTAGATAATATTACAGATAAATACAATAGAGTTATCATAATTGGAGATATACACTCTTGTAATACAGTATTAGGACAAATGTTTGAAAAAGAAGAATTTAGAGAAGATACATTATATGTATTTTTAGGAGATTATTTAGATAGAGGTATTGAACACAAGGAAACTTTAAAAAGAATGATGTATCTATCAACTTTAAAAAATGTTATATTACTTGAAGGGAATCACGAATTAAATCTAGGTGGTTGGTGTCAAGGTAGAGAAATCAAGAGTAAAAAGTTTTTAAATGAAACTCTTAAAGTTTTAATAGATGGACTTAATGATGAAGAGATAGAACAATTTAAGTCAAAAGGTAGACAATTCTATAAGAAACAAAGACAAGCATATGCTTTTGAATTTGATGGTAAAAAATATTTATGTACTCATGCAGGACTACCTAGTGTACCTCTTATGACTTACATAGCAACAGATGATATGATTAAAGGTATTGGAGATTATGAAGATGACATAAGTGGTATTTATGAAAATAACTATGCACTAGGTAAATGTCAAGATTTTACTCAAATATTTGGTCATAGAGCTAATAAGTGTACAGAACATTCTATTAATTTAGAGGGTCAAGTAGAGTTTGGTGGAAATTTGATGTATTATGTACTTGAAAAAGGAAAAGAACCTAGATTAGAAAGCATAAAGAATGAAGTTTATGATAAAGATTATTTTAACAAAGAAAGAGAAAAATACAATAGAACAGAAAGTAAGAATTTAACTCAAAATGAAGAAGTAAATAAACTCATATTAAGTAAATTAGTAAAAGTAAAACAATGTGAACCTAATTTATTATCTCTTAACTTTGGAGATAATGTTTTTAGAAAGAAACAATGGAATGATATTACAATAAAAACTAGAGGACTATTTGTAGATAAGGGTACAGGAGATGTTAAAATCAGAAGTTATAACAAATTTTTTGGATATCAAGAAAGAGTAGAAACAAGAGATGAATATTTAATGGAAAATCTACAATATCCATTATTAGCTACCTACAAAGAAAATGGATTTTTAGGTCTTATGTCAGTAGTGAATGGAGAAGTAGTATTAGCCACAAAGTCTACTACACAAGGAGATTGGAAAAATTATTTTCAAGAACTATGGGATAGAGAAAATTCCAATGTAAAAATGTATTTACAAGAGTTTGCAAGTAAAGAAAATTGTACTTTTATATTTGAAGTTAAATCTTTCAAAGACAAACATATAATAGATTTTAATAAGGAAGAACTTGTGCTATTAGATGTTGTTAAAAACAGTTTAGAGGTCAATGGAGTTAATATTGATATAAATTATAGCTTAAAGTGTTTAGATGAGTTTAAAGAATATCTGAGAACCTCAAACAGTAAAGTTATAAGAGTAGTAGATACAGTAGCCATATTAAATAATTTTGATGAGTTCAAAGAGTTATTACTAGGGTATAAATATCATCATTTTGAAGGTTTTGTATTTATAGACCAAAAAGGTTTTATGTTCAAATGGAAATCTAACTACTATAACAAGTGGAAAAGTGTAAGATATTGTTATCAATATTACTTAAAACATTGGCAAGAAGCTTTTCCATTTAGAATATGTAAAGATAGTTTTGAAATTAATTTTATGAAATGGGTTACTTTACAAGACATTGATTGGTTAAAATCATTAGATTATGTAGATGTGATAAATGAATATAAAAATAATATAGGTAGTTAAATACTACCTATATTTATTAAAGGAGTGATAATATGAATTATTGGTTTAATAAAGAAAATACGATTAAAATTTATAATTGTGATTGTAATTTTTTATTGGATAACTTAATAGAAAAGAATATAAATATAGACTTAGTTTTGATAGACCCACCCTATGAACTAGATAATCATGGTAAAGGTAAAAAACCTTTGGCAAATAGAATGACAAAAGTAAAAGAAGATGTCAAATACATAGATAGTGGTTTTGACTATATTTCTATATTTGATAAATTTTTAAAATTACAAAAGATACCTAATATATTAATTTTTTGTAGTAATAAACAAATAAGTAGAATTATGAGTTATTTTGAAAATAGAAATTTATCTACTACTTTACTTGTATGGAAAAAGAGTAATCCTGCTCCATTATGTAATGGTAAATATATCAGTGATAGTGAATTTATTATTTATGTTAGGGGTAAGGGTGCTTATTTTAATAATGAATGTGATATTAGTCTAAAATATAAAGTAAAAACTTTTCCTATTTTAACAAGTAAGAATAAGTTACATATAGCTCAAAAACCATTAGAATTAATAGAACAATTAATATCTTTACACACTAAGATAGGAGATGTAGTCTTAGATTGTTTTATGGGTAGTGGAACTACTGCACTCGGTTGTAAAAACTTGAATAGAAATTTTATAGGTTGTGATGTGGAATTAAATAATTTTGAGAATACTAAAAAGAGGTTAGAATTATGAATTATTATTTTAGTGAAAATAAACAAATAAAATTATATAATGATGATTGTCTTGTTATTATGCAAAAATTATTAGATATAGGAATGGCTAATAAGATAGATTTAATCGTATGCGACCCACCTTATAAAGTAACAAGCAGAGGTAGTGCAGGTAATAGTGGTGGAATGTTACAAAAGAAAATAAATAGACAAGGAAAAGTTTTTAAACATAATGATTTAGACTGTAAAGATTGGTTTAAATATTGTTATGAACTTTTAAAAGAGAGTGGACATTGCTATATAATGTGTAATCATATAAATTTACATAATTATCTTAATGTGGCTAAAGATAGTGGTTTTCATTTTATAAAATCTCTTATATGGAATAAGGGTAATAAAATAATGGGGCAGTATTATATGAGTCAATTTGAATATATTTTATTCTTTAGAAAAGGCAAGGGTGTTAAGATTAATAATTGTGGTACAAGTGATATTCTAAATGTACCTAATATCAAAACTAAGGATAAAAATGGAAATAACATTCACGATACAGAGAAACCCGTTGAATTAATGAAAATATTAATAGAAAATTCTAGCAAAGAAAATGAAGTAGTATTAGACTTTGCTTGTGGTGTAGGTTCAACTTTATTAGCTTGTCAAGAGTTAAATAGACAAGCTATTGGTTGTGAAATAGATGAGAATTATTATAATATTGCGATTAAAAGATTAAAAGGAGAACCTTTACAAAATATTTTTATTAATAATACCAATGTAAAATAACAAAAATATAGAACTTTTATTAATTATTTAATAAAATTGCTTGACAAAGTTTAGTTCTTATGTTATAATTACTATGTAAGATGAATATTTGGAGAGAATGAGATTTCATTTACATTAAAACTTTTGACTACCAAAGTTGCCTTTATTATTTTGAGTTATTTTAATAGAGGTTATAGGTAAGTAAAGGGTAAACATTTATGATAAGGTTTTGAAAATAACTCCCTTACATTGTATAGTTTGCCTAGTCCACAAGACTATAAAATGAGTTTGCTATTTATATCTTAAAAATAGTAGGTTTATTTACTGCCTCAACAGTAATAACAATATAGGTAGGTTTTGTACTCATTTGTCCTACATAAGTAAAAATGAGTAATTAACTAGCTAGTCAATATTTTAAATTAGACCACTCCCATTTTTAGTATATGATTATTGACTAGCTAGTTAATGCAAAAAACTGATAGTAGTAGGTTTTATACCTATATAAGAAAATTTATATTAGGGAATTTACAGGAAAAGATATTAACTACTCATGATGTCGTTACTATATAATTGACCTGACTACTTATATATGCAAGAGTAATCAAAGGGTAAGATACATTTAGCTAATGGTTTGTTGGTTCAAGTCCAACCTTTTGCACTTGATATTTAAAAAAAGCAAATAATGTAGGTGGCTTTCTTACACATAAAAGTTTTAGACTACATTGGGTTGTGGAGTTTAGCATTTTTACTTGTTTCCTTAAATCAAGTTATTATGTTTAAAAATGCAACATATGGTGGTAATAGTGTAAAGGTTAGCACACAAGTTTGTGGCACTTGGAGAGTGGATTCAATTTCCACTTACCACACCAAAACTTATCGCAGGTTGGAGGAAAAGTACCTCACTAGGCTCATTCCCTAGAGAACTTGGAGCATTACCAAGACCTGCAACCATATCAGTGAGTGGTTCAGTAGGTAGAACACTTGTTTTGGGAACAAGAAGTCAGAGGTTCGATTCCTCTCTCACTGACCATAATATGCCATATTACCTCAATCGGTAGAGGGTCTATAAGTAGAAATAAAAGATGTAGGTTCGAGTCCTACTATATACCATAGGTTTATATAGCTTAACTGGTTAAAGCCTTATGGATTATAGAAAGTTATCAGTTCGAGTCTGATATATGGCGAATAAAAATTATAAAGGAAATTAAGATATGTTGAAAATTTATACTAAAGAAGATTGTCCAAATTGCTCTAAACTCAAAAATATACTAACTAAATATAATATTGAGTTTGAAGTAGTTGAAGATGAAAAAGAACTTATGATTATAGGTTCTAAATCAAGAATTATGTCTGCTCCTATATTAGAATTAAATGACAAATTTTATTCTTATATAGATTTTAATAATTTTTTAATATTATTTTCAAATGTTTTATTAAAATATTAAAATAATAGTTGACAAATCAAAAATAATATGATATACTTATAATATAAAGAACATTACTGCAACTACTATTTGGTTAATGTAAAAAGTCAATTTATAAATACAAATATATGTTCTTTCAAAATATTATACAGAAGATTACTGCAAATTAAATTCTAATCGAGCATTATAATTGTAATATAAAAAGCTAATTAAAATCTTCTGTAAACTTATAATATACAGTTGCTAACTGCAATGATGATTACACATAATCAACTTTTATTTGGAAAGAGTTTAAATTGCAACTGTCTACTTTAGGCAAAAAATATACAGAACTTTACTGCAAACGAACAATTTATATTAAATATAAGAAGAATAAAGCTACCAATTTTATTTTAACTTTTAGACCCATTACATTATTCGTGTAGAGAATTTTACACCTGTACTGTTATTTGTTACTAAGTTCTGTCAATTTATATTTTATAAAGTACAAATTAAAAAGAAAAGGAGAAAATCAATGGAAAAATTAAACATTAAAGATGTTGCAAGAAAACTTGCAGAAAGAGATTTAGGAGCTACTATTAAGGAAAATGAACAATTCCTAAAAGGTTTAGTAGATGTTATCAATGAGGAACTAGAAAAAGGAAATGAAGTTGCATTTTATGGGTTAGGAACTTTCACTGTTAAAGAAGTTGCAGAAAGAAAAGGAAGAAACCCACAAACAGGAGAAGAAATTACTATTGAAGCACACAATTCTCCAAAGTTTAAATTCTCTAGTTCAGTTAAAGAATTAGTTAGATAAACGAAATTTTATAAATGCTTTAAAAATGAAACGATAGACGATAAATGCTTTAGAAATGGAACAGATAATTTTAGCAGAGATACTCCAAAAGAGAGGTAAGTTATATACCTCTCTTTTCTCTTATAAAAATATTTCTTGACTTATAAATATAAATATGCTATAATGATAACATAATTAATAAAGGAGAAGTGGTATATGAATATGTTAAACAAGAAAGATAAATATTCCTTAATACAAGGGGATGCTTATGATGTGATAAATTTCTTAAAAGATAAAAAAATTAAAGTAGATGCAATTATAACTGACCCACCTTATAACATCTCAAAAGATAATAATTTTTCTACTATGAAAAATGCCAAAAGACAAGGTGTAGATTTTGGAGAGTGGGATAAAGACTTTAATTTGTTTGATTGGATAAAATTGTATTCATCTTTAATAAAAGATGATGGAAGTTTTATCGTATTTTGTTCTTATAGATATATAAGTTATATCATAGATGAATTAGAAAAAAATGATTTTGTTGTTAAGGACATAATAGAATGGAAAAAATCAAATCCTATGCCAAGAAATATAAATAGAAGATATGTACAAGATACAGAGTTTGCAGTTTGGTCTGTTAAGAAAAATGCAAAATGGACTTTTAATAAACCTGATGATGTTTCATATTTAAGGTCTACATTCACAACTTCTGTAGTTAGTGGTAAAGAAAAAGTAGGACACCCTACTCAAAAAAGTTTAGAGTTAATGAGGCAAATAATTAAAATTCATACAAATGAAGATGATTTAATTTTAGATTGTTTTATGGGCAGTGGAACTACAGGGGTAGCTTGTCTTTTAGAAAATAGAAAATTCATAGGTATTGAAAAAGATGCAGAGTATTTTAATATGGCTTCAAATAGAATAAATTAAACAAACAATATCATATACATCACTAAATAGAGATATAATCAAAATATCTCTATTTTATTTTATAAAAATATTTCTTGACATTTACTTTGTTATATGTTATAATTATAATATAAAAATTGAATAGAAAGAGAGGTGTTTAATTGTTTACTAATTTAATTTTAAAACAAGATAATTTAGAAGTTTTAGAAAGTCTAAAGAAAGGGTCATCTGATATACCTAATTTATGTGGAAAAATAAAAATGATTTATATAGACCCACCTTATACAACAGGTTTAACCTTTTATAATAAAAAAGGTGTAAAAGCCTATGAGGATAAAGATTCTTTAGAAGTTTACTTAGATAATTTAGGTAAAAGGTTAAATTTAGCTTGGGATTTACTTTCTGAGGATGGTGCTATATACATACGCTTAGATAGTAGAATAAGTCATTATGTTAAGGTTATGTGTGATACCCTTTTTGGCATAGACAATTTTAGAAATGAAATTGTTTGGTGTTATAAAACAGGAGTAAAAGTATCATCTAAAACTTTTGCTAAAAATCACGACACAATTCTTTTTTATGCAAAACCAAAACATAAAATACATGTAGATAGAAATGACTTCCCTGCAAGTGAGAGTACAATAAAAAGATTTGGTAAATATGCAGATGATAATGGTTTTGTTAGTTCAAAACATTTATCTAAAAAAGCAATTTTTAATTGTGGAGATGATAAAGGTTTTAGTATTAATTATGGTATCCCTAGAGATTGAGTGGAAGTACCTACGAATATTGCAAGAGGTAATAATCGTGAAGTTATAGGCACTAAATACCCAACACAAAAGCCTGAGGACTTGATAAAAATATTCATAAAAGCTAGTAGTGAGGAAAATGATATTATTTTAGATTTTTACTCAGGAAGTGGTACAACTTGTGTGGTAGCAGAAAAGTTAAATAGAAAATGGATAGCTTGTGATTTTGGAGATTTAGCTATAGATACCTTGATATATAGACTAGATAATATTGAATACACAAAAGATTTAGTTGATAAAAAGAAATTATATAATAAAAAAGCTAAAGAATATAAAGTAATAACTAATTTATAAAATAATATTAAAAAGGGGGTCATATGGAGTATTTAAAAGAAGATTTAGAAATAGCAGTAAAACATTGTCAAGAAAAAGTAGATACATTAAAAGGAACTTGTCAAAAAGAACATTATAAACTTTTAATGATGTTACTAGACTTACAAGAGTATACTTATGGGGGTAGTTTACAATCTAATGAAGTATTAAGTTATAGTTATCTAGCTAAACTTACAGACATAAGAAATCTTAGAAAAGTATATATTAATAAACAAAATTTAATTAATCAATTTGATTTGTTAGTAGATAATTTAAAAACTATATTTGATAAAGTTGAATTAAAACAAGAGTGTAAAGATATAAAACTATATATATTATATCAAGGTTCAGAATTTTGGTTTGATTATGAATTTGTAGATTTTAAATTGAAATTAACTTTAATCTCTACTATTACAACTTTAAATATCAAATTATATAAAAAAATATCTTATGTTTTAGAGAACATTTTAAATATAAGTAAAAATATTAAATTGGAGGTAATATAATGAAACTAGATGAGAGAATGAAAAAATATGAATATGTTACTAGACACTATTTAATGTGTAGAACCCCTGTAATAGTTAGAATTGATGGTAAAGCCTTTCACACATTCACAAAAGGAATGAAAAAACCCTTTGACCATATATTTATGGAATCTATGCAAGATACTATGAAATATCTATGTGAGAATGTACAAGGTTGTGTACTTGGGTATTGTCAATCTGATGAGATAAGTTTGTTACTAATAGATTATGATACTTTTGAAACAAGTGCTTGGTTTGATAATAATTTAAGTAAAATTATTAGTATTACTTCTAGTCTAGCAAGTGTATACTTTAATCAACAATTTAGCCTAAATTTATTAGATTATAGAATTAAAGCTAAACAAAATAATAATAGAGATATTATATATGAAAATAACTTATATAGTAATATTTCTCGTTTACCTATATTTGATAGTAGAGCTTTTAATTTACAAAAAGAGGAAGTAAATAATTATTTTGTTTGGAGGCAACAAGATGCCATTAAAAATGCAATACAAATGATAGGTAGAGCTTATTTTACTCGTAAAGAGTTAGAAAATAAAAGTGGACAAGATATTGTAGATATGTTAGATAATATTAAAGTGAATTATCATTCTTACACTACAAGTGAAAAGAGAGGTACTTGTTGTATTAAAACCAATAAAGGTTGGGAGTTAGATACTGAAATACCTATTTTTAAAGAGGATAAAGATTATATTGAAAAATTAATTTATATTGGAGAGTGATAAATGAAATGTGAGGTTTGTGGTAAAGAACTTAAAGGTAGATTTCATAAAGTTTATTTAAGTGAAATAAATAGTTATGCTTTTATATGTCATAATTGTTTGGATAAAGAAATTGTTTTAGTATATAAGATTAAAAATGGGTTTACTCACAACATTAGAGGTTGTAATCCTCACTCTTTACAATTTATACAATATGAAGATGAACAAGATTTTAAAAATATTAAAGAATATATTTATTCTTTAAATGAAAGAAAAAATTATTTAGAACAACAAATTAAACTATTAACAGATAAAGATAAGGAAGTATTGCTATTTTTATATCAAGATGAACTAAAAAATATTAAATTAGAGTTAAAACAATTACAAGAGGAGAGTGATTTTTAGTGCCTAGAGAAGTTAAATATGGAATTTTTGGTGGAATTGTTATTATTTTAGTAGTTTTATTATTTTGGAATGGGTATACTGTAGATACAGGAGAAGTCGCTATTATTAGTAATTTTGGTAAAGTATCTAAGATAGAAACAGAGGGATTACATTTTAAAATACCTTTTGTTCAAAGTAGAAAGTATATAGAAACAAGAGAAAAAACTTATATATTTGGTAAAACAGATGAAATGGATACTACATTAGAAGTATCCACTAAAGATATGCAGAGTATAAAATTAGAGTTTACAGTACAAGCTAGTATAACTGACCCATTAAAATTATATACTGCTTTTCAATCTAAATATGAACAAAGATTTATTAGACCAAGAGTTAAAGAGATAGTTCAAGCTACTATTTCAAGATACACTATAGAAGAGTTTGTAAGTAAAAGGGCAGAAATTTCAAAATTGATATTTGAAGATTTAAAAGATGATTTCGCTATTTATGGAATATCTGTTAGTAATGTTAGTTTAGTAAATCACGATTTCAGTGATGATTATGAGAGAGCAATAGAAAAGAAAAAAGTAGCAGAACAAGAAGTAGAAACTGCTAAAGCTCATCAACAAAAGTTATTAGTGGAACAAGAGAATAGAGTTAAATTAGCAGAGTATGAATTAAAAGAAAAAGAGTTAAAAGCTAAAGCCAATGCAATAGAAAGTAATTCATTAAGTCCTCAACTTTTAAGAAAGATGGCTATTGAAAAATGGGATGGAAAACTTCCACAAGTTCAAGGAAATGGAAGTAATACATTTATAAATTTAGAATAATATTAAAAATAGGGTAGAAATACCCTATTTTTTACTTGACATTATTTTTATATTATGCTATAATAATACTATAAAGTGAAGATAGGAGGTATGAAGATTAAAATATTAGGTTTGATTATAGGGTGTTTATTATGTTTATTTTCTGTAGTTAAATTTATAAAGTATGAAAAAGATAGTGATAAGGTAGAAAGTTTAACTATAGGTTTTATTGGTTTTGTAATCATTAAATTGGTTTTAAAATATTTTTAGGAGGTGGTATATGATGTTCAACCCTTTAGGAGAAAATACTGTAAGTAATATAAAATTCATAGCAAGAAATGAATTAGCTCATTGTGGTTTAACTTTTAAAGATGTGAAGTTTGAGATTATGGGTACTGATTGGAGAGTTGAAGCCATAATAGAACAAACATTAGATAAATTAGTAATAGGGTATGATGAGAGTGGGCTTAGATTTAAAAATTTAGCTTATAAGTTAGAAGTACATTATGTGTATTTAAACGATAAAAAAGAAAATGAACAATATTATCACATATTACAAGTAAATAATACTATTCAAAAAATTAAGAATAGAATACTTAAATTTTTATGTGAAATATCTTATCATAGTGAATTAACTGACATTTTAAGTTATCAAAATGTAGATAATTTAAGAACTTTATGTAATAATGTATATGTAATTTATAAAAAAGATAGAAACTTTGAAATTCAACTTATAAATGATAATTACACTGTAGTTGCTACAATATATTTAAAAGTAAAGAATAACGGAAAATATACATTAAAATGGTCAATAGAGGAGCAAAATGGTTTAACAGATATAATTAAAACTCAACAAGAAAATACTACTCTTATTAGTTGTATAGTTTTATTGAAAACTTTATTAGAAAGAAAGGGGTTGAAATATAGCAATGAAAATTCTTAATATTTGGGGTAAATTACCTGATGTATTTATTAAAGTGTGGGATGGAGAAAGAAGTATATATTATAAAACTGTTTTAGTCAATGGTAAATATAGATTGTATAAATTAAATTATAATTATTCTGATTGTTATAAAGTAACTCGTTATTATACTAAGGATATGAATTTAATCAATGCAGTAAAAAATTATGTAGGGCTTAAATAAGATATATAAGATAAAAAATGGAAAGGGGAATGTGTGGAAAAAGAAATTATTAGAGAGTTCTATTGTCAAATATGTGGAAAATTAGTACAAGTTACTAACACTAAAGATAGGAGAACAAAAAATTGTAGTAATGAGTGTATGTGGAAAGGTATTATAAGTAGGTATCAGAAAAAACACCCATATATACTAAAAAATAGAAAATTAGTATCAGAACTTAGAGAAGTAAAAAAAGATAAAGAAAATAAATACTACTTTATAGAAGATGGTATAAAATATAGATGTAGTAAAGAAGGTTTTAAAACTAGAGAATTATATTCAGAGGATTTAATGACTAAAAAAAATAAGGGATGGACAAACAAAGATTTAATAGAATTGGTAGGTTTGAAAATTGGGGGCTTATATAGAGATAGAGATATAGCCTTACTACTAGAAAGACCAATTTCTGCTATAAGAAATAAATTCTATAAATTAAAATCACAAGGGTTGTTGGATACTTATTTAAATAAATTTAAAGAACAAGGAGAGATATAACTATGAAAGATTCAATATATAGAACTATAGCTAACAATGTAGAATTAGAATTTGAATATAATAATTTATTTGAAGTAAATACTTTTGTAGAATTTGTAAATTGGCTTTTAAATACAAAAACTGCTACTAAGGATTTACAAATACCTATATCTAGTTGTAATGACCTAAATAAAGAGTTATTATTAGAAAAAATAAAAGTCAGTCAAGATGATAAAAACTCTGTAAGAGTAGATTTCATATATAAAGGAGATAAATATAAAGAGAATAAAGTGAGTATATACTGTAAAGTTAATAATTTAGATGTGTATACATATTCTACATCTATAAATCATAGAGCAGAGATAAAATCTTTAGAGAGAGCTTATTGTTATGATTTTATGTATTTCTTTGGTAAACATCAAAAAATAAAAATAAACTTTTTAACAGAAATTTTAGAAAAACTAAGAGAAAAACATACTTATAATTATATACAATGTGTTAGAATTTTTAAAGAATGTAATTCAATAGAGAGAGGGTTAGATTATACACCTTATATAAAAATATCTTTATTAAACCCTAATTATGATTTAGTATTACAACTAGAAATTCAAGAAGATTTACTAAATAATGCTAAAACTTCTGAGGATTTAAAAAGAGCTATTAGATTCTCTTATAGAGATTTAAGTAGTAATTTATTAGTTTATGAAAAGACAGAAAATTTATTGATGGATTTAATACAAGCTATAAATTCATATAATTTTAATAAATAGTTGACATAAAAAATATCAAAGTTATATATTGAATAGACAATTAGTAGAGTTGTCTATTCTTTTTATTTGCACAAGGAGAATTAAATGTCAATACCAATAGTTATACATAAAACTAATAAGGTAAGTATATATGAGAATTACACTAGAAAAATAGGAGAGAATATAACTGTTCAAATTCCTAAAGGGTTCATTTCAGATGGAGCTAGTATTCCTAGAATTTTATGGGGTATTTTTCCACCTTTTCATAAATGGACAGATAGTGCTATTATACACGATTTTTTGTATAAGACACAATTTATAGATAGGAAAATTTGTGATGAAATCTTTTTAGAATGTATGTTAGAAGATAGAGTAAATAAGGTTGTTTCTTATCTATTTTATTTTAGTGTAAGATTATTTGGTAGATTTGCTTGGAATAAGTATAATAAATCTAAATAAAGAAAGAAGGAGATTAGATGAATTTTTTAGCATCATTTCTAGGTGGAAAATTATTTAATAGTATTGTAGATATTATTAAACCTTTTTTACCTACAGACGAAAAGACACAAGGAGAAATACTTGAAAAACTAGGTAATTTACAAATAGAAGAATTAAAAGAGAGAGGAAATTATATAGATAAACTAGGTAGAATTAAAGACTTAGTTATACCTTCATTCCTATTTATGTTATTATTAATGTTTAGTGTAAATTACTTCGTAGAATTAGGGTATGCTATGGCTCACAAAATACCACCTATAATGGTTATAGATAATACCTTAGTAGGTATATGTGATACTATTATAATGTTTTTATTCGGTTCTAAAACAATTTCAAGATTTAGTGAAAGTTATGTGAACTATAAATATGGAAATCAAATAAGAGAGATTAGATAATGGAAAAAGAAACAGTAGTGCTAATAGTTGGGCATAATAGTGTATCTAAGGGTGCTTATTCTAATGTATTACAACAATCTGAATATGATTATAATTTAGAAGTAGCAAATAAAGTTTTGGCTATGAGTAATGAATTAAAATATAATATAAAAATATTATTTAGAAAACCACACCCTAGTTATACTTTTCAAATGAAAGAATTATTAACTAATTTAGAAAAAGATAAGTATAAACTAGCTTTAGAATTACACTTTAATGCTCCTGCTAAAGTAGAAGATACTTCTACAAATGGAGCATTAGCCTTATACTATTATAAAAATGAGAAAGCAAAAGAAATTATAGATAAATATTTTGAAGCTATTAAGAAATATAGACCTAAACATAATATAATGGGTACAATACCAATCAAAACAGAAAAAGATAGAGGAGGGTATGGAATCTGCAACTCTAAAGGTATATATATTCTATTAGAGCCTTTCTTTGCTAACAATAAGGAAAATGTACTATCTATAGATGATTATGTAAAAGTCTTAATAACATTTATTAATAGCTTATAAAAGAGAGGTAATAATTATGGAAACACTAAATTTTAGTGAATGGTTTAAAATTTTATGTACAATATTAGGAGCATTTATTGGGTATACTAAATGGGTTTTAACTACACAAGAAAAAATGAAAAATGATTGGAAACAAGAAAAGATAGAATTAATATCTATGATTAAAGACAAAATAGATACAAATGTTCACGACATACAAATAACTCAAATGAACAAACAATTATATACTTTGGAATCAAAGATGGATAAATTGACTGAAATGGTACAAGAATTAACTGTACAAATGGCAAGTCATATAGATAAAGAAAGAAAAAGCTAGATATAGTATGTATCTAGCTTTAATATAAATAAAGAACGGAGGATATACAGTGGGAAATACAATGTTATCAACTTCTGAAGCTATGAGTAGTATATACACTCAACTATCAGGAACAGATAAGGGAGTCCTTCCTTTAGTAGAGGCTTGTAATCTAATTTTAGACTATATTTTAAAAAATGGTTTTGGTAGCTCTACAAATAACCCTTTAACACCTGCTCAATTAGAAAAGATAAAAGAAGATGTCATAAACAAGGTTAAAACACAAGTTCCTTTAGGTGTACTCCTTAAAGATTGTGAATTAAATAACTCTAAAATCAAATTTACATTGTCTGATAATTCTATTAAGGAATTAGATTTAACTTCTTTAATCACAAATACTGTTAGAGATTATGTTAATACACACAAAACAGAATTAAAAGGTCAAAAAGGGGATAAAGGAGAGCAAGGGCAAAGAGGTATACAAGGTAAATCTGCATATGACTTATGGTTAGAAAAAGGTAATGTAGGTACAGAAGTAGACTTTTTAAATTCTTTGAAAGGTCAAAAAGGAGATACAGGTTCTCAAGGTTTACAAGGTAATAATGGTACTTCTTTAGATTATGAATGGCAAGGAACTAAACTAGGTATAAAAAAATCTTCTGAAAGCTCTTACTCATATGTAGATTTAAAAGGTTCTCAAGGTATTCAAGGACTTCAAGGAATTAATGGAGAAAAAGGTGTAGGTATAAAAGATATTTCTATAAATGGTAATAATTTATCTATAAAATTAGATGATGAGTCAATAAAAGTAATAACTTTACCTATATTACAAGGAGAACAAGGATTAAAAGGTAATGATGGTGTAGGAATTACAAACATCGCAAGTGTAGGGTCTGAACTAACAGTAAACTTATCAAATGGTACAAATAAAAAATTTACTATACCTACTATAAAAGGAGATAACGGAACTCAAGGTCTAAATGGAGAAAATGGAGTAGGTATCTCTAATATTGAAAAAATAGGAACTAAATTAGTAATAACCTTGACTAATAGTCAAAAGAAAGAATTTGAATTACCAATATCATCTAATAGTGGAACAACTGGTGGAACATCAACCACAAATGGTAGAGATGGAGTTAGTTTAGACTTCACTTGGAATGGAACACAACTTGGAATAAAAAAATCAACAGACACTGATTATACCTATACAGATTTAAAAGGACAAAAGGGAGATAATGGTTTAAATGGTGTTCAAGGAGAACAAGGTGTATCTTTAGATTTTAATTGGCAAGGTACTAGATTAGGTGTTAAAAAATCTACAGAAACAGATTATACCTATGTGGAATTAAAAGGAAATCAAGGGCTACAAGGGGAAAAAGGTATAGGAATAAAAGAAATAACTCTTGTAGGAAATAATCTAAATATAAAATTAGATGATGATAGTGTAAAAACTATAAATTTACCTAATTTACAAGGTCATAATGGAAATGATGGAGTAGGTATAGATAATATTTCTGTAATAGGCTCAGAGTTGACTATAGACTTATCTAATGGTACACAAAAGAAAGTAAATATACCTACTGTAAGTGGAGCAAATGGTATAAGTATAACTGAGGTCAAAAAACAAAATAATAAATTAGTAATATCTTTATCAGATGGTCAAGAAAAAGAAATAGATTTACCAAGTACAACTATTACAGAACAAGATGTTAAAGCTATAACTGACCCTCTATATAAATCTGCTATAGAAAGTAAATTATCTAGGGGTAATCTATCTGAGAGTACAACGGCAGAAGATTTAAAAAATTTAATAGATAGCAATATAGCTAAATTAACAAAAGCAACTACAGAATTAAATTTAGTAGGTAATAATCTAAAGTTTAAAGAAAATAATATTGAAAAAACTATAGAATTACCTCAAGGTATAACTATTCAACAAGTTAAAAGCACTATAGATACAGAATATGTACCTACTATATCATCTAAATTAGAAAAAGGTACTTATGTAGGTACTGCAACAGATTTAAGTAATGAAATTAATAATAAAGCAGATAAATCTACTTTAACAGATTATGCAAAGAAAATAGAATTAAATGAAAAAGTAGATAATTCTACTTATGCAACAGACAAATTAAATCTAACTAATGATATTAATTTAAAACAAGATAAAGCCACTGCTTTAAAAATAACAGATGTACAAGCAGAAGTAAATAAAATTATAGGCAATGCTCCTGAATCTTTAAATACATTACAAGAGATAGCAGAAGCATTAGGCAATGACCCTAACAAAATAAACACAATATTAACACAATTAGGACTAAAAGCAGAAAAATCTGATTTAGATAATTTAAAAGAAAAAATTATTACTGATATTAGATTTAGTAATAACATTATCACATATAAAGAAAATAATATAGATAAAACCATAGATTTAAGTTCTTATGTAAATTTATCTACTGCAAATATAGAAACAATAGTAGAAAATAAAGGAAATACTTTGTATGAAAGCAAAGATACTACTATAGTTAAAAATTTAGATTATAACACTGTAGATAGAAAGCTAACATATCAAGTTAATGGTGTAAATAAAGAAATCAATTTACCTAGCTTAAAAGGAGATACTGGTACTTCTCTTGATTTTAATTGGAATGGTACTCAATTAGGTATCAAAAAAGATACAGAGTCTACATATACATATAAAGAATTAAAGGGAGAACAAGGTGTACAAGGGTTAAGAGGAGAAAGAGGACATAATAGTGTAATTGTATCTGAAACAGAACCTAATAAAGCAGAGTATGATGTTTGGATTAAACCTACAGAAAATGGTATAGATATTGAATCCTTATTACAACAAGGTTCTCAAGGTTCTAGTGATAATACTAAACTTATAAAAGGAACTGGAAGTCCTAAAGGTGTAGTTCAAGCAGAGGTAAATACTTTATACCTAGATAAAGCTAAAACTAATGGAGCTTACTTATGGTTAAAGACAGGAAATAATAATACAGATTGGAAAGTAATCAAAGGGGATACTGGAACAATAGAATTTACTTCAAAAGTATTAGATGGTAAAATAAGAATTAGAAGAATAGATAATTGGGTTATACTAAACTTTGGTGGACTTCAATGGGATTTATTTAGATTAAAACCAAAAGCAGAAGTTAATGGTTCTAGTGCTAGAAAGTATACATATAATGGGAATACTGCTTTACAATTAAGATTAACAAATAAGACTAATCTTACTCAATTTGCTATTCCTTATGGACTTAGAAGTGTTTATCCTATATATACTCCTTTATTTCACGATTCAGGTGTATTATTAGGAAGTATATTTATTGCACCTAATTCAGATGGTAATCAAATAAGATTTAATATAATGAGTACAGAATATGCAGATAATGGGTATGTAGATTTAAGATGTTCTAACATCATATATTATACTGATGATGATTACCCTGAAAACTTACAAAATTTAATTAGGGGGTTGACACAATAATATGGCAAAGGCTTATATATTGAATATAAAAGATACAAGTGGAAATTGGGTAGGTATACCTACCCTAATAGGTCAAAAAGGAGACAGAGGAGAAAAAGGGTTAAATGGGGCTAAAGGTGTAGATGGTGTAGGTATTACTAATATTACACAACAAGATAAAAAATTGATTGTAGATTTAAGTAATAATACTAGAAAAGAATTTACTATACCTAGTGCAGACTTACCTAATGGAGTAGATATATTAAATAAAATAATCAATGATACTAATGCTTCATCTGTTGAAATTTCTAAATTTAAAGCAAAATTTGGTATAGGTTCACAAAATCAATCAAATAACCCTAATTCAAGTGAATCCAACAGTTCTAATTTAAGAATAAAATTTAATTCAAATAATAGTGCAACATTTTTAAGTGATAATGCTAATTTTTGGTTTAACCCTGAATTAATAGATGGGAATACTACTATTTCAGATTTTCATTTTGGTAAGGGGGATACCACTAATTATGCAAATATTTATTGTGGTACATTAAATGCTAAAAATAAGTTAATAGCACAAGATGAAATTATATCTAGTGGAGATATAACAGCATTTAGTGATATTAGATTAAAAAGTAATATAGAGAAAATAGAAAATTCTTTGGATAAAGTTTGCCAATTAAGTGGGTATACTTATGATATGAATAATAAGAGAAGAACTGGAGTTATTGCACAAGAAGTTGAAAAAGTATTGCCAGAGGTAGTACAAGACAGAGAAGATGGATATAAGACTGTTGCTTATGGAAATATGATTGGGTTATTGATTGAAGCCATTAAGGAGTTGAAAGAAGAAATTAAGGGGATTAAAAATGGCATTTAAGTTTAGTCAATTTCATGAAATATTAAGAACTCCAATAAAAAATATTAATAGACCAATTAAAGCTAGTGATATAGATGTAAATAGATTTGCTAATAATGTTAAAGAGAATGATGCTAATGGTACTTGGAGTAGAGATGCGAGTAAATATATGTCATTGTGGGGATGTAATAAATTAGATTTAGTGAATAAAATGAATAAAATATATTTTAGATTCCCATATATTATACAATTACATTTTTATTTAGAAAATGTACATCAAAGTAATTTAACTGCATTTTTATTTCATAAATGGCTTCAAGAAGAAATATATATAAAATATGGATTGAAGACAGAACAAGATAAACATATACTTAAAAATCAAGCTATGCCTGTAGCATATTATATAAAATATAATAATACTTATAATGATTATGGAGAGGATAATAATAATGAACAACCATCTATGAGTAAAAGAAAAGCTACAATAAATGGTAATGTTAGATTACTAGGATTTCAAGCTATGAATAAAAATGGTTCTTCTCATGATTTTCCATTCATATTTTTTATCAAAGATTTTTTAATAAGTAGTTATAGTGGGTGGAATTTTGGTATTATATTAACTTTTAAGAATTTAGATAAAATAGATATTAATAATTTAAAACCAAATGCTACAATGGGATTAGATTTATGGTTTAAAAATATAAGTAATGAAGAAAAACATATTATTTCTCCAAAATTTGAAAATTATACATATGCTTATGATTTATATAATAATCCTGAAATGTATAGGATAGAAGAAATTAATTTACAAGACCCTTCAATTTGGAAATAATATTTATAATAGTATATGTGAGGTTAATAATGAGTAAATATATATTTGATAAAGAAAAAGCAAAATTAAATGAATGGCAACTATTAGATGTCGTTGATGAGAATAAAGAAGTAAACCAACCTAATGTTTGTTATTGGGTAGGAGAAGAATATCCATCTTTTAGTATGTTCTATGACAAAGAAAAAGATTGTATTAGAGAAAAAACCAAATATGAACAATATATTTGGAAAGAATATACATTACAAGATGGAGAATACATAGAAAATAACGAAATAAAATATAAAGAAAAACCAAAACAAGATGATTGGTTTTGGTATTGGAAAGATTTTGAGTGGCAATTTGATTTTATTGAATGGAAAAAATCATTAGAACAAAAACTATTTGAAATAAGAAACAGTGCAATGCACAAAGATATTAAATATAATGACTTTGTGTTTAGAATGTTACCTGTTGACATAGAGAATTTTAAAGAAAGAGCATTAGGAGTTACTCTAGGACTAACACAATTAACGGATATAACTGAATGGAGATTGAAAAATGATGAAGTTCATAATTTCACAATCAAAGAAATTTTAGATATATTCGCTATGTGGGGTAAAAGAAAGATTGATATATTTGAAAAATTCAATAAATTATATGTTGATTTTATGAATATAATAGATGAAGATGAATTAAGACAATTTATGTTAAATGTAGAAAATATTTATAATGAAAGAGAGTAAATACTACTCTCTTTTTATTTTACAAAAAAAATATTGACATAAGTTTATAAATATGCTATAATAGGTTATAATAAAAATTAAAGGAGTTGATAGTATGAAAAGATTAAAAGTTTATAAAGAATGTGATGATTATGAAGAAGTTTATCCATTTAAAAAAGGTTTTAAGAAAGTATTTCTACATATTAAAAATTTAATAGAAAAAGCAAATTTAAGTGCAGAAGTAGAGTGTTATATAAAAGATAAAGGTGAAGATATGTGGAATCCTGAACTTAACTGGGGGCATATTATGTATCCTTTACATTATGGGTATTCCAATATAAATAAATATAAATACCTTGCTAATAAATATTGTTATGTAGGAGAAGTAAGAAATCATTTTACAGATAAAATTGAAACTTTTTATATTAGAGGTATAAGATTTGATATGGAAAGTATTATTTTAAATATAAGTTGTAATGATACAAAATTATTAGGGTGTGAATTAGATATAAAAACATTTTTTGAATGTAATACTTTCATAGAATTATTAGATAAGTCATTATGGCAAAGATGTCCTTATAGTATTAGTATGTATAGTAGTTGGTCTTTATAAAAGGAGTAAATAATATGGTGTCAATAGTAGAATACCCAAGTTTAATTAAAGAAATGTATAGGGTAGGTTTATTTGGTTTAATGTTTAGAGTTTATCAATTAAAGTATGTAAAAGTACCTTTTCATAATTTTTATATTAATCAACCTAGAAAAATAGAAAGAAGAAATCAATTAAGAAAATGTAATAGATATGATTAAAATATAACAAGTATAAATTAAAAAAAAGGAGTGATGTGTGTATGTTTTTAAGCCAAAGAGAAGATGTAAGAAATATTATTACTAGATATAAAAATAATAGAAATATTAAATTTTTATGTGTAGTACCTAATGGAAGTAGAGTGTATGGTTATTCTAGTATAGATAGTGATATAGATGTAAGAGGTATTTATGTAGAACCTTTAAATAACTATTTAAAATTAGAAAGAAATAAAGATTGTTTTTCTAGCAATTTTTATGGAAATGATTTAGAAATAGATTTACAAATGTATTCTTTAGATAAAGCATTAAAATTAATAAGTAAGTCTAACCCTAATATTTTAGAATGGTTAAATGTAGACAATGCTTATAGTAATTTTTACTATATAAATGAATTAAGAGAAGTAGCAGATGAGTATTTTGATGTTAAAAAATGTTTATATCATTATACAGGAATGGCTAAAAAAGATTTAAAATCACATATTAAATATGTAGAGAAAGATAAAGTTATTAAAGTAAAACACTTATTAAATATATTTAGATGTTTATTTTATTGTCATTCTATGATTAGAGATGGAGAATTTCCTACATTAGACATAATGGATAATATACCTGCTATTTTAGATACTACTAGATTAGAAAATGGTAAACTTTTTACTCAATATATTGTAGACTTAATAGAAAGAAAGAAAATGAATAAAGATAGTTTAATAATATTAGAATCTGATGTAGAAAATTGGTTAGAAGAAAGAATAAGAAATTATGGAGATTTTGCCAATGGGTTAAAATCTAAAAATATAAATATGGATAGATTAAATGATGTATTTTATAGAATAGCTACTAATTATATGTTATTAAAGGAAGTGATATAAATGTATAAACAATATAACAAATTATTTAAACCTTTATCTTGGTATGAAAAGTTGTTTAATACTAGAGTAAATAAAGACAAGTATATAGGTACATATGTTTATCATAAATATGTTATTCCTAAAGGGTGGAATTTAAAAGAAATACTAAAAGAATTTTATTGTCCAAAAGGTTATAAAGAAGTTTTTGGTAGTGTACTTGGATATTATATTGATAATGTAAGATTAGAGTTAGAAAATGCAGTATTAAATGAAAAAATTTCTATTGAAGAGATTTATAATCTATTTATAAGTAGTAAACTTGTTCAAAGTAGTATAATAGCATTAATAAAAAATAAAAAAGATAGAGATGAGTATTATTTACAAAAATATAAGAAAAATTTAGAAATAGGGGTGGAATAGATATATGTTAGACAAGACTACAAGTGAAATATTTGAAGAGATTAAGAATAATAAAAAAGTAATAGATAAAAAAGGACTAGATATTATTCAAAAAAATTTAATGGACACTTTAGAAAGTGCATTAAGTATAGAACAAACAAAATTAATAGAAAAAACTACATTTTTATTAAAAAATATTAAAAGAGAAAATGAATTAATCCAGTATGGAATAACTAATTATATTTTTAAAGATGATTTAAGTGATATTATTAAAAATTTAAATTTAAAAAATGATAAACATATCTTTTTAATAGAAATGAAAAATTTTGAAAGACCAATACCAAAAGATGTACAAGAAAAAATTAAATATTGTAAAAAGAATAAATTGTTTGATGAATACTTTATTTTATTTACTGATTATACACCTAAAAATAATAATATAGCTAAAAGTGGAAAAAATAGTAAACCTGAGAAAGACCCAATAATATTTGGAGCATTTATTCAAAGAGGAAAAGATGTGTTGATGTCAGAAAGACTATATTATATTGCAGATTGGGTGGATGAGTATTGTGATTTAACTTTAGAAAAGCTAACACAAATTCAACCTAATATATCTAAGAAAATAGATGTAGACAAAAACATAGAAAAGTTACTAGAATTGTCTGAGATATATTTAAGTGAGGAGCAAAAAACTCAAATAAAAGAGAAAAGTAATATATTTTCTAAATTTAAAAATATGTTTATGAGGTAATTTTATGATTATTAATGAGAAAGATGTAGAAAATATTAATGTCTTAAATTGGTTAAAATTAAAGCCTTTATATAGTGTCAAAAGTGATTTAACAGAGCATAATGAAATAAATACTAAATTGGAAAGATTAGTTAATGAAACTTATGATAATTTAAAATTAATAGATAATTATAAAAATTCTTATATAAAATGTTTAACAAAAGATTTTTATTTAGGACAAATATATGAATTAAAATGTTATTATTTTTATTCTCAATATGGAAGTGGATATTATTGTGATTGTTGTGGAAAACCTATAACTATATTGTCTAAAGGTAGTTCATTTTCTACTTTATGTAAAGAGTGTGAAAGTAAAGAATTTATGGAAGTAGATTTACATAACTATAATAGAAATAAGTATATTTATGATGAAATAAATTTAGATTTTTATAAATAAAGAGTAGAGAAATCTACTCTTTTTATTATGCTTACAGTTTTACAATTTTATATTATAATAAATTATGTAAAAATATTTCTTAAAAATTTTAAAATAATAGTTGACAAATTAAAAATAATGGTGTATAATGTTCTTAACAAGATAGTAAAGGAGAGTGTATATATGTTTACATTAGATAAAAAACAAGAAATGCAAAGATTTACAGTAGTAATGGATAAAGAGCATATAAATATGCTTGAGGAGTTATCTAAAAAATATGGAATAACAAAATCAGAGGTTTTTAGACAACTATTAGAAAAATTTTATAAAGAAGATATAGGAGGAAAAAAATGAGTAAAGATTTACAAGTTTTAAAATTTGATAATTTAAGATGTTATCAAGATGATTTAGGAAATGTTTGGTTAAATTTAGAAGATGTTTGTATAGGTTTAGGTTTTACAGAAATTTCTAAAAGTGGAAATTTAGTTGTTCGTTGGAGAACTATAAGACAATATCTAAAAGATTTAAAGTGCATCGCAACAAGTTGCGACGGTATCGGAAATGAGAATTTACCTGAATTTATAAAGGAAAATATCTTTTATAGACTTTGTATGAAAGCTAAAAATAAATTAGCAGAGAATTTTCAAATATGGGTAGCAGATATAGTTATTCCTCAAGTAAGAAAAACAGGGGGTTATATTCCTATAAGTAAAGAAGATGATGAGAAATTAATCTTAGCAAAAGCAGTTCAAATATTAAATAGAACTATCAAAGAAAAAGATAACTTAATAGAACAGTATCAACCTAAAGTAGAGTTTTATAATACTTTAATTGAAAGTGCTAGTGCTTTTGATATGAAAACTGTTGCTAAATTATTAGATTGCTATGGTTTAGGTAGAAATAGATTGTTTCAATTTCTAAGAAGTTTAAAAATACTAATGAAAAATAATGAGCCATATCAAAGTTATATAGAAAGAGGTTGGTTTAAGGTAAAAGAAAAATTAGTAAATGGAGAGTTTATTAAAGTAACTTATACTACTAATAAAGGAATTGAAGGTATCAAAAAATTATTAGAAAAGTATGGATATAGAAAAAGAGATACTGAGGAATAATATTTAACCTTATGAGAGCTTGTTTAAGATGTTTTAAAGTATAGAGGTATATAATTATACCTCTAATAACATAAAACATCTTAAACGGCTTATAAGGGTGTAACAAAGATAAGAAAGGAGATACTTATTATGAATTATTTAGATAGACAAGAATATATAGATGCCCACACCTCTATACACTCTTTAAATTATGTAGAAGTAGAATATTATGTAAATTTATTTAGATTATATTTACCCGATAAATATAAGTTTAAATTTCAAACTTATATGAAATATAGATTTAGACATAAAGATAAATATGTTTGGTTACGAGAATCTACATATAAATGTGTTTTATATTTTGAGAAATTAGCATACAAGAATATGTATAAATTAAATTTAGAATCTAAATCTGAGTATTTTTATTATTTTTGTATACTTTTAAATGAAAATGTACATTATTTAACACTCTTTATGACATATTTTAATCTTAAAGAATATTTAAGCTGGGGAGAGTATAAAAATATTGTACATTTTTATCATCAAATTTCTTTACTCTCTGATGAGTATTTTGGTATATCTTTAATTAAAGTTGATATTACTAATTATATGATACAATTCCAATCTGATAAAAGTAGACGAATAATAGAAAAATATTATAGAAAAGAAATTATAAATAATTTTGATAAATTTTTTCCAAAATATAAGTTTATTAAACAAGAAGTAAATGTTAAGAATGTAGGAAAAATAGATATATTAGCAAAAGATAAAGAAAGTAATAGAGTTGTCATAATTGAGATAAAAACAAATAAACAAAACCCTAATAAACAACTATTAGCTTATGCTACAGGGTATGATAACCCTATTTTAGTCGGAATTACTAATATGGATAAGAAATATTATTTAGATAATATAATATATTATCCAGTATCATATATAGACAATTTAATAGAGTGAGAAAATAAAAGAGATAGTTAATTCTATCTCTTTTTTATTCTTCTAATTTCAATTTTTTATACTCTACACCAAATTTATTTTTTAGTTTTTTTATAACAGTAGTTAAAGTTTTATCTACTGCTTGTCTACTATTGTATCCTAGTTTTCTTTGAATATCTACTATTCTTAAATCATCAAAGAAATATAGTTTAAAGAGTAATTTTTGTTTAGGAGTGCAATTATGATTCACATAATTTATTACTTTATTATATAAGTCATAACTATCTATATTTTCAATTATTTTCTCTTCTTTTTCTTTAGTTATGTCATCATATACTATTTCAGATTTTAATTCTTTGATATTTGTGTTTTTAAGCTCTGAGGGGTACTTTTTTAGCTTTCTCCATTCTAGTTGGAGTAAATAGTAGGCAGACTTCTTATTAGGCTTTAAATTGTGTTTTAAACAAGTTAAATACAGTTGTAAACTAAAATATTCAAAATCTATATTAGGATTTATTTTAGTCATATTTTTAATAAAATCTACCATCTGTTTAGTTTTAAAGAAACCAAAATAGTATTCGTGAGTATAAGGGTATAAGTCTGTTTTTGCATTAAATTTTTTATCAGTTTTAATATTCATTATTTATCATTAATCTTCCTTTCTTAATAATTCTTTAAAAGTTGACATAAAATATAGTGTTGCTATATATATGTTTAGATATAAGACAAAGTATTTTAATCTTATATCTTTACTTATATAGTAGCACACTTTTTGTTAAAAGTCAAATATGCTATTTTTCTCTGATTTTCTCTTTTAGATAGGTAGTAGGTTAAGACTTACTACCTTTTTATATATTAAGGAGTTGATAGCAATTAAGAGAAAATTTGTAGATACTAGAAATGGAAAATTAAAAATGACATCTGAACAATTCAAACAATACTTATTAGATAATTATTTAGATGAAAATAACAATAAAATATCAGAGAGAAAATTAATAAATATGCCTAAATTTATGGAAGAAACAGGTATGTATAAATTAGATACTAGAACTGGAGTAAGAACACCAATATCTATGGGTACTATAGCTTATTGGAAAAATAAATTAAATTTAAAAGATTATGATATATATAAATATCATAGAGATGTAACTAAAAGAATAACTATAGATTATGAGGATTGGACTCAATCTAGTAGAAGATTAAATAGAGAAAAGAAAATTAAAAAAGGTGTATTAAAGGATACAGTAGTATATACTCCTGAACTTGAAAAAGAAAAGTTAATAAAGGAGTGTTCATTTCCTAAACATTTTGTAAATTACACATTAGAGAGATTAAGAAATTTAGCATTTGAACTTTGGGAAGATATGGGGTTAAATCCTGTAGATGAGTTGACTAGAATACAGAAAGATATTACTGTATATCAAAAACTTAAAGCATTATATAAAAAAAGTGAAGAAAATAAAAAGAAATATAAGAAAAAGAAAAAGGAGGTTTAATGGCAAAAGATAAGGTATCTGTTAGTATTTTAGATAAGTTTAATAAAGAACAACTATATACTAAATGGCAAGAAGAGAAAGCAAAAAGACAAGAATTAGAAGAAGAATTAGCTAAGAAGTTAAGAGAATGGAGTAAAAAAGAGAATATACTAACAAAAACAGTAGATGAATTAAAGTCTACACAATTTATAGAAACTCAAAATGAAGATGTATTAAAAAAGATACTAGATTTAAGAGCTAAAAGACTATCGCCAGTAGATATACATTATAAATTAGATATATTAGGTATTGATATAGAATTAGAAGAGATAGAAACTTTTTTAGCAAGTGAGTTACCTAAAGATTTAAAAGAATATTATCAAGATAAAAAAAATAAATGGTTAGAAAGTATCAAGATGAATAGTAAAGAATATAGATATGCTTTATTGGAGGAGTTACAAACACAATTAGATAGAGCTAAGAAATATCAAGAGTTTTGTGGAGATTTACAAGAAGCACATGCAGTTGGAAAAGATATTAGGGCTTTATTAGATAGTATGGAAAAAGTAGCTAAGAATTTAGATGATGTAAGTCCTGTTAATGTAGAAAAAGATAGAGCAGACGATAAAACTCAAGAGTATATGAAAGCTAGTAGAGAAGTCGTTAAATTATCTACTAATAAAGATTCTGATGTTTTAGATAATATAAATGATATAGATATAGAGGGGTTTGTTAATTAATGAATAAAAAATTATCTAAACCTTTATTCTATCTTGATAAATATTCTAAATTGTTATTTATGTATGTAAAAGAAGAGGATACTTACATTCCTTTTATGTATGAATATGATAGTGAAACAGAAGAGGGTAAATTATTCTTAGAAAACCCATTATATAGAGATTTATTTAACTATGTTATGTATGTTCGTAGAAGACCTGATAAAAGAACTGGACAAATGAACTCTATACCTTTATTTGTGTATCAATGGAGTGAACTATATGTGATGATAAAAGCCACTATAGAGAGAAATTCTGAAAAGTTTTTAATGGCTTGGAGTAGACAAGCAGGTAAATCTGAATTGATTAAGATATTTAGTGGTTTTGCAGTAGTATATTTACCTAAATATATGGATGTACCTTTAGAAAGATTTTATCTAGTTCTAGGTTCATATAAAAATGATGCAGTGGAAAAACTAAGTAAAGAAGTTAAACCTTATATTTATAAAGCTATAGAATTTCATAATGAAAATTATGAGGATAAATTAATATATAAAAAAGATGATAGTAAATTAATAGATGAAATATCTAATATAGAAATAAATAAAGTGTTTGTAGGACAAAAAAAGAGTATACCTTATAGTCAAATGAGAGCTATATCAGTGGGTACTACTCAAGATGGGTTATCTGCTCATGCACTTGTAATAGATGAGGCAGGGCTAATAAATGCAGAATTGTTTGAAACATCTGTATCTCCATTCTTAACTGCTACTGGGGGTTGTCAATTTATATTTGGTGTACCTAATCAAGATAGTTTAAGTGTATTTGTGTCTAAATATAATAGTAGTGGTGTAATTAAGTTTATCAGAAAATGGGAAGAAATATATCGTTTAAGAGCATTAACTGATATTAATATGGCACTTTATTATAAGAAAAAGGTTGAAGGAGATATTAAAGAAAGAGGTCAAAATTCTCCTTATATACAATTTAACTATTATATGAACCCTAGCATTTTGACTGGAAGATTTATGACAGAGGAAATATTAGAGAATATAGGTTGTATGACAGAACCTATAGTATTAGGAGAAAGTGTAGTAAGCGACATTGATGATATGAGTAGTTTTATTGTGGCAGGTTATGACACCTCTATCAAGCACGACTATAAAAGTTTAGTTATAGGTAAAACAACTATAGATGAAACTAATTTTTATAGCACTGTATATAATATGTTTACTTTCAACCAAAATGAAACACAAAGATTTTCAGTAGATGAGATTGCAGAAATGTGTGTTAAAAAATGTATAGAATATAAAGTTGATGTATTTTGTTTTGACTGTACTGCTATAGGCTATGCTCTTGCTCAAAGTTTTATTAGATATTGTAATGAATATAATGTAGTAATATCACTTATGCCTATTATATATAATAACTTATTAAAAAGCAGAATGTTCCAATACTTAGAGAGCCAATTATATGAAGGTAAATTAAAATTATTGAATAAACAAGCTAGTTGGGAGGCAGAAAAATTATATTATGAAATGCTAACTTTTGAAAAGAAAGCAGGTAAAACAAATAATTATGTCTTAACTTATTCTGCACCTAGAGGAGAGGAATTTTCTGATGACCATATGAATAGTCTAGCATTATTCAATATAGGTTTAAAAGAGCTTATAGAGAGAGTTAATGCAATAGATAAAAGAAAGAAAACTTATGATGATGGAAAAAATAGATTTTTCTTGTTTTTAAGAAAATTTGAAGATAGAAATAAGAAAAAACTTGTGGCTACTAAAGAGGACTTAATGAGAGAAATTAAAGAGATAAAAAGAATAAAAATGGATACTTGGTGTCCAGTATTGTGAGGTGTGAGAGTTGTCAATATATAAACCATATGACCCTAATCTATGGGAGGATAGAAAAGAAGTCATAAAAATAATTAAAGAGATGAGAAATGGTAAATCTTATGAACATTTTAAAAATAAATTTTTTGACCCAAATAAACAAAGAGATTATGATAGTATCTCTGATGAGAACAAAAAAAGATTGTATGTTACAAAAGATGCCATAGAAGAAGTAATATCTAAATTAGTAGCATTTTGTCCTATTTTGGAATTAGATGCTCAACTTCATAAAGATAAACTAAACATATTAAAACCTATATTAAAAAGTATTAATTGGACATCATTAAATACAACAATATATGATATTTTAGAGAGTAAAGGGGATTGTTTCTTATATTATTATTTTGAAGAAATAGAAGATATCTCAACAAAATCAAAAGCATATGTACCTTGTGTTACTATTATACCTACAGAAGAAATATCTGACATAATATTAGATAAATTTGGAAGACCAACAACATATGTATGGCAAACAGTCAAATATGATAGATATTTTGATTTTGAAAGTAAAAGAGTAGTAGAAGATAATAAACAAGATGTTATTATAGTATTTGAGAGAGGACAAGTTACTATGTTAGCTACAGATGGTACAAAAAAGAAAGGTACTGCCTTAGTAAAGAATAAAAAAGGGGATATAAGTATATTAAATAAAACAGAATATCCCGAATCTTTAAGTGATTTATTTTCTATAATTCATATAAAATCAAATGATATAGCAAATTGTCCATTTAGTAGAATACCTGCCGATAAATATATAGATGATAGTTTAAGATTAGACCAAATAGAAAGTGACATCAGAGGTTCAAATAGAATTATAGGCTTTCCAAAAATATATGTAATAGATGGTACTTTAACGGCAGGAAGTATGAATATTGGTGGGTATGCAGAAATTAAATCTGATAGAGAAGATACTTCTGATACTGAGAAACAAAATGCTTTTAATACTGGATTAAATACACATAAACCTAATCAAGCACAAGTAAAAGATATACAAATATCAAATGACCTTAGAAGTATGTTTAATGAAAGAAATGATGTATACGATAGTTTACACGAAAAGGCAGGATTAACTCCACCTAGTTTAAATGTTAGATTATCTAGCTCTGATAGTTCTAAAGTATACCAACAAATAAACAGAAGAATGGAGCAAAAGATATGGATTTATGTTCAGAATATAATAAATGGTTTTAAACCTTTCTTTGAAAGTATTTTGAAACTTAATAATATGTATGATGAAGTTCAAGATGTAGATTTGTCTTTTAAAATGCCTACTGCTATACTTAGAGATAGTGCTTATGATAGAGCATTAACAAATTCATTAATGTTAAAGAGTGGAGAAGTAACTCTACAACAATTATGGAGAGAACAAGGAAAAACAGAAGATGAGATTAAATTACTTACTGATGAAATTAATAAAGAGTTAATGCTTGGAAACAGTGATGTTCAGATAGTTAAAGCAAATGAACTTAAAACAGTAGAAGAAATCAACAACAAAAAAGTTGACAATAAAAATGAGTAAGTTATATATATGTCAGACATACAGAAATACTGTATGTTATAAAAGAGAAAATTAATATAAAGAATAGGAGGATAATAATTTGACTTTAGAAGAAATATTATCTAAACAAGCTAAAGGAGAAAAGCTAACAGAAGCAGAGGAAAAATATTTAAAAACTGCCGATACTGAAACAGAACCTAAAAAAGAAGAAGTAAAAGTTGAAGAAAAAGATGATAAACCTAATCTTTTAGAGGAGTTAGCAAAACTAAAGCAAGAATTAGATAGATTAAAACAAGAAAATGAATTAAAAAATAAAGAGTTAGAAAATACAAAAGCTCAAACAAAAATAACAGAAGACTTATTAAAAGAAAAAGAAAGTAAGCTACAAGAAACAATAGATAGTCTAGGAAAAGATAAAGCAGAACAAGAAATCTTGAAAGCTAAGTTAGAACTAGAAGACCAAAAGAAAAAAGAATTAGAAGATATTAAATCTACATTCGATACACAATTTCAGACTATTAAAGAAGAGTTGGAAGAAACTAAAAGAGTTAATGAAATTGCTAAATTAAAGTTAGAATTGGAAACAAATAGTAAAGAAAAACCTTATTTACAAGGTTATTATGATAAATTAAAAGTAGTTTTGGACAATAAAGATACTACTAAAGCATTATCTGAATATCAAATATACAAAGACACTTTATCTAAATTGATAGATGAAGAGGAAGAAAAGAAAAAATATGAAAGTGCAAATAAAAAGAAATCTACAAGTATATTTGATGATAAAACTGTCAATCTGAATAAAGAACATAAGACTAAAGAAGAAATAGACTTAGAAGAAAGACAAAGAGAAGCACAAGTTATATCTAATTGGGCAAAACAAAATGGGTATTAAAATTTTAAATTATAGGAGGACATTAAGTTGGCAGATAAAATCAATATAAGAAGTACAGGTTTAAATGCTATGGCTCAACCTTGCCTATCTCTACCAGTTGGAGAAAACATTTTTATAGGTGCATTAGTATGTGTAGATAATGGTAAAATAAAACTAGCAGATGAAGGTACTTCTAAAAAGGCAGTAGGAATAGCTACAAAAGGAGATTTCCCTGCTTGGGGAGAAGCATTTTCAGTTGAACCAGTAACTGATAAAAGACAAAATGACAGATATTTAGCCATTGAAAATTTTGCAATCATAGAACACCCTGAGGAATTATTTGGAATACAAAGAAAACAAGGAACATTAGGACAATATGTTTACTTAGGTGCAGGGGGTAAATTATCATTAACTGCTGGTACAACTACTAAACAAGTTGTAGGAGTGTTAGTAGATAATGTAAATAGAGTTGCAGTAAGAATTTTTATAAATGGATTTGAAGCATAATAGGAGGATAATATAAATTGGTACTAATAGCAGGAAATAGCATATACGATTTACCTAAAGAACTTTACTCTAGCAATAAAGATGCAGAAGCAATCGTAATGCACTTAATAACAGGAAACTCTAAAGCTCCTGAACTACAAAAACCTATTGTAAATATTTTAAGTGGAAACATTAGAGAAATAGTTAGAATAGAAGGAGCTAGAATCCCAGTAGAAAATCACAATCTATATTTTACAAAAGGTACTTATTCAACAGATGTACCTGAATTTGGGAAAAAATTACAAGAATTTAAATTAAAAACTTCTGAAGGATATAATGCTACAGTGTTTAAACACGAAGTAGAAGACATTATGGAAGCAGAAAATAATGGAATAAACTTATTAGAACAAGATGCTAAAATTGTTCAAGGATATTCACAAGTATATTTAAAAAGATTTACACCAGGTAAATTACTACAAGCAATCTATACTGGACACTCAGACTATGGAAAATTACCTGCCGAAGGAACAGGAGCAGAACCTTATAGCACAAGTTTTGGATTTTTAAGAGGAGAAGACAACTCAATCGTTCTAAATCCTTTAGAAAAAGACAAATGGGGTAATACATCTCACTATAGAGGAACTAAATCAGGTAATTTCGCAGTTGCAGATATTTTAGATAGTGCAGATTTAATTAAAGCATATAATACTTATTCAGGAGATGATATTATAGCTCTTGCATCAAGTAGAACTATATATCATTTAGGAGATTTATATAACTACCCTAAATATAAAGATGACCATTTAATAGATGGAACTCCAGTATTAAATGTAGCAGGGGTTAAATTTATTGAAATAGCTAATATGTCAGATGACTTTATAGTTTTCTTAGACAGTGGTAGAAGAGATATGATTTTAAAATGTGTAAATAAAGCTACTAACCAAAGAGGTTTATCTTTAGTTACTGAAAAAGATTTAAAAGCTATAACAAGCCCTGCCGATACAAACGGAATGAAATTAAGAATACATCCTATGGAATACTTAGTATTGGCTAGAGAATCAGGTGTTATCTTATCAAAAGCACAAGGACAAAATACATCAGGAAAAGAAGGTTGGATGACTACAACTGAAGCTACTAAACTTGAAAAATTAGTAGAAAGAATAGCAAAAACATATGAAAATATAGCAGGTTAATAATTACTATTAAGGTAGGTAGATTTCTACCTACCTATTTTTAATAAATAGGAGATAGAAAATTGACAGAAGATAGAAAAAATTTAATAATAGATAAATTTAAAGAATATTCAACTATAATTAGTACAATAGTATCTAATTGTGATTCTTTTGAGTATTCTTCTGAATATAAAGGTAAAAAATTAGAATTTATAAGATTACTAATGGAATTAGATAAACAAATAGTAGAACCTAATACTACAAAAGTAGAAGAGAAAGAAGAAAAAACTACTACTAAAAAGAAATAACGAGGTGGTTGTATGAAAGCCACAATGACTACTTACATTTACACTAAAACAAGTGATGAATGGAAAGAATTATATCAAAAAGCATTAGAAGATTTAATTTCTTATGCAGAAGATTTAGAAGTAAAATCAGTTACAAATGATACAGATGTTATAAGCTATAATAACCCTTTAGAAATATTAAAAGCTAAAAGACAACTTGTATCAGAATATCTTAGACAATATGAATTAGCTTTACAATATGAAAAGAATCCAAACAGTAATACTTTAGAAAGAAATCATGGACTATTATATATAGAGAGAGATTGGTAAATGAAAAAGATTAAGCAACATATGGAGAAACATATTAAAAAGTTAAAAAATTTATTTGAAGATTACTGTTATATACAATCAGATAATAATTTAGAAGAGTATGAGGTTCAATGTACTATAGCCAAAGTAAAAGAACAATATGTAGAAGAGAGTAATAACTCACATAAACTTGAACTTATATTCCATATATTAGTGTCAGATTTAAAGGTAGCTAAAAATTTAATGGATGAAACATTATCTCAATGTCCTATAGATGATTTCACTAATTATAAAATTCAATATAAAGGAAATACATATGTTGTATATAAAGTAGCTCAAAATGGGTCTTTTGATAATGCTAGAGAGATATATGGTAGGTTGGTAAATGTCTAAAGGAGAAGGTAAAAAATTAAGTAAATTTATAGAAGACTTAAATAAAACTTTAACAAATTTTCAATCGGAAATAGAGTTATACCAAAATGATATAATGGCTATATACATATATAAAATAGCAGAGGCAACTGCATATGACACTAGATATACTAGAGATTTATTTAGAACAGTATTAGAAGCAGGGGGTTATAATAAACTCTCAGATAGATTATATGTAGACCATTATGACCATTGGAAAACTTTACAAGAGAGGATGCAAAAGGGAGATACTATTAGTTTAAAAAAACATATAGATGGAACTTTTTATCTTACAGTTAATTCGGAAGCTTTTGATATGTTGAACTCCTCTCCAAATATGCCATCTACTACACACCCAAGAGGTATAGACCCAAAATTACAACCTTTTATAGTGGCTTATGTAACAGATTTATTTGAAACTCAAGCAGATAGAGATATTGAAAATGTAATAAAAGTATTTGAAAAGAAACTACTTAGTTTAGCAGAGGGTAGAAGTAGAAAAATAAAAAGAAGTGGTGTGGTAATATGATAGAATTAAATACACTTATTTATCATTTAAACAATCAAGCAAATAAAGATAATTTACCCTACTATTTTACTAATGATGTTCTAATACAAGACCCTATAAAATTTAAAATATTAGAGCAAGTAGAAGATAAATTAACTATTGAAATAGATAATAATATAAAGCCTACTCAAGATATGTTTTTAAACAAAACATTTAAGTATGGTGTTAATATATATAATATTGTAGATATAACAATTTCAGATAAAATAATTATACAAATAGATAGACAAAATAAATTACCTAAAAGAAGTTTTACATTGGAAAATAAGCAACCTATACTGTTAAAAGCTAACTATTCATATTCTAGGGAACAGTCGGCTAATACTTTTAATAATTTTAAAAGAATAGATTTTGGAGTTGCTTTACTCTCAGATGAACAAGGTACACTCTTTGAAGAGATTAGAGCTTATGTAGAGTTATTCTTATATAGAAAAAGAAATATGCTACAAGTATATGATTTGAAAAATAATACATTAATTAAAAATAAATATATTTTTATTGATACGAATGTTACTACCTCTCTATTTATAGAAAATAGAGAAAATATATATAGAACATTCTATGTATTGATAAGAACATTTAATAATATAAATTAGGAGGAACAATAATTGGCAAATAAAACAGTTATAGATATGGGTTCTGAACAAACAGTTGGAAGAACGAGTACAGAGATACTTGTATCTGCTTTAGGTTACTCAAATAAAACAAAAGCAGTATCATTGTATGCTATCTTATTAACAATGAAAGAACCTGTTTCAGGGCTATCAACAGATAACTTACAATCAGGAAATTATGGAATAAACTCTGTTAAAGCTAGTAATGGTACGAATGTTGCACCTACAATCTTGGACGAAGAAGACCCAAATGCAGAAATATCAATACAAATGAAAGAAGACTTGAACTTTGTTAGAGAGAATGCACCATTCGGAGTAAATCGTTCAATATTAAATGCTATCTTTAAAGGAGAAAGTTTTTATGTAGGTAATGATGAAATAGTTACAATAGTAGGTACAAATGGAACTATGAAATCAAAGACTGCTAGAGCGAAAGCAAATGAAATGAACTTACCTTTTAAAGCATTATTTGGTTTAGAAGCAGATGAAATAAAAGTAACAGGAGCAGTTGACCCAACAACAGGTAAAATTCAAACTAGAAAAAATACATTTAGAAATGCCTATGATACATTTAACAAAACTGTATGTTTAGAATTTAGAGTAGTAGCTAATAAAACATATGTAATGATTATGCCTTTGATAGCTACAACTGGAATGACTAAAGATGAAGGAGATGTAAACACTTATACTCTAAGTGGAAACAGACTTTGTGATGTATGGGAAAGAAATGACTATGTACTAGAAGTTGGAGAAACATCTAAATTAAATGTAGATGAAGAATTAGACGAAATTGTAGTTGACGGTATAGTATTAGACCCATCTACTGCATCTACAATAACAGGTGTGGCTAACCCTACACTATGTAAAGTTGGAGCAAATGGAGAAATTACTATAAGTAAAACTGGTGGAGCTACTTTAAAAGGTAAATTAAAGAAAAATACTAGAATAAAAGCTAGATACTTCTCAGATACTGGAACTACATTTACAGAACAAAATACTATAGTAGTTGTAGGAGAAGCAGGAACAGGTTTAACTGGTGCAAAAGCAGTAAACTTTGCTTTAGGAAGTGGAAATAAATTCTATGCTTGTAAAGTGTTTGTATATGATAGAAATTTAGAAGATATGAATCCTTATCAAACAGTAGATGCAATCTAATAATATTTAATTATAAGGATAGGGTAATAAGTTATCCTATCCTATATTTTATTATAAAAGGAGAAAAGAGAATATGAAATTAGCAAAAAGACTAAAAGAAGTAAGAGAAAGTAATAGTAAAACAGTTGTGGTAGATTTAGGAGTTATACACGAAAATTTAAAAGGTATAGAATTACCTTTTAAAATAAAACCTTTTAATGAAGTTTTAAGTTTAAAAGCAAATATAAAATTACCTGATATAGATTTAAAAGATTGTATTAAAACTATACCTTTTAGACTTTTATCAGATGAAACAAAAAGAATATATAGAGAAGAAAGACCTGATTTAGCTTATGACACATCTTTAATAATGGTTATAGATGATACCAAAAATAAAGATAAATTCAAAAAAAGAGAATTAGAAATCAAATTATTAGATTGTCTATTACATATTGATTTTGATTCTGTATTTGAATCTGAGGATAAAACAGAAATAACTTTATGGCAAGATTTAGGGTTAGAAAGAGGAGACTATCAAGGAGCTTTAAACTTATTTTGTGAAGTATTATCTCAACCTGAAATGATAGATTTATTAAATAAATTAGTATCTTTATTAAAAGCCAAAGTTACTGATGTCAAAGATTTAACTAGAGAAATTGAAACTTTTAAATTTTGGTCTATAATGGATAGTTTACCTAAAGAAAAAAGAGAAGAAACTTTAATTTCTTTACAAAAAGATTTAGAAAAAAGACAAAAGGAATTAAAAGCCTTAGAAACTGAATTAACAACTGATGGTACATTAGAGGAAGAATTAATCAAAGAACATAATAAAACATCAAAAAAAGCTACTACAAAGGCTAAAAAGTAATGAGTATATTCAACAAATTAGAGATTATAAGAAGGGGAGAGTTTAAACTAGAGGGGGATATAACTATCCCCTTTATTTTTCATATAAAAGATATTAAAGATACCTCAGTTAATGAAACAAAACTTAGTAAGGAATATAAAAATTTATTGGAATTTAAGAAGTTAAAGAATATAATAGATGATATAGTTAATTTTATAGACATAGATTTATTTTTAATTGATAAGTCTGATGTAGAGGAATTATCAGATATAGCATTTGTTAAAGATAATTTAGTATATGACAAGTATAGAGTTAAAGATATATATGAGTTGAATAAACTTATTAATAGTTTATGTTTGTCTGAATTAGAACTCTATGATATAAGAGAATATATAATAGATGAGCAAAACAAATTAATAACTGAATTTTTAAATATACTTCATACAGAGATGGAAAATGGAAAGAAAACAGAACACTTATCTGAAGCCTTTATGTCTATACAAGTGTGTTCAGAATTTGGTAATAGTGTTATATTTAAAGAAAATATGAATAAATGTATGAGTGAATTTAGTTTTAGAGAGATTGAAACAAAAAGAGCTTATTTATCTAGGAAATATGAAGTAGAAAAAATACAATATGACAATTTAAAGAAAGATAACAAATAGGAGGTAGTATGGCAGGAAGACAGACATTTATTGAGATGTCCATAAAAACTACTAAAGTTGCAAATGGAATAAGAGCAGTATTAGAACTATTGCAAAAAGTAGAAGATAAAATGGCACATCTTAATAATTATAAGTTTAGTATGGTAGATGAGTCTGTTATAGTTAAACAACTAAATAGAATCGAAGTATCTCAAGTAAAATTAAGAAGAAGTGCCGAAGAAACTAATAAAAAATTAAGCGAAAAACCTCAAAAAGTAAAAGAAAATGTAGATGAGATTATAGGTGCTTATGCCAAGTTACAAATAGGATTAAGTGCAGTTAGTTTAACTTATCAATCTTTTTTGAATTTATTTGATAAAGTTAGTAATTATACTAAAGTTGAATCAAATATAGCAAACTTAAATATCGCTTCTAACAAAGGTTTAGGAGATATGAGGTCTACTTTAAAGGAATTTCTAGGTATGTCATCTGAAATTCCTAAAAATGTTAATGAATTAATTACAACGGCAGATGCTTTAGTAAGAACAGGTAGAACTTATAAAGAAGCATTAGAAATAACTAAAGAAACTGCTAAACTCTCAGTAGCTACTGGGGAAGATTTAGATAGTACAGCTAAAACAGTTACTAAAGTAATGGTATCTCTAGGCATAGAATCTAAACAAGTAAAAGATGTTTTAAATATTTTACACTCTACTGCTATACAAACTGCATCTAGTATGGAAAGTATTAGTGGGGGTATGAACCAAGTAGCAGGTTCACTAGGAGCTATAGCACAATCTAGTGGTAGAAGTGGAGAAGAATTAGCTAAGTATAAAAAAGAATTATTAGAAGTTGGGGCAGTAGGACTTGGAGTAATGAACAATTTAGGTAAATCGGCAAGTAGACAATTTAGATGATTCCACACTAAATTTTGCTTGAAGTAAACCTCTTGAATTGCAGGGAAAATTTAATATCATTATAACTACAACATAGCTTGAAAAGGCAAGTGTGAAAGTGGCGAAAGCAGAAAAAATATAATGATTGACCTATGATGAAATAAGTCGCATATATCGTAAGATAGTTCTAAGGGTTATATAACAATAATCAATCTGCAACTAAGACCCTAACCTTTTAAAATTAAAAGTATGGGTAAAGCTCAACGACTAGAGAACCTAGAGAATAGGGGAGAGTACAGTAAACCTTTGAACAATTCTATCAAAGTACCATAGGCAAGTATGGTTGGAAGTGGGAGGCAACCTAGTATGTTAGGTTGAAGAAATAGTCTAAAATAGTTTTAAAATTTACTTGACAAAAGTTCTTTTTTATGTTATAATATCCATACTTGATAATAGTTACTATTTTCAAGAATATTAAAAAAAGGAGATATTATAATATGAAAGGTTATTTATACAAAATTACAAACAAATTAAATCACAAATTTTATATTGGTAGTACAGTAGATATTGTAAGAAGATTTAGTGAACATAAAGGTAATTTAGAAAAGGGTACACATGTATGTACTAAATTACAAGAGGATTTCAACTTAACAAAATCTTTAGACAATTTTGAATTTATTGTTGTTAAAGAAACAGAAACAGAATTAGAGAGTAGGTATGAGGAAACAGAATTATTAAAGAAATATGTAGGTACTGATAGGTGTTACAATTTACTATTAAATAATTTACCTCCTAAATGTCAAAAGCCTGTATTTGTATTTAAAAATCCTACAGATAATTTTTATTTATATTTTGATACAATTTTAGAAGCTAGTAAATATTTAGGTATTAGAGAAACTATATTAGGTAATAAAATATCATATTTTCAAGGACAAGTAATAGAAACTTTAAATGAAGGTTATGTTTATTGTAGCCATTACCCTAATTATATGACATATACAGAAAGACTTAAACAAAAAAATGTTAATATAATAGAATATGATTGTTCAGGAAAATTAGAACCTAAAAAATATACTTTACAAGAAATTATTACAAAATATAAAAGTGATTTAGAAGTGTTTAGTTTATGTATGTTTGATAAATTAGAATATCTAGGAAAATATTATACATTTGAGGATGAGGTACAACCTACTTTAGCTTTTTTAAATCGTAGAAGTAAAATATTATCTTGTTATGATAAATATGGAAGATTATTATGGAGAGTTAATGATAGAAAGAAATATACCTCTACAATAGGCTCTCAAAATAGTGAAAAATTAAGAGGAATTTTAAAGAAAAATTCTAGGGTCATTCAATCTAATGGAACTAATTTTAATAGAGCTTACGATGGTTTATACTATGTTTTAGGAGATAAGTATGATATATTACCTTTAACTCTAGTGGAACTTTATTTACCTAGCGAAAATAAAACTTATTATGTTAAAGATTGGGTAGAAGCAGGTAACCTAGTAGGAGTTACAGATAGTGCAATCGTTTGGGTACATAAACATCATAATGGAAAAGCAAAACAATATTCTGTAAGAAAAATAAGTAATTTAGATATAGATAATTTAGAGAACTTGGATTAAATTTTAAAAACTGTTTTTAGTTAAAGAAATGGAACTTTAACTAAAAATGGAACTATAATGGAAAGTGGAACAAAAGTCAAAGTCTTATTCACCCGTTTAATCACTATGGAAAAAACGGCGAGAGAACTTTTCAATAAAGATACAAAAGATTATAAATTAGATGATAAATATATGAAAGCATTAGGAACTAGCTCAAATAAGTTAGATGCAGATGTTTTATCTCAATTAGCTAGAAAAGATTTACCTTTAGCTATTGAATTAATGTCTAAATTAAAAGTTGAAGGTGTAGTAACTGGACAAACTATACAAAAAATGTTTACTCAAAGACATGCTCTTGATATGGAAGTATATTTAGGACAAGTTAATGGTAATATACAAAATATAGTAGATACTGTAACTAAAGGTAAAGACTATATGACAGATTTTAAAGCTCAAATGTTTACTCTAACTAATCAAGTAGAATTATTTAAAAATAATTTGAATACTATATCTGTAGATGGAGTGGATTTAGTTAAGGGAACTTTTACAAGTTTACTTTATGTATTTAATCAATTAATGAAAAATAACCCTGATAGTCTATTTAATAGTTTATCTAAAGGAATAATTACTACTGGGGTAAGTTCAGTATATTTATCAAAACAAGTATTAACTGTAGCAATAGCTTTTGGACAATTAAAACATTATTTAGGTTTAAATATATCTAGTTTTGCAGATTTTTCAAATGCTTTAAAAAAGGGAGTATCTACCCTATTATCTAGTGGTTTAGGTTGGGTAACTGTAGGATTAACTACATTATCATTTGCTTATTATTATTATAGAAAAGTAAAAGAAGAAGCTATACAATCTGCTTTAAAAACATCACAATCTTTAGATAGTATTACACAAGATATTACAAAAAATCAAGCAATAATAGAGAGTCTAAAGAATAAAAAAGATAATAATATGGTATATGAATTTGAGTTTAGAGGTTTTGTAGATTTAGCTATACAACAAAATGATTTAACTAAGCAAATTATGGAACTTATAGATAATCAGAAAAAAGCCTTAGATAGTAGACCTGAGTATGAATTAAAATTACAAGCTACATTAGATTCTGAAAAAACAGTTAAAAATATACAGGAATCTATAGCTACAATAAAAGAACAACAAGTAGCAGACTTAGAAGACACCTTAAATAGTGTTTTAGAAAAATCTAAAAAAGCACAATCAGAAGGACAATTATATAAAGTAAGCGAATTAAGACCTGTAGAATTAGCTATTAAATTCAAAATTGCAGATTTACAAGAAGACCAAGCTATGAAAAAACAAATAGAACAAGAATTTTATAGATACCAAAATAAATATTTAGATGTGGCTTCTGCTATAGAAATTATAGGGGAATATTCAACTTCAACTGCAAAGAAAATATCTAAATCAGGAGATGAAATTACTTCTCTTGCAGACAAGATAGCAAAAGTAAATGAAGAAACTCAAGAAGCTTTTTCTTATATTTCTACTTGGGATGAAGATGTTTTGGGGTCTTCAAAAGCATTGGAAATGTATGTAAATAATGTAAACTCTGAACTAATTAACTCAGGTATGTATTTAGACCCAATAAATTTAAAAATGTTAAGTTGGAAAGATAATACAGAAGAATTATTAAAGATGTTTGATGATACTTTTTCTAAGGAATGGAAAATAGATTTAAATTCAGATGCCTTTAAAGAAGCACAAAACAGATTAAAGGAATTAAGAGCAGAGTTAGATAGTTTACCTAAAAATCAACAAGTTAAAATAAATATAATAACTAGAGAGATAAAACAATTAGAGTATCAACAAAAAGAAGCACAATATTTGAGTAAGTCTGTAGGAATATTAAATACAGAAGAGGTATTAAAGAAAGCAGGGGTAGACCCAAAGCAGATAACAACCAAACAATTAGCTACAACTCAAGCTATGCAAAGAAATATGCAATCATCAAGATATGCAACTGAAAAACAAAAATTTGCTATAATGAATGACTATGATAATGAAAAAATTACAGAAGAAGCTATGGCTATTCGTATGAGTAAATTAGATGAAGCTCAGAAAAAGAATGAAGAACTAACATATTTTGCATTAAAAAATGATTTTAAAAACTCATCAGGTTCTTCAAATAAACCTAAGAAATCTAAAGGTTCAGGTGGTGGAGCTAAAAAAGAAACAGAGTATAAAATGGAATATGTAAAACTTCAAGAAAGAAGTTTAAGTCTTGAACAAACTATAGCTTTAATAAATAAAGAAGGTTTAGAAAGAGAATATCAACAATACCTAAATAAACAACAATCTCTTAAATTAGAATTAGATACTCTTAAAGCCACTAAAGAGAGATTAACTTTAGAAAGTCAAAAATATATACAAAAAGGTGCAGATGAAAGCGATAAAGCCTTTATGGAAAGAATTAAAGCTAGAATTGAAGAAATTACTGCTATGGGTACTCTAAAAGGCAAAAGTGGACAAGCAATTAAAGAAGAACAACAAGAATTAGCTCAGTTGTATGATAGTTATATGTCTTATTTGAATAAATATGATAACTTTGCTATAAACTCTTTAGATATGCTAAGTAAAGCCTTAGAAAACATAAAGAATAAACAATATGAAGTTATAGATAGTATAATAGCTTATAAAAAATCTTTATATGATATGAATAAATTATCTGATATGGATTATTTCTCTGCATTAACAGATAGTATAGACATTTCTAAGTTAAAAATAGAAGATGTAAAAAATAGTATTAGAGATTTAAAACTTGAAAATCTAAGTCCTGAGATGAAAAATGCAGTACAAGATTTAATAAATTCTGATGGTATAAACCAACAAGCTCTTACATTGTATGCTAAATTAGATATACAAGATACTCAATCTTTAGAAAAAAGATTAAAAGCTCTACAAGATAAAAAGCAAAATGGCTTAGCTTTAACTCAAGAAGAAGAAAAAGAAATGGAAGAGTTAGTATTACAATTAGATATTCAATTAAAACTTAGAGAGAAAATAAAAGAACTTCAAGACAAGAGTTTAGCAAGTGAACAAGCTAAATTAGACTTAATTAAAGCACAAAATAATGTAGCTCAAAAGAGTTTTTCTCAATTAGGGGCTTTCTTTAAAGGCAGTGGTACTGGAAAAGCAGGTGCTAGTCTTGGTGGATTATTTGATGCTTTAGGTGGGTATGCAAACTCAATGACTGAACAAGGAAAAGGATTTTTACCCCCTGCATTACTAGAAACTCTAGGTAAATTTGGAAAATTCTTTCAAGGAGTAAATGCAGATGCTCAAACAGGACAAGCAATAGCAAGTGCTTTTGGTCTAGGAGGAGGACAAACATCTCAACTTTTTGGTAGTTTAGGGTCTTTAGGTGCAAGTGCTTTAGGTATGGCAAGTCCTTATGGAATGCTGATAAGTACAGGTCTTTCTATGCTTGGTGGTATTATGGATAAAAGAAAACAAAAGAAACAAGGAGAAGCAGACAAAAAGACAGAACTTGCCAAAAAACAATATGATGAAAATACTAAACAATTACAATTAGTATCTAGCAGACTTGAAAGTTTAAATACAAACTTATTGAGTTTAAATCAATCAATGGTAAGTATATTCTCATCTATGCCTACAATAGATAATATTAGTAGAGTGTTAGGTGGAATGGAAAAGTTATATGGTATTATAAATGTAAATAGAGATTTTGGTAGTGCTAGTTTTATGACTCAAGAAAGTAAGAAAACAGGAAATTGGTTGACTGGAAAGTCTACTATTACTTGGATGGAAAATCATCAAATGAGTACACAACAACTATTGAAAGAGTATGGATTCAATGGTGGAATACTAGATATGTCTGTTAAGCAATTAGAAAATTTCTCAAAATGGTTAAAATCATATAATAAAGGTATTCAAAATAACTTTAATGAGTATGCTAAAATAGTTGATAATTATGTTACATCTATGATTACTATTAAAGATATGATGGATAAATTCTCTTATAGAGTTACTTTTGAATCATTCAGTGGATTTAGTGTATCTAAACAAGAAGATTTAGTTAAAAACCTTACACAAATATATAAAGATGCAGGTATAACTATAACAGAGGGGATTACTCAACAAATAAAAGAATTAGCAGAGCAAATGTCAGTAATGGTTACTATTATGTCAGATGTTAGAAAGGATTTTTTAACACAATGGAAAGATAGTGGTAAAACGGCAGGAAATTCTTTTGTAACTGCTATGAAACCTTATGTAGAAAGCATTTTAAATAATATGACACAAGTTTATTTTGATACTGTATTTTCAAACTCTGCACATAGATTAGAATTACAATTTAAACATATAGGAGATTTATTATTTGACCTTAAAAAGAAAGGTAGAGATTTAACTTGGGAGAAAATAGCTAATGATATGAGAACTCCATTCTCTAATGTAGTGGATTTATTAAGAGAAGCACAAGAGAGAACAGATACTTTTACTACTGCTTTAAGTGGTTTACAAAAAGTAGCAAAAGAAAAAGGAATGTCTATATCTGAGATGTCTACAATAGGACTATTATCTAAAACTCAACAATCTATGTTTGAAAACTTTAAGTCTGCAATTCAATCTACAGATGTAAATAGTGCTTTAACAAGTGTAGGTACTCTAGTAGGTAATACTATTGGAGAAGAGATGTCTAAAAGATTGGTAGACAGATTTATGGGTAATAGATTGACTGAATTATCTGAGGAAATGGATAAAACTTTAAGAGGTAATATGAACTTAAATGATTTATCTAAAATCTCTCAAATGGCAATGTCTACTGGGTTACAACTTGAAACTGAAAGAAGAAAATTAACTGCAATTAGAGATATGTTTAATTTTAATAAAGATATTAATTATCAAAATAATAATAATGAAATTAAATATGAAACAGGAACATCTCAAACAGTAATTAATAACTTCTATATAAGTGGACAAGTAAATGCAGGGGTAGTAATACCACAAAATACTGTAAAAGAGTTCGTTCAAGCTACAACAAATGATTTAATAGATACTCTTAATACAGATAAAGGAATAGATTTAAGAAAATTAATATAACAGAAATAAAGGTATAAAGTCTTAATTGACTTTATACCTAAATTAATAAGGAGAAAATATGACAGATATAGTAGGTACACCTGAAAACCTAACATCACAAAGTTTATTTATTGAAGAATATAAATTGACAAAAATACATATTTCTACTACTGAAAACAATAATGGAGTATTAGAAAAAGATGAAAATAATAACAATCTAAATAGTAAATTGAATGTAGGAGATGTAAAAATTGAAAGTGTTATAGGAGTTATTACAGATAATTTACTTCTATATACATCGGATAAAAATAAATATATGCTTATTAATAGCTCATCTAATAATACATCTTATAAAATGGTATGGGATAAGCCTATAATGTATAAAATAGGTGCTAAAACACTGTATAATCAAATTTTAAATTCTAATCACACAATTAATATACCTAATACATATTCTTTATTTGCTCTATATATAAATAATAATAGAATACAAGATAATGAATTTACTATAGTAGGACAAGTCATAACTTTATCTACTAAATTAGTAAAGAAATTAGATTTAGTATATAATACAGTAAATATGGTAGTATACCCAACTAATCAAACAATAACTACTCCAATAGAACTTCACTATTTGAGTGTAAAAGAATTTTTCAATGCTACTACTTTTAGAGATGAGAGTTATTTTAACAACAACAACATTAGAGAACATATCAATTATGAATCTTTTAAGTATGATGAGGAAATTACAAATGAAACCTATGGAAATGATAGGAGAAAGAACATATTAAGAACTAATATGATAGCTAAAATAAATATATCTTATTTTGTAGGAGAACACTTTTTAGACTTTGCTAATGATTTATTAGGTAAAACTTTTAGAATTGTAATAAACCACCCAAATACTAATAGTATGGAAATATTCCCTAATTGTGTAGTAACAAGTGGATATAAGAAAGATTATGCCAAAGAGAAAAATACTGTAGAGGTGGAAATACAAACAGATGGTAGATATGAAATAAAATTTGAAAATCAACCTACATTAGTTAATAGACCTTATAATAGTGGTACTTATAATAATGGTATTTATGGTTAAAACTATTTGACAATATACTTCTTTTATGGTATAATATGAATAAAAGTTAGATAACTAACTTTAAAATATAAAATAAAAGGAGAACAAAAACAGTTATTAAAAACATATTTAAACATATAAAAGTGTATTGAAAGGTAGGTGAAAGATGTATAAAGCAATAAAGATAGAACTAAAACTAACAGAAGAACAAAAGATAAAAGTAAATAAAACTATTGGAGTTGAGAGATTTATATATAATGAGTATATTAAATACAACCAAGAACAATATGAACTAGGTAATAAATTTGTAAGTGCTAATGATTTTTCTAAATATATCAACAATGTCTATCTACCTAATAATCCTGATAAAAAATGGATAAAAGATATATCTTCTAAATCAGTCAAACAAGCTATGATTTATGGAGAAAAGGCTTTTAAAAAATTTTTTAAGGGTTTAAGTGCTTTTCCTGTTTTTAAGAAAAAAGGTAAGAATGAGTTGGGAGCATATTTTGTTAAGAATAATAAAACTGATTTTGAGTTTTATAGACATAAAATAAAAATACCTACATTGAAATTTGTAAGAGTAAAAGAATATGGATATATACCTAAAAATGCGATTATTAAAAGTGGAACTATAGCTAAAATAGTTGATAGATACTTCTTATCACTTGTTATAGAAGTAGATGATATAGTTAAAACTGAAAATAAAAGTACAAAAGGATTAGGTATAGATTTAGGAATTAAAGATACAGCTATATGTTCTGATGGTAAGGTATTTGAAAATATAAATAAAACTAAGAAAGTAAAAAAGATTAAAAAGAAAATTAAAAGAGAACAAAGAAAGATGGCAAGAAGTATAGAATATTCTAAATCTAGTAATATAAAACTAAAAGATTTAAAAAACTTTAATAAGAAAAAGTTAAAAGTACAAAGATTGTTTTATAGATTAAATTGTATTAGAGATGATTATAACAATAAGATAGTAGATGAAATAACAAGAACCAAGTTAAAGTATATTACTATTGAAGATTTAAAAGTATCTAATATGATGAAAAACAGACATCTATCTAAAGCTATACAAGAACAAAATTTCTATGCGATAAGAACTAAATTAATAAACAAGTGCAAGGAGAGAAACATAGAATTAAGGTTAGTAGATACATTCTATCCAAGTAGTAAAACTTGTTCTTGTTGTGGAGAAATTAAAAAAGATTTAAAACTTAATGATAAGATTTATAAGTGTTGTAATTGTGGTTTAGAAATAGATAGAGATTACAATGCAAGTATAAATCTTGAAAAGGCAAAAGTATATAAGATTATAGCTTAAAACTATAATTAAAATAGAATATATATTCTCAAATAAAATAAAAAGGAGAAAGCTACTAAGAAAGCAAAAAGAGAATGTATATGTGTACCGATGGCTAGTCGGGAATTTACGACTATGGAGAGTACAAGGAACTATGAGTAGATACAAAGTATTGAAAATATACTCGTTGAAGTAGTAATATTCTAGTGTATTAAATATATTTTAATACATTTTTAGTAGCAGAGATGTGTAATGAACACCGAACTAAAAGTATTACAAAATAATGAAAAGGAAACTATATCTAGCTTAGATTTAGTTAAACAAATTAATGTATTTAGAAAAGAGGAATATTTAACTAAATTAGAATTTGATTTATTAACAGAAGCAGAAAAGAAAAGAGGTAGAGCAACAGAATTAGTACACAGTGATTTGTTAAAAGTAATTCGTGATGAATTTGAAGAAGAAATACAAAAAGGAGAAATTTCCCCCTTGTTCTACAAGGCTAAAATTGGGAATGGAGCAGAAAAAGAATATCCGTATTATGAACTAATTTTAGACCAAGCCAAACAAATTCTTATGAGAGAGTCAAAATTTGTAAGAAAAGCTATGATTAAATATATTAATCAATTAGAGAATAGGGTTAAAGAGTTAGAATCTAAAATATCTAAGAGAGATACTTTAATAGGTAAAATAGTTACATCAGAAAATCAACAAAAAAGAATAGAATATTTTGAAATATTTTATAATGAATTTGTAAAACCTAATGAACAAAAAGCCATATTCTATGACAAAGTAGCAGATAATAAAAAATATATAGATTTTAAAACTGTAGCAAAACTGTTAGAAGATTTAGGTTTTGGTAGAAATCTATTATTAGCTCTATTAAGAGATAAAAAGATATTGATGAGAGATAATCAACCTTATCAAGTTTATGTAGACTATGGCTACTTAAAGACAAAAGAAATTTATATAGATAAGTCAGATAAAATAGTTTTTCAACCTCTTATTTCTCAAAAAGGTTTAGATTGGTTAATTAAAAAATTAATAGAATGGAACTATCTAAATAAAAAACAAGTAGAAAGTATAAATACACAAAAATTATTTTAATAAGGGAGAAAATATGTATGAAATAAAAACATTAAAAGATAATTATGTTTGTTATTGTGAGGGTACACATAATGTGGCTTACACACAAAGAAACTATAAAAAAACAACAACAATAACAGGTAGAATTATTACAGAAAAAGTAGCAAATAGAAAATATATTACAATAACCATAGCTAAAATGCTAGAAAGTCAGTACAATATTTTAGTTGATATATTTAATTATTCTAATGATGGGATTATATTAACAGATTTGAATACCAATGAAATATTTACTGATTTATTCCTAGATGGAGATGAGTTAAGATTAAATAAAGGTACTTTATCTGAAACTGAAAATAATGAGATAACTTATTTTAGTGGGGATATTATATTAATGGAAAGGGGATAAATGAATAGAAAACTAGCAGAAAGTAATAATATTACATTAAATAGTCTTATAGCACTTTCAAATATAGATATTAAATTAAAGCCTATAGATACCTATATTCATTCTGTAATAGGTTTAGATACCTTAGTATTACCTATAAGACTTGAAGAGCCTACAACAGATTATTTAGGAAAGTATTTAGTAGTTGGAGATGAAATTGTTAAAATCAATACAATAAATAACACTACACAAGATATTATTAATGGTAGACAAACTAATACTTGTCAAATAAATGTTATTAGACAACAATTTTATACTCAAGCTACAGAAACTTTAATAGATAAACACTGTAGATTAGTAACTATACTTACTTATGATAATCAAGGTTCAAATATTTTATCATACTCTTTTACAGACAGTGCTACAAATACTAATTCTGATTTATTTTCAGTAGAATTATCTAATGGAAGTTTAGTTTTTACAGATAACTTTCAAAGATGGAGTCCACTATCTACTATACAAGAGTATCAAGTCCATAATAAAAAAACTATAGTATATTTTTTTAAAGGACAAAATAATGATATGATTCTAAAAAATTTAGGTATAGTAGAGAAAATAAGTTTTTCAAGTGGTACATCTAGCGAAATTAAAAAAATAACTTTATCTTTAAAAAGTTATTTATATAAATGGTATAATCAAGATGTATCTAGTATACAAGTTTTAAAGAATATTCAACCTAAAGAGTTCTTTAAGACTATTTTTAGTTTAAAAGATAATGAGGTTTATTATGTACAAGGTGTAGACCCTACAAAGATTATAACAGTAAATAGAGTGGCTTTAAAATCATTTAAAAAAGTTAGTGAACTATTAAAAGAATATTGTAAACATAGCACTATCAGATTTACTTTTGATAAATTTGAAAGAGTGAAAATATTTACAGATTATTTTGTAGATAATTTACAAGCAAATGACCATTTTAATACTAATATAAGTGATATTATGGTAAATGATGATAATAAATTAATATTTAATACTGTAAAAGGAGATATTTATTCTAATTTACCTTTATATAACTTTGATGATTTAGATAGATGTTATGTAAATTTTAAAAAGAAATTACCTAATGCTTTTATGTCAAATGAGATGTTAGGGTTTAGTGGACAAACTTATTATCCTTTAGAAATCACTATACCTAATAATGATTTATTTGAAACAAGTGCAATAGGAGATTATGTGTTAGCTAAATGTACTTTTGCACCTTATACAGAATTTTATGGTAGAGTTATATTAAAAGAAGCACCTAATAAGGTTAAATTAACATTCTTTGCTTGGGATAAAGATTATAGACTATTAGTTCAAGGTAAGGAAAAGTATATAAATAACTTATTGAATACAGTATCTAAGCCTATGGATTTATATTATGTAAGATTTGAATTACCTGATATATTTAGATTTAATAGAAATATTGGAGGACAATCAAGAGAATTTGCTTTAGATTATCCTATTTTACCTAGAGTGAATGGAGAAGCTTTATATAAAGAAGATATTGATATTACCTTTGGTAGTGCTAGTAATTTAAAAGTAGGTAGTTACAGTGGTACAGTAGAAGATATTAATAAAATATTCGGAGTATGGGATAACCAAAATTTATTATATAATATGGAATATGCACAATCACATAGTTCTACTACATACCCACCTATATATTTACTATCTAATCACATAAAAGAGAAAAGATTAGATGAGGGTTGGGTAGCAGAATATACCTCTTTTGATAACTCAGATATTCAATTAACTGTAGAAGAGAATGTAAATAGTGATAAAAATATAGATGCTACACTTACTTTAATAAATACTAGAAATGTAACAACATCTCAATTATTAGTTGCTCAAGAAATAGATAGAAAAGGTAATCACTTTTTAAGAGTAGACAATATAGACTTATATCATATAGGAGATGTTTTAATAGTAAATAAACCTACTGATAATCCTACAGAGCAAGAGTTAGAGGAGTACAACAATACTTTTAAAGGTATTAGATGGACAATAAAAGGTAAATATTCAGAAACAGTAGGAACAGAAACTCATCACTATATAATGTTAGATAGTCCTTTTGCTAAGAGAAATTATGGTAAAAAGTATAAATTTACTAAATTTCCTAATGAAAGTGTAGTATTTTTACAAGAGTTATATATAAAAGGAAACCCTATTATACAACATAAACAATCTTTTGTAGGTATATCTAGTGCTAGAACCCTATCAGGAGAGAGTTCAAAATCACTTTATGAAGAAAAGAAATATGATTTAGGAAGTCAAGGTTTACTAGAAAAAACTGAATTAGAAAAATTGTTAGGGTATATACTAAATAATTATAATTCTACATCTAATGAAACTACTAAGTATAAATTACCTTTAAAAATGTTTAATGCCCTACATATAGAGCCTTTAGATATAATAACTATAGATGACCCTTTATTTACTAACATCAATAAAGATACATATAAATGGGTAGTCTTATCTGTAACTATTAATTCTGATAGTAATAATGTAGATTTAGATTGTCTAAATATAAATAAGTTAAATACTAAACCTTATTCCTTAGATATTAAGAATGTATTAGAATATAAACCTATAGAGATACCTAGATACTCTAATACAGGTACTGAAAATCTAGGAAATGGACAATCAAATTCAACAAAAGATAATGATGTAGGTCAAATATGGGTTGCAAAGATAGATGAGCAAGAATTTACTGCCATTGTAGAAAAATATAATAATGGTTATATATGGTTTAAAGGTTTTGATGGTACTAAACAAGCAGAGTATAAGGATAAACTATTTGGTAAAGGAGTAGAATTTGTAGTAGACATAAATGGCGAAATGATATTAGTAAATTCTGATTTACAATATCGTGCTATGATTAGAAAAAGACAAATGTATGCTACAAACTATAATGAGATTTTAGCAGGACAAAAAGTAAAATTCTTAGCTATTACTATACATACAGATGTAGATGGTACTTTATATGGTAGAAGAATACACATAGGAGATAATAAAAACTATTTCCACTACGATATGGTAAATGGGGCTACTTTTAGAGGTAACTTTGAGGTAGGAGAAGAAAATCAAAATTCTAATAATGCTCTTTATAATGCTTTACAAAATAACAGAGTATTTAGAGATAGTAGTAAACCTATAAATAGTGCTACAGTAAGACTTAAAAAAGGAGATATTTGGTATGATACCTCTGATGGTAATAGACCTTATGTATATGATGGTGCTAATTGGGTAGATAGTAGAGATAGTGGTTTAGAAAATAATATTGAATTTTCTAAAATAATATATGCAGATGAGCCACAAGTTATAGGGGTACAAGAGAATGACTTTTGGGTAGATACAAATGATAATAATAACATATACATAAGAAAGAATAATACTTGGGTATCATTCTATAATGCACCTACTTTTGCTAAAACAGGACAAAAAGTATTTCATCAAACAAATGAACCTGTATCAGATTTTAACTACCAATTAAAAGAGGGAGATATATGGTTTAGTTCTGAAACTGGGTTACTTCGTAAATCTTATAGACATAATAGATGGGAAGATATTAGAGAACCTTATATTATAGATACTTTTAATGGTAGATATTTATTTATAGGAGAAAATATACCAATATCTTGGAGAAATGATGATATTTATATCAAACATTCTACTAAAGAAGTATACTTAAATGTAGGTGGAAATGCTCAATTAGTGTCTAATAATGTAGTAACTGTAGGAAGTAATAAGATATATTTTAGTGATAGTTACCCACAAGGTACATTCATAGATAAAGATTTATGGGTAGATACAGATAATAATTATACTATATACTTTTATTACAATAATAAATGGAACAGTAGTTTTAATAATATTAATCAGTATGTTCAAGATAGCATTAATCTATCTAAAAGTGTAGTAAAATATGCAAGTGATACTATAGCTAAGATAGAGAATATAGGGGGAGATAATAAAGTTACTCCTATAGAAAAACAAGCATTAAAAAAAGAACTTGAAATATTAAAAGCTAATCATACTGTATTAAAGAATAAAGCAGAGGTATTAGGTATAAATACTACTCAAATGGAAACATTTAAAAATGCTATCATAACATATTTAACTCCTTTATTTACTAATATGAGTGTAACATCTAATGTAGTATCAGATGATTTGAGAAAAGTATTTGTAGATTATTATGAGAAATATAATGATATTATGACTGAAATAGTTAAGAAGTCATCAGAAAAGGCAAAAGAGGAAGCTATAGCAGATGTAGAATCTAAAATAAATGCTATAAAAAGTTTAGTAGAACAACAAGCAGATGGACAAATAGAGTCTTGGTATCAACCTACTGACCCTGCTACCTCTTGGACAACATCTGAATTAAAAACTAAGCATAAAGGGGATTTATGGTATAATACTAATAATGAAACTATGCAAAGATATGATGGTTCTACTTGGCAATTAATTCAAAATACTACAGAAGATGAGGTTGCTAGAAATCTTGCTAGAAGTAAAAGTAAAATTTATACAACAACACCTACTATACCTTATAAGAGAGGAGATTTTTGGGTAAATAACTCAGAATTATATATTAGTACATCTGATAGGGATTCAGGTGCATATAACCCATCTGATTGGGTAAAAGCTACAAAATATACAGATGATACTAAGGCTAATGCAGTTGAAACTAGAGTATCACAAGGTAGAATAGTGTTAAATGGAAATACTACTGTAAATGGCGATTTTAGAGTTAGAGGACAAAATGTAGAAATAAATAGTAATACAGCTATTACAGGTATATTACAGATATATAGTGGTTTGGGTTTAATAGTATATAATGGAACATCAGATGCTACTTCAACAAATAAAGTAGTTATCTCACAAGGAAAAATTGAAGTATGGGAGAGAACATAATATGGGGTTATGGTATAGAACAAAAACATTTAAAAAAGTAGATATTATTAAAGTAAGGGTGGAAACACCCTTTAATATTAACACTCAAACTAGATATACTCATTGGGATGAACCTGAGTTGTTTGTTACTTATGCTCATTATAAGGGTAAACTTAGAATAACAGACTCTGTTCTAGGTATACAAGGAAGTTACCCTACTTACACTGTAAAAATAGGTAATACTCAATATGTAGACACTACATCAGAAGCCTATGTATTAATATTTGAAAAAGATACAGGATATTATAATTTTAATTTAGAGCCACCTAATTATACTAAAAATTGGCAAAAAATGTATACATTATATACATTTAGTAATTATACTTTAAATTCTAGTAATGATTTTACATTTATATTACCTAAAAATGCTAGTACAGTTCTAGTATTTCCTACATTTAAGTATTTAAATATACCCATAGGTTTAATGGGATATTACTTTCAAGTAACAAAAGTTAATAATAGGTCTTGGAAAGTTCAACCTTATATGAGATATTCTAATAAATGGGATACTTATACTTATACAAACCAAAATAATATATCTTTAACTTTAACTAATAGTAGTAATGTTTTAGTTAATAATTATTTTGGAGTTGCTTATGAAGAGGTACAAGATTTGAATGTTTCTTTAGACTTGGATGGTACTAAATATAATGATGTTATTAATAAAAATACATTTTTACCATCTGCTTTAGCTAATAAGTATGTAGGTGTAACTCCTAGAGAATATCAAATATATACAAATATGGTACAGAATCCTATATCAAGACTAACTATAACATATACTGGTGGTAGTGGTATTTCTAGTAGGAATACTGTAGTAAGAGTTTTAAGAGTAGGAGATTCTTATATTCCTTATACAGATTGTGAATTGGAGGTGTTAGTTTTATGGGTTGGGTAAAAGTATCTAAATGGAGCAAGTATAATATGTATCAACATAATTCTCAAGTAGAAAATTTAAGAATTACACCATCTCAATTTTCTAATGGAGTACCTTTTGAAAATCCTAAAGTCTTTTCTTCAACATCTAATATGGTATTTATAAGAGAGGGTATATTTGATAATAAAGTAATTAAAAATAATAATGATGATTTTGTTTTAACTAAACTTACAACAGATATGGGTTTTCATAGCCAAATGCTACCTATATTTTATTTAACTTATAATGCTAGGGGAGGTAATGCAAATTATACTGTAAATCTTAATATAGATGCTAGTCAACAAATATATATGTTAAAATTCTATTTTACTCAGAGTATGAGTGCATTTCATACTCATATTTCAAGTGCAAATAATAAACCTCCTATAGAATTAGGTATGAAAGTAAAAGGAAATGGAAATACTTATGTAAATCTTGCAAGTAGGGGTCAATGGGATAGTTTTAATGCCGTTCCTTTTTATGCAGGTAGATTCGCTCAATATGGTTCAGAATTAGTTACAGAAGTCAGACATAAGATATGGGAGTATAAAAATTTGAATGGACTTCCTACACAAACTCTAACGATAGAAGCCTATCCTGTAAGTTTACCTGATAATTTTAGTATCGTAGACCAATTCTTTTCTTATATAAGTTGTAGAATAGACATATATACAAAAGGAAATCATTTATTACCTAGTTCTAATCAAATATTTATATATGAAGATAAATAAAGAGATATTATCTCTTTATTTTTTTTTATTTAGTATTGACATATTTTTATTCTTATGCTATAATTGTTTTATACAAATTAAAGGAGATGATATTATGAAACTATTAAATAGAAATAATTTAGAAATAAGAAAAGCATACTTTTTACAAGCATTTAATAGAGAAACAGAAGAAATGGCTATCATTAGTTTTGGTGGGTGTAATTTTCATTGCCCATATTGTAAGAGAGATTGTCAGTATATTGATAATGAGGGTAATGTAATAAAAACTAGAACAGTAAGTATGAAAGAATTAAAAGAATTGATAGACAAAGAAGCAATCAAAGGTAGAAGAGTTAGATTAAGTGGTGGCGACCCTAGTATATACCCTAAAGAAAGCCTAGAAATAGCAAAATATATGAAAGAAAACTACAATAGTAAAATAAGTATAGCACACAATGGAAGTAATTATAATTATGTAAAGTTAATAATAGAATATTTAGATTATATAGCTATGGATTTTAAAGCATTTTATAAAGACAATTTAGATAAGATAACAGGAGTTAAAAATCCTAAAATGCACCAAAAAGAAATTTTACAATTATGTCAAGACAACAATGTTATAGTAGATGTTAGAACACCAATATTTGCAGATACAACAATAGAAGAATTAAGAGAAATAGCAAAAGAATTAAAGCACTATAATAATGTATTTTGGACATTAAGGAAATATAATGAAGTTAAAGGTTGTGATTTTAAAGTTCCAACAATGGAGTATGTAACAGAATTAGCAGAACAATTAAGTAAAGAATTTAATATAAAAATAGGTACTAGAAATTATTGGAAAGGAGGATTTGAAATATTTTAAAATAATACTTGACATTAAATTAACTGTATGATATAATTATGTATATAAAATAAAAAAGGAGATGATAGACAAATGTCAAAAAGAAGAGATAGAAAAATATTAAAATGGGTAATGAGTAGATTAGATGACTTAGGCATAATTACAATATATAAAGGTATGAATAGTGGACAATTACTTAAAAACAAACAAAATATCATAGATGCTATAAACAATTTCTACATAGATGTAAACTCATATAGTGATACTCATATAAGAATAGACAAAGATTTGAATGATTTACTGAACAGATTATAAATATTTTCTTGACAAACAATAGTATAATATGATATAATAAATTATAACAATCAAAGGAGAGTGATAATATGATAATAATAACAAGTATGTTAATAGGTTATGTAGCCGTAGCAGTAGTATTTATAAACAAGATGTGAGGTGGAATATGAACAATAAATTAATTAATTTACAAAACAGATATAAGAATAAAATCTCTAAAGAATCTTTGGAATATATTATAAGACAAGCAATTCTAAAACAACCAATAAGATTAAAATATAGAGAAGTAGAATGTATAGGTTTATTAGTGGAATTAGGGTATAGACAAACACATTACACAATATGGGAAAATAAATAAATAAAAAAAGGAGAAGTGATAAGAATGACAATAGCAATATTAAACACACCAATATTAACAGGAGAAGGAACTTATAAACTAAGTAGTATTACACTAGAACAAGCACAAAAATTAGTAAATGAAAATGATTTTGATAGTTACATAGGACATCAAGCTACATCAGAAATTCTATCAATAATTTTAGGAACAGAAGTACCAATGAACAGACAACAATTTAAACAAGAAATAGGACAAAAAGCATTAATATTTAAGTTAAACAGTAGATTATTGGAAGGACAAGTATTAACAACAATACAAGAAATAGAATCTATAGGCTATACATTTCAATTATTAGAAAGAAAGCAATAACTAGAATAACTAGGGGGTACAAGTAGCTAACACTACTTCCTACCCTCTCTTTTTTAATTTCCTAATAAACACAACAAAATCTAACAACACTCTCACAAGCCATATAAATCGTTTTAAAGGGTATAGGTATATAATAACACCTCTCATAAAATAAAACTCGTTAAAAAGGCTCTCATAAGGTCAAAATAAAATGAGTAAATACAAGGAAAGTTGTATATGTTCTTACTATATGATAAAAATAAGCACAAAAAGAACAAATAATACTTGACATAATAGTAAGAATATGATAGAATAAGATATAAATTAATATAGGAGAGTGATAGAATGGAATACAAGTATTTTACTAGAGAATATGAAACAATAGCAGATATAAAACATCACTTTAGAGAGTTATCTAAGAGATACCACCCTGATTTAGGAGGTACAGAAGAACAATTTAAAGAAATGTATAAAGAGTATGAATATCTAATAGAACACTTTATAGAAAAGCAATATAAAGATGTTAGAATGTCTGAAATGGTAAAGGCACTAATAAATGAATTAATGTATTATGATGATATGGAATTAGAAGTAGTTGGAGATTGACTATGGGTAGATACAAGTAGAACATATGATACACTATTAAAAGGTTTAGGTTTCTTTTGGAGTAGCAAACATAGTAAATACTATTACAGTGGGGATACAGTTAAAGTTACTAGATGTAGTAGCTATTCTATGCAAGATATGAGAAATATGATGGGTAATAAAAAGATAGGTAAGAAAGATAAAGAAGAGAGATTATTAATAGGGTAGGAGGTATAATATGATAATTACAACATTAGCAAGTTATAAATATGATAAGAAAGGTTCTGAAATAAGAATGACTATATTCGCTTGGAATAAGAAAGACATAATAGCTAGAGTTCTTTGGCAAGATACAAATAACACCCAAGAGTTAGGAGAGGGTATATTAACTTTTAATTGTTATAATGGAAATAAGTATAACCTACATAGAGATAGAGTAGAGAGAATTAAAGATAAAGTGAGATTGAATATAGATTGTATATTACAACATATAAGAGAAGAGGAAGCATTTAGTTGTACCTTTCAAGATGATGTGTTATAGGTGTTATATGAAAGAGAGAATAAAAGTAGATTTTTATGAGAGAGAAGATAACTTATATGAGTGGACTTTAGAGATTTTAGATAATGAATATGATTATAGTAAACTTGGGTATAAGATATTCCATATAAGTGGTTATGATTATATATTAGTAGCCTTAGATGATAATAATAGAAACAATACAAAAATATATTCTACTACAGATAGAATATATTACTACGATACATTGGAAATAAAAGAGATTGTAGAAGAAATAAACAGAGGATACTATTATATAGATATCTCTGATAAAGTAAGTATAGCAATAGATTATGATAGAGATTTAGACATAGATAGAACTAGAAAGAGATTAAATAATTACTTTGATAACTATAAGGAAGCACAAGATAAATATGATAAAATAATGAATATACTAGGAGTAGACAATGAAAACAGTAGATGAGATAAGAGAAGAGTTAGACAGACTAGTAGATTATCTTATTGAAGATGTAATAGAATTAAAGAATATTACTAAAGAATCAAATAGAGAAATAGTATTCAGAAGAATTGAAAATATGTATAATAAAATACAAACATTAAGATGGGTACTTGATTAAAAAATTATGAGATATGTTAAAATTTTCCTTGACATATCTCTTTTTATATGATATAATGATTATGTAATCAAGTAAGAGAGTAGGAGCGAAATCTCAAAGATTACTAGAACATTGGTAAATGAATAGCAGACTTACTTTGTAGACAATTAGGAGCTACCATAGATATAGGAGTAAGAATATGATAGAGTTATTATGCAGATAATATCTATGAAAGGTAACCTATACTTAGTGGAATCAGAAAGTATCAATAGGACAAAGGAGAAATCTAGGAGGAGTTGAGATATTAGTAAGAAAGTAGCTAAGATATGATAGAGAAATGTTCAGAAATAGGACAAAATGATAGGAAATAATACAGAATGAGTGAAAAATGGACAAAATATAGGAAAATAGGACAGTAGGGGAGGGTATGATAGAGGTAAATATAGGGGAGGATATATAATGTGTGTATATAATAAGGGGTTCGGCAGGTCGAGGCGAGAACACACCCTCCAAAATTCATTATCTCTATTAAGGTTATTATCCCCTCGCTAATATTCATTAATTGAATCTACCTATTTATGCTCACTCTATTACATTTATCTTTGGTATCTCTATCTTATGTAACTATATCACATTTACTACCCTAAATATTTGTTTGTGTTTTACAAACATTTATAAATCTAATTTGTATTAACCAAACACTTACAATATTTGAATTTCGTTACACTCAATTATATTAAAAATAAATAGTTGACATTTTAAACTATCAGTAAATTCTATTGTAGGTTACTTTCCACAAGCCGTTAGGCGAAGTGTTCGTAGTTAAGGTGGCGAAACACCTTATGTTGAGAGAGTGAATTTTTGGAACAAAAAGAGAGAGTGGTAACATTAGCACTCTCTATATAAAGATAAAGTTTTTAAAACAACATAAATATCCTAATAAAATTTGATAAAACTAATATTTACTCACTGGAAAATTTTTCCCAATGAGGAGAAAAAGGAGGACAAATGAAAACGAATGAAGAAATTTTAAAAGATAAGAAAAAAGCTATGGCAGTTATTATTAGAAAAGCAAAAGAATATCAACTTAAACAAGTTCTTGTAACATATACCTCAGAAGATGGAGAATATTTGGGAGAACAACTAATAAGTTTAGATTTATTACATAAAGCTACCAAAAAATTGAATTTAGCAAGACAAGTAGTAAAGCCTTTTAGTATTGTTTCAGAAGCAGTGTATAATCATTATATGCAACATTTCACACAAGCAGAAAAGGGTAATTTTTTAGACTTAATAGTAAGAGTAGATGCTTTTGGTAGAATTAAGTATGGAGATACTTGGTTACAATATTGTAGAACTCCAAAAGATTTTGAAAAAATATTAGGTACTTCTTATGATAGTTTAAGAAAATCATTTATTCCTAAATTGATTAAATATGACATAATAAGAACTGTTATAGTAAAGAAAAGTTATGGCGACCAAGAATATGTATCTTTTAATCCTGCTTTGGTAAGTGGTGGAGGTTATTGGGATAGACACTCTTTACTTGTTTGGTGGGATGTTTTAGAAGCACATAACTTAGTATCTTTAGAAGATTTGATGAGTGTTACTGGTTTTACTGATAAAGATTTTGAAGCAGAATACATAGATGATACTAAAATATTACATGATATAAAGGGTGGAAAGAAATAAATATATTTTAAATACTTCCATACTGTAACTACCCATAATATCTAACTTTTAAGTAGTCTACAACTAACCATTTCTAGCCTATTTCAGACACTTATTTTTATATTATATATCAAAGGAAAACAAAAAATTCTACGAGAATATAAAAATAACTTGACAAGGACTATACTTTATGATATAATAGACCTATAGAAAAATTTAATTAATGTACGAGGAGAGTGATATTATGAAAACAACAAAAATGATAGTAACACTAGGAGAACCAATACCTTATGATAAATTTTATGGTGTATTGGAAATGTTTAAAAAGGTAGATGTAGGTTATGTATCTATATATTATGGAGATGGAGAAGAAGACTATCATACTTATGCCTTAGATAGACTATTACAAGTAATCAAGGAATCACAAATAGGAGATAATAATAACTTCATTATTACTCATGAAGTACACCCTATAGATAGAAGTATAAAATATTTTGAATTTAAGGGGGTAACACTTGGATAAAGAAGATTGGGAAAATTTACTATTTCAACTAGATAACATATTCTTAGATGCACACACTTGGGAACATTCCATCTATGATATGTGTCCTTATATAATATTTGTAGATATAGAGCCTACTGGAGAATATAAAATAACATCTTATAACTCTAAATACTATTTAGAATTTGAAGGTAATTATGTAGAAGATGACTCAGATGAAGATTATTTTTTCCATATATTTAATCTAAAACTAAAGGAGGTAACACTTGACAACTAAAGAAGATTGGTTATCTTTAAAAGATATAGTAGAAAAGTTTATAATAGAATTATCTAATTGGGAAAAGAGTTTTGATTTTTGTTTTATTAATAAATATTATTTAAAACAGATAGATAAGTATAACTATGAGATTTACTCATTTATAAAATCAAAATATTATTTAAAAGTGAAGTTACACTTATATAATATGATAGATACAATAGAACTTATGGAAAAGGAGGATTAAAATGCAACTTAATACTAAAATTTCTATTACATTAAATAAGCATACTTATGACTTTACTCTTGACCTTATGAAGTATAATCACATATTAGACATATTACAATTTAAAGATATATTGGGAGATGAGGTATACTTACATAATATATCTAATACTACTATACAATCTTTTCTAGCTACATTAGAAGTATTATACAATAATAAACTTCAAATAGGCTTATGTACAGAGTATCAAAAATACTTTGGAAACAAAAAGTTAGAATTAGATTTTATGAGTTTATATGAAATAGGTGACTCCATATATCTTGAGAGTGTAGCTTTCTTAGAGAATAAAATATATGTTCTAGTTAGAACTACTATATTAGAATTAGATGTAACAGAATTAAAAAAAGATACAAATTTTATAGAATTAATTAAAGAAAAATATTATAAATTAGGAGAGTGATAAATATGATAGAAACAACAATATTCTTAAACTTTAACAGAGGTAGATTAAGAATACCTAAACAACACTGTATATTACACACAAAAGGAGAGGAACTAAAGTCTTTAAAGATATATAAGGAATATTTAGTAACTGACCACCAAACTAAGAATACTAACTTAAAGAAAAGTGAGATAATCTTAGGAACATTACAGTCTGTAGATGTAGTAATATATGATGACAAACATCATACATCTATATCTGCTACTTATAAGCCTAAAACACTGCTTATAAACAAGCAAAATGTATTACAAGTAGTAGATGATAAACCTACATTAGCCTATTATACATTTAAAGACTTTGCATTTGAGGTATTAGATTTTAATAAGCAACCATTAATATTAGTTAAGAATATGAAATCTTTTGAACCTTACAAAGACAAAATAAATATACCATTCAAAGAATTAAAAAAGTCAAGTAAAGGTAGAGTATGAAAGAAGTACAAGGTTTAGATTTAAACTTTATACTAACAAGTAGTAAACACTTTAGGAGAAGAAAATATAGAGCCTTATATTATGCTCCTATATATAAAGTTTATCATGAACCTATTAAAGACACCTATCACTTTTTACTTATGAATGGAAAATTACTTGTAGTATCTAAATCTCGTTTACTTATAACTTTTTATACATTAAATGAGAAAAAAATAAATGCAAGATATGTCTTAACAGAAGATGAGAGAAAATCAGAAAGATATATAGAATTAATAAATAATATTAATAAATTATATGATAAATCTAAGAGAAAAAAGTAATATATAATATGAGAGTGTCCACTTTTGTGGGTACTCTTTTGTTATCTAAGGAGGAAAATATGTATGAAATAGCATTATATACTTATGAACAACCAATAGAAAAAGAAAATCAATTAATAATAGGGAAAAGAAAGCTAGTACCTAATATAGACTGTTATTTAACCTTATGGCAAACTAAGGAATATGATAGAGATGAGCTAGATAATGACCCTAATATTATTAGATATTTAATATTAAATAAAGGAGAAGCAAATGCAAATAGTTAAAAGAAATGGAGAAAAGCAAGAGTTTAAAGTAGAAAAGATTGAAAGAGTAATATCTAAAGCATTAAATGAAACGAAAGAGAATGGAAATGCTAAAGAATTATCTGAAATCGTTTTTAAAGCGATTAGAGAGGGTATGACAGTGGAGCAGATACAAGACCTAGTATTTGATACCTTAGTCAAAAATAACCTTATAATCACTGCAAGAGAATTTGAGAGATATAGAACTAGGAGAACTGTATTAAGAGAACAGAAGTTAGATAAAGAAATTGAAAGATTCTTAGATTATGGAGATGATGAGAACTCTAATAAGAAAACTGATGTAGCTAATGTTAAAAGAGATTTAATAGCAGGAGAATATTTTAGGAAAAGAAGAGAGAAAATGTTGCCTAAAGACTTGTTAGAGGCTCATAGAAAGAAAACTATTTATCAACATGATTTTTCAGAATGGGAGAAACTTACAAACTGTAGCTTAATCAATTTAGAAGATATGTTAATGAATGGAACACATATAACTAATGCAGACATAAATCAACCTAATAGTGTTCAAACTGCTTTTAATATAGCTAGTCAAATAGCTTTATCTGTAGCTAATCAGGAGTATGGAGGCATAGGGTTTAGTAATATCAATGAAATCTTATCTTTCTTTGCAAAAAAGAATTTTAGAAAGAATTTTATAGATGTATATAGATTACTGCACAATATATCTACTGCTAGTTTAGATGAAACTATGTTTAACCTTGAAAACTTATACGGAGATATAGATAGTGGAAATGCAAGACTTGAGAAGATGTATGAAAGAGAGTTTACTGAAGCTAAAAATAAAACAAGAAAAGATATTTATGATGCTTGTCAAATATTTGAATATCAGGTGAATAGTTTATCTGCGAGTTCGCAAACTCCTTTCATTTCCTTAACTTTTAATATACCTACCTCTTGGGAGAGTGAAGAATTAATTTTACAATATTTAAAAGTTAGACAAAGGGGTTTAGGTAAAGAATATGGACAAATTCAAACAATCTTTCCAAAATTAAGTTATATCATAGTAGATGGTTATAATTTAAAAGATACAGACCCCTATTTTTATATAACTAAAGAAGTGGCAAAGACACAAACTAAATGTATATACCCTGATGCACTTTTTTATAGTAAAGAAGATTATGATAAAGGTGTATATTATGGAAGAATGGGTTAGAAACACATAAAACTATAGCTCATTTAAAACCTTGTGAACCTAGAAATCTAGGGTGTGAGAGTAACTTTTGGTTAAGTAGGAAATGACTTATTAATACTCTTGCTAATAGGGGAGGTCTTATACTTATAACTCTACAAGTATAAGAATAATCGCTATGCTAAAATTTGAGAAATCAAATAAATGTAAACAGACTACCGAACAGATAGCTAATTTAGGAATTAGTGAGTAACTAAGTAGGGTACTTATTAAGTGAAATTCTTAATAAGGAAGTGCAAGGCAACTATAACCTTATTTATAGTTGAAGATATAGTCGGCTACCTATTAAATTAGGTTGTGTGTAGAAGTAGAGTAAATCACGAATTTAGAGATAAAGATGGAAAACCAATGCACTACTCAAGATTTAATTTTGGAGTGCAAACACTTTCAATACCTAATCTATTGTGGAGTTGTATAAGAGAAACTCCAAATTGGAATGAATTATCTTATCAAGAAAGAATAGATAAAGTAAAAGATAAAATAAAAAGTTATACTCCATTAATGCAAAAATCTATGGAATGGAGATATAGTCAAGTAAAGAAATTAAAACCTAAAAATGTACCTATACTATTTATGGCAGGTGGAATTGCTAGATTAAAAGCAGAAGATAGCATAGAGCCTTTCCTTAAATCGACTCAATCATCTATCAGTTATGGATATATTGGAATTGGAGATGTACTAGAAGTATGTACAGATAGACAACATAGCATAAATGATGAGGTAGGATTAGATTTAGGTTTACAATTAATAAAAACTATAAGCGAAGAAGCAAATAAAATAAAAGAAAATACAGGACTACCTGTGTCTGTGTACGGAACACCTAAAACTGTGGGTGGCTACAAGGTAACTTGTAGAAAAATAAACCTTATCTACTAATTGATTATTAGGGTCTAATAAGGCTATCGGTCAAAGCTATTAATATGCTGGTAAGAGAACCTAAAACCTGTAATAAGGTCAGAGGTAATACCGAGTGGGGTTATAGTATATAACCTTATGTAGAGGCTATTCGTGATGAGTGTAACGAAGTACGATTGATTTAATCACATTCGGAAATGATAAGGCTACCTAGTAATATAGGTAGAAGATATAGTGCAATCTCTAGGGAAACTTAGAGTTGAACTTGGCAGAAAGTTCAATATATACATATTTTGTAACAGATGTAGAAAACTATGGAGATATAATACCTCAATGGTTAAAAGATAGAGGATATTATACTAATAGTTTTCACTACCCATCAGAACAATCTATAGATGCTTTTGATAAAATAAAAGCAGAATCTAATTTCCATAAATATTCTAATGGAGGAAATATTACTTATGTAGAAAACTCAGGTAAATTAGAAAATTGGCAAGTAGCAATAGAGTTAATGAGATGGGCTTATGAATGTGGTATAGAATATTTTGGAGTAAATACAGTTAGCAATAAGTGTTTTGAATGTGGTTATGTAGGAGATATCCCTTATGATAATGAAAAGAATACTTATGTGTGTCCTAATTGTAATAACTCAAACCCTCTAAAATTGGATATTACACTTAGATGTTGTGGCTACTTGGCTAAGTACAATATAACAAAAGCAGTTAGAGGTAGAATTAAAGAAATGGATAAGAGGGTTAAACACATAAAACCTCTTAAATAAATTTTTATCTTGACAAACCATAAAATTAATGCTATAATATTAATATAAAATAAATGACCTTATGAGATGCTTTTAAAAGAGTTTAATCTAGTATAGATATATAATTAGTCCTAAAAAGATTTAAAATCGTTTTAAAGGCTATCTCAGAGTGTCATAATTAAAATTATAGGAGATGAGTTTATGGTAAAGATTAAAAGTAACAGTGAAACAAATAAGAACATTTTTGGAGAAATTGTTAATGCAGATGTTAGAATTAATTATTATGATAATGTAAATTTTCATTTTTGGTTTACAAAAGAGAAAAAAGATTATTATAATATTGTGAGTCAAATAGTAAATGAAGAAGTAGTAAATATGTCAGATACTTGTGGTAAAAATACTTGTAAGGTATTACAAAAGATGTTTCATAGTAATTTAGTTCCAATTCATTGGCAATACTTTAAAGATGAGAGATTTAGTATGTATTTCTTTACTGAAAACACTAAGGTATTACCTTATATGGCTCTTGCAGAAATTAGAATTTCAGATTTTGATGATACAGTAGAGTTAGTAGTAACCTCAGGAGTTAAAAAATATACCCTTAAAACTACTATTAATCAAATAATGAAATGTTCTAAGATAGAAAAACATACAATAGTAAAATTAAGAGAAAAGGGGTTGGTATAATGAGTATCAGTAAATCTTTAACTCTATCATATGATGTTTTAGGTAGACATTTTGATTTTAGAGTACATAGTAAAAGTAGAAAAAATCATAAAAATTTATTTGAAGTTTTAAATAGTTTTGATTATAGCAAATGCAACCCCCTTTACTTTAAAAATACTCTTGAAGTTTTGGAAATGCTTTTTAGAGATGGAGAGTATTTGTATGTTTCTAATATTTATGTTAGTTCAGATGACAGTTTAAATATAGAATTTAAAAATGTTATGAAAACTACAGATTTATATAATGTATTAGATATTACAGGATTAAGTATTAGTGTAACTGATAAAATAACCATAACTTATTGGTTAGAAACAACAGATAAGTGGGCTAAACATAATTCATATGAAATTAGTTTAGAAGATTTAACAAAGTATTTTACTGTTACTACAAGTATTTATGGATATTTTAATAAAAAATTATAGGAGGTATTAATGAAAATTTTTATTTTAGTTATGGTGTTTTTATTAGCACTTATGTTAGCAGGTAGAGTTATTCTAAGTAAGAGAGATAAGAAAAAGGAGAAGTCAAAACCCTCAAAGAGTAGAGAAGAATTAGCAAAAGAAGAATTTGAGGATAGAATACTTACCCTAGCCAATAATAAATACAAAAAGCAGAATATGGCTACTATATTTTGGTATAAAGAAAATGTAGATAAATTTATAATGTATGTTGTCAGAGAGTATAACTTATCTAAGAATAATATAGTAGTAGAAGAATTAGATAAGTTTACAAAGGTAGGTGTATTTTGGGAATTATAATTACATTCTTAGTTTTTGTAGTTGTTATAGGAATATGGATATTAAATATCATAACCCCTATAACCCTAGTCTTATGGTTTTTAACTCTATTAAATATAATTAACATTAATAGAATAGGAACAATATTATTAATAGAATTAGGTTTATGGTTTATATTCTTTATATTGATATTGTATGCAGATGTCAAGGGGACATTACCTAATAAAAGATAACCCCTTTTACCTAAAAGAGTTGAGGGGGCTTTACCCCTTTACCCTATTACCCTTTACCCCTATTCCCAAATTCAGATTTTCAAAATTTGAAATTTCAAAAAATGAGAATTGAAGTATATGGTATTATAAATTAAATAAAATAAATAATAGTGTGAGTATATTCACACTATTTTGTTATAATTTGTGAGAGCAATCACATTATTAAGAAAATAATATAAAGGATATGATAAAATGAGAATTGCTAGTATTGTAGATAATGATGGTATTAATAGTCTAACAGGATTCACTTTAAGTATATTTACTCAGAGTTGCCCTCATAGATGTCTACACTGTTTTAGTCCACAAACTTGGAGTGAAAATGGTGGAGAAGATTATTCTTTAGAGCAAATAAAAGATTTAATTTTAACAAGTAAATGTCATAATGTAAGTTTTATTGGAGGCGACCCACTTGCACCCTTAAATCGTTTAGAAGTTATAGAGTGTATAGAGTGGATAAAACAAAATACCAATAAAACTTTGTATGTATGGACAGGCTATTCAAAAGAAGAAGTTGAACAATGGTTAGATATATCTATGATAGATTTTTTAATTACAGATAAATTTGAGATAGAAAATAAGAACTTAAAGATACTATTAAGAGGTAGTACCAATCAAAGAATATTTTGTAATGGTATACAAAAGACAGATAAAGAAATACTAGAAATGTTAGATGATTAACAATAAATTAAAAGACACCTAATTAAAGGTGTCTTTTCTGTTTTCATCTATTTATTTTAGGGAGGTAAATAAAATGAAAATATTTGTAGACTTAGTTAAAAATAACTTTGGGAGTGATAAAACCTAAGTCTACTTTATGGATATATTATATAATAAACTCTACTGCAATAGAGTTATTAACTAGGGAGGTGCTAGGGGAATCTTAGGGAGTGAACCCCTAGCAAATGTAAAAATGAAAATCCAAAAAGTTAGGTTATTAAACATTCATTATAATGTTTAATAAAGATTAAATTAAATAAGATATTTTTATTTATTCTTAGGAAAGCAAGGAAACATCTCGACCTTAGAGAAATGCCTCGACCACCTCGACCTCTGAGCCTCGACCTCGCCACCTTTTTTTAAGGCTACACGAGGAGGGAGAGAGCGAGGGATTTTTCCCAAAAATTTTCGTTCGCATTTAGGACAGTCTGTTCGATTTTTGAACTGTTTACTTTTAGAACATAGTGTTTGATTTCAGAACAGTTCATTTTCAGTACATTTTGTTCACTTTCTGAACAGTTTAGTTTATGTACAGAATGTTCATTTTTAGAACATCTTTGATTTTAGAACAGATTGTTTGATTTTTGAAATTGAATGATTTTGATTTTTTAATTTCTAAAATCTTAAATGCTTGATATTTTATAGCAGTTATTCAAGCAACTAACTTGCTATAATCTATCTTATTTAATTGCTAATGTTCTTGTTAAATAGGTTGCTATCTATCTAACTAAAAACATTATAACATACTTATTAAAAAATTGCAAGTATTTTTTTATAAATTTTTAAAATATTTTTAAAATGTAGGTAAATTGTGGAGTTGGAGCAGATAAAATTGAAATGCTATACTATTATATATTATATATGATTTTAGGTTAATGCTAGAACACTAGAAAATATGTTAGGTTGAATAATATTTTAAAAATATTTTAGACATTTTAAAATTTTTTATTGACATAATCAATTTTTGATGCTATAATAAGGTATCAAAAGAAATAAAGGGAGTGAATGAATATGCAATTAACAAATACACAAAAGGAATACATCATAAATAATTGTAATAATTTAGAAGATATAGAAGATTATTTAGATGGTATAGAAGAATATAATAATAATTTATTAGATTAATAATAAAAGGGAGTGTTAAAAATGAAAAAGATTGAAAAGGTATGTTATAATACAATTAGAGAGCTAGGAAGAGAAATAGTTTATAACTTTAATTTTGGAGAACAATTAACAGATAATCAAAAAAATTATATTATAAATAATTGTAATAATTGGCAAGATATAGAAGAATACTTTTATAATGATGTTATCCCTTATGACTTAGGGGTAAAGGAATATGAAGAAGACATCATTTATAATCATTATTATGATGTAATTAGTGCTTGTGAAAAAGAAAATGTCAAGGTTGGAGATTATGCAAAAGATAAAATATTAGAAATAATTAAAGAAGAATTACAATTTACATATAACATCAGAAATTTAGTTAGACAAAGTGGGCTAGATTTTGATGAAGTTGAATAGAAAATAAATAAATACCATCTTTAGAAAAAAATACTTGACATAATTTTCTAAAGATGGTATAATAGATATATAAATTAAAAAAGGGAGTGGATAAAATGGAAGTTAGAGAAATGAAAGCATTTAAAACTTATGAACTTAACAAATGTAATAAAACATTAAAAGAGGTTAGTGCAGATTTTATACAAAAATTTATATCTAAATTTAATGATTATGAATTGTTAAGTGAATTATATAAAAAAGAATTTAGTATATTATGCTTTAATAACGGCTTGACTATAGTTATAAGAGAAAATAAAGACTGTTTTAAAATAGACTTTTCAAGAGTTTATTTTAAATAAAAAAATAATGCTTGACATCTTAAAATAAAAATGATATAATAAATTATATTAAAAAAATAGGGAGTGATAAATTATGAAATTAACAAAAAAAGATTTTTATGAAAGAATTAACGGGAAAAAGGTTGTAATAGATAACTTGGAATATATAGAAAAATTAAAAATTGACAAGGATAAAAAGAATTTATTATTAATATATAGAGAAGGTATATTTAAAGACTGGAAAAATAGGGGTTACAAAGTATTTTATAAAGTAAATAAAGAAAATATTACAGTTTGTGCATATAGAAATAATAATAAAAAGGGTGCTTTAGATGTTGCTAATGCTAATAATTTCTATGCTAGATTAATTAGACTACATTCAAAAAACTTAAAAACAATAGTAAATACTAAAAATATCATTATAAATAATGTTTATTTTAATAAAACAGATATAGAAGTTTTAACAGAAAATACATTCAAGACTTGTAACAGTGAATGTATTTATAGAATACTAGATTAA